AAGAGGAAGTTGGACTCAAAGAGCAGATGGTAAGATTGATGTAAAAGGTTTTGTAAAGCTTAAGAAGAGTCTTCTTGTAGAGAGAGTATTAGGTAAAGAAATTTTCTTTGGTAACGTGGGTGGAAGGTTTGATTGTCGCAATAGCAACCTAACTTCCTTAAAAGGCTGTCCAGAATTTGTAGGCGGGTATTTTAGTTGTTCTGAAAACAACCTCACCTCTCTCGAAGGAGCACCTAAAAAAGTAGGCGGGTATTTTAGTTGTTCTAGAAACAACATCACCTCTCTCGAAGGAGCACCAGAATATGTAGGCAAGGATTTTGTTTGTTTCAACAACAACATCACCTCCCTGAAAGGAGCACCTAAAAAAGTAGTCGGGTATTTTAATTGTTCTGGAAACAACCTCACCTCTCTCGAAGGAGCACCTAAAGAAGTAGGTAGGGACTTTGGTTGCGCGTTTAACAACCTCACCTCTCTCGAAGGAGCACCAGAATATGTAGGCAAGGATTTTGTTTGTTTCAACAACAACATCACCTCCCTGAAAGGAGCACCTAAAGAAGTAAAAGGGGGTTTTTGGTGCAGCGACAATAAACTCACCTCCCTGAAAGGAGCACCAGAATATGTAGGAGGGAAATTTGATTGCAGCGTGAACAACCTCACCTCTCTCGAAGGAGCACCAGAATATGTAGGTAAGGATTTTGTTTGTTTCAACAACAATCTCACCTCCCTAGAAGGAATTGGTGAAGTTGGAGGTAAGGTCATTCTAGAACCTGATTGGGTAAACACTTGGGCGAAGTCATTGAAGTCAATATCCTAAATTATTTTGAAGTTAAAAGTAAGATACGCTCAGATTTAGAATAAGAGTAATCATATACTAACAAATAATAAACATTCTAAAAACCTCTTAGATTTAAATCAATCTAAGAGGCTTTACTTGTTAAATGTCTTTGTTCTTGAGTATTAAGATAGAAAGGTCTTTAAACTCCCCGCATAACGTAACTAAGTTTGAGAAAGTAGGAAGGTGCGTTAACCTTAGAATAATTTAAAAGTTTAAGAATTAGAAATTAGAGTTGAGACAGTCTGGAGATACCTCTATAAGAATTTCATGTTTTGAAGGAGATATCTCTAAACCATAAATAAATTTATAGATATTTTTAGTTTTTTGCAACAAATTCATATAAGAATATAAGGGATCTTCAATTTTCAAAAGTTCTTTTTCAGCTCTCTTTGAAATTCCTGCAGAAGAGTCGATGTCCAGCCTAATAGTTCTGGCATTTTCTATACCATAATCAGATATAAAAAGACCATGTCGCGTAAGATTTTTTATTACTTCTTTTAAGAAACTAGTAAAAATTTCCAAAGCCTTAGAGTCCTCCACAATTAAGTCTTGCACCATCTGCTCTACGGCTATTTCTTTATTAGCACGAATAGTAAAGCGTTGAGCTTTCAAACCCGATAAATTAGAAAACTCTCTTTTAATCTTTAGTTGAAGTTTCGGTGATAATTGACTTGCTTTTATTTTCATAGCCTTATTATTAGGAGTTTATATAGTTCGAACACAAGTTATTCAGAATCCTTATTTAATTTAATATCTAACGAGATGAAATCTTCTGTAGACGAGATCTCAGGAATTACCTCGAAAACTTCTTTAGCACGATTCATAACATAAATAATATCATTTACGTCTGCCGGCTGTGTAAATTTAAGAATAAAGTGCCCAGAAATATCACCCTTATCTATATGAGAAAAAGAGGTCATTTTTTCTTTTTCAAATTTTGTAGATAAAGCAATCTCTACCTCATCGAGACCGTTTAATGTTTTTTCTTCTATAGCTTGTTCGGTTTTCTCCATCTCTTTATCTTGTATATCCTTAACAATTTCAGAAGCGTCTTCAATATCTTCTGCGGTAGAAGCTGTAGTTTTTAAAACGTTTTGTTTGATTGCTCTTTCAATTACTTTAGTTGCAGCAGAACCCTCTTGAGAGTTAAACCAGAAATTAATATAAGCTTGAAAGGCATCTTTAGAAGTATTACCTTTTAAATCTTTTTCAAACTGTTCTTTGATTTGATATGGAGTGGCAACCGCAATTAAACATTGGGCGTTGACTTCAGTAGCTTTTCGTTGTTGTCTAGAGACGATTGAAACGTTGTCGCCGCTTCTCTCAACAACACCAGATTCAACACGATGATTAGCAGGGTTATAAAAGTAGGCGTAATCAAACTTATCGGAATCCAGAGCTTGTAAAGGATTTGCGCTAGCACGAACTTCAGAAACATCTAGTCGTTGTTTCATAAGTTCTTCTAAATCATCAGCAATATTTTGAACTAATTGTATAGCGCCCGATTTGGTAATAACTTTTTGCCAAATTTTATTTGTATTTTGATCTACGAAGATGTTTTTTGCAACTGCTTGTAGATTATTTTTTTGCAACTCTTTTTTGAAAGATGCTGTTGATGTTGGAAGGATCTTCTTTCTTGCTTGCACAATACACGTTTTATAGTCTCCCGGTATTGCTTTATAGTCTACAATGGAGTTAGCAACAACCGTGACAGCATCCCCTAACATTCTTTCAATAACAGGTTTAAAAGCTTCTTCGGTTAAGTTTTCTTTGTCGCTGACTTCCCCAGAATAATAGTAGGAGACTAGAATTTTATAAGTGTCTTTATCAATAGCGATGAAGCGCTTAAGGTTTGTCGAAATAACTTCGTTATGATTGTTTTTCATGTTGTTAAAAATCGTTTACATTGATACGAGTAAAAATTAAGTAGCTTTTAAAAATCCTATAAGTTATACTTAGATTATTTAGACTCGATAAATTTATACATAAAATTAGAGTAGTATCTCTAGATGCTTCTTTCTGTATAAATTGAATCTATTTTTATAACCTCTTAAACCGTTAAACTTTAATAAAATGACTACTAATAACTCTCTAAGTATTCTGTTTCTCAGTGCTGAAGCTTCCTCGTTAGACAATACACAAGCAGAGATACAGCAAATTACTTTATCTCTAGCTAAAGTAGAAGATAATAATATTAAACTTGAGAAACATATATCATTTTTTCTAGAGGATTATCAACTAAAGGATCTCTACATAAAGACTTATTTAGATTCTTCTCTTAAGTTTGTAACTCCTCTATGCTTCACGAATACAAGTGTGTATGAACGTTTAAGTAGGTTTTCAAAAGCGGATACTGTTAGCAGATTACAAAAAATGCTAGACAAGGTAAAAATCCTTGTAGGCTTTAACCTCCTCGATTATCACCTCCCTCTTTTAAAAAGGTTAGGTTTAGTCTTTACAGATCATTCGTTTATTGACTTATTAAAACATATAAATTATCCTACGCACATCAAAAATAAAAACTTCGAAGCGCTTTGTGCCAGTCACAATTTTTTACCTTATAACTCGGAGATTTCTAAAACACGAACAGAGGCTTTGAATGAAGGATTACATACTTTGGCAAACCTCTACGGCTTTGATTCTCTCTTGAAAGCAGCTACAGAAGAGAAAGTTACCCTCATCGCTCGTGTAGGTTTTGATCAAAACTGGATACTAAAAGATTTAGGTTTTGCTTTCAATAATACTACTAAAGCTTGGATGATTACTGCTAACGAGGAAGGTTATAATAAAATTGTTGCCACTTTAGGAACAGAGTGTTTAGAGGTTTATAATAAGCCTTGAAATTTTTATTTTTAATATAATTACTACTATTATTATAGTAATTATATTAAAAACTAAACAGAAACTAATATAATCTTATTAATTATTATTGTATACATATGACTAAATTTTGTTTTATAGGGGATCTTCATTTCGAAGCGTTAAATAAATATTTTGGAAAAGAGACAAATCCTGATAGGTTTATATTTGAACAGCTAGAGAAGGTAGTCAATTATTGCAGAAAGGTAGGGATTAAAAGTGTTTTTCAGTTAGGAGACGTTTTTGATCAACCTTACCCAGATCAACATGCTATTAAAGAGTTCTTAAGTTTCTTACATAAGAATCAAGATATAAATTTTTATATAATCGCAGGTAACCACGATTATTCAAATATTAAAACTACCAGCTTAGAAATCGGAACTTTTCTTGCTGACAAGGATTTACTCAAGAATGTTAAGATTTTCACCAAACCTTCTCATCTTATTATAGAAGGAATTTCTGTATTTTTTGCCCCTTACCCGGTATTTAAGAAATTTGATTTTCTAGTAGGAACTCCTTGCTTATGCTTGGGGCACTTTGAGGTTTCCGGAGCAAAACACGATAGCGGCCAGTTAATTAAAACCGGTGTCAATGGAGATTTATTATATCCAGAAGATTTCTGGGTATTAGGACATTTACATAGGCATCAGAATATACAACCAAAGATTTATTATACAGGCACAACCTTGCAGTATAATTTCGGAGAACCCTTACCTAAAGGTTTTACTGTTTCCGAAATCTCCGAAGTTACAAACCTAAATACTACTGAAACCTCTACCAAAAGTTTAGAAGTAAAACACCAGTATATAACTTTAGATACCCCCTATAGATTAGAAAATGTTTTTATCAACACGCAAGAAGAGTTTGATCAAATTCGCATCAATGATCCTCAATACTTTTATAAAATCTTTTTACAAGGTAGTGATTTAATTCTGCCGCAAAAATTCCTTAACGGCTCCGTTCATAACATTTACAAGATTATTAGAAATCGATCTACTACCGAAGAAAGAGATATGATTAATTCAAACAGTTTGAGTGAGACTTTCAATGATGATTGTGATAAGAGAAAATTATTTGAACCTCTAGGAGGTCTAGAAGACTACTTAAGTAAAGAGCTTTTTACCCCTGAGGAGATACAAAATACAATGCAGCAAATACAGCAACTATCTGTAGAATATAAACCTAGCAGGAATTAATATAACGAGAGAACTAAATATGCTATTACTATTATTATTACTTTTATGAGAGATTTTGTCGAAGAGCAACTAGATTTAGTCAGTGTAGATATCAAGGTTCTTAAGAAGAGTGATTATGCGTTAGTTCAATGTCCTTTTCATAAGGATGGACAGGAATCTAATCCAAGTTTGATGGTTAATTTAGGTAATCCAAAATACGATGTAGGTTTTTATTACTGTCTTAGTTGCGGTTCTCAAGGTTCTTGGAATAAACTTGCGCAAGAATTATCTTTGGAGGAGATAGTAAATAATTCCCCAAGACAAAGATTACTACCTAAAAAACTCCAAGTCAACTCTCTAAAGATCAAACCAGTGATTCTCGAAAAAGATATCTCTCCTTCTATCTCTTGGCCACAACAAGACTCCTGGAGGGGAATCAAAGGATCCTTACTCCAGCAAATTTATGCTCGGTTACGCGTAGATTTTCGATCTAAAGATAAACAAATTGTTTTGCCTGTATCAATTAATCGAAGAGTAGTTGGTTATATTTATGGCTATCTTCAAAAGAGAGATAAAGAGTTAGGATCTAGTTATATTAACAGCAAAGGTGCTTGGGTCAAAGATGCATTATTCCCTTTTGATTACGCCGTAAGTTTAGTAAAAAAAGACTCAACATTGCCTTTATATGTAGTTGAAGGTCCTAGAGATGCATTAAACTTACTACAGCACGGACTTCCGGCGGTAGCAATACTTGGATGCACGAACTGGTCAAAAAGTCTTCTACCTCTGTTATCAACGGTGAAAGCAAGCTCTTTTATTGTTTTAATGGATGGGGATGAAGCAGGAAAAACAGCTGCCATCAATATATACCACGACCTCCTGACAACTTTTCCCAAATCTAAAGTTCAAGTATACGACCTTCCAAATAACATGGATCCTGCAGATCTTGATTTAAAAGCCTCTCAACTATTACTACAAACATACAAACATAATTTAAACAACTCCTAAACGGTAAACAACTCCTAATTTTTCTACACAGACTAAGGTTTTCCTTAAGATTAATTATTGAATTGTTATGGATATACAAACGTTACCCGAAAACACTAATATACAACAAGACACAAAGTTTTTGACTAATCAGGCAGAAGTTATAAGATATCAAACGGTTTTAAATAAAATCGTGCAAGACATCGTCAGCGATAATATCTCAAACCCTTCTACCCAGAAATTTTTATCGCAGGTCGGATTACTCTCTTTATTAGCAGGATATGTTACTGAAAACGAACTTAATACAGTTCAAGCAGCATTGACAGCACTCTCTAATACATACGCTACAACTACTAGTCGCGGCTTAGCATACCTTGTGAAACCTATTACCATTACAAATAATGCAACCACTCCAAACTCTAAAATTGATTTTAGTAACGGTATTATGAACTTTCACGACGGTTCGGGTCAAGCTACTGCATCAGCTTTAACTAAGATTTTGCAATCAAGCGGCTCCTGGATAGCTGGAAATGATCAAAATGGTTTATTCAGTGGAGCTAGAGCTAATAATACTTGGTATTATTTATTTGCAATTTATAACTCATCAATAGGAGTAGTCGATTTTGGGTATGACACAAACGTTTCTGCGACCAACAGACCCGCGGGATACACAAAATATCAATTACTACAAGCGTGCAAAACTGATGCGAGTGGAAATATTATAACAGGAACGTATTTTAAAGATGGCTGGTTCTGGTATAACAGTAGACAAGTTGAGTTTGATTGGACTGGAGTGACAAGCACAAACTTAACATTAAGTTTTTACCCGCCAGGAATCAACGGTTTTGCTTATATGAATGCTGTTTCTAATATGAGCAGCTCAACAGGAGCGAGAAGAATAAGAATTGGTGCTTCTGCATTAAATCTTTCAATAGACACGGGTTTTACTTATGGCGATACATATGTTTCAAGCGGTTCTGGAGTTACCTCAGTTAATTCTTCTAATCAAATTTATATTATAACTAACGGGACAGGATCATCACAATTATATATAAATGGATTTAAACTTAATTTATAAATATTTTTATGAAAACCTTTAAACTTTATCGCTTCTACAGTAATAATGGCGATTACCTGAAAAGCGTCAAAAACAACCGAACTTTCTTTTCTGGAACTACTATTGGATCTCTTTGTGAAGTCAAAGACGGACAAGAACTTTCTCCTTTTTGTTATACTTTAGAAAGACCTTTGTTTTACAACGGAGAGACAAACAAAAGAGATGATTCTAACACTAAAGATATTAATGAAGCTTGTTGTATTAATGTTGGCACATACAATCTTAAATGGACTTATTCTCCTAGATTTAAGCGCAATTTATATCTAGTAGCAGGCACGATGGATAGATCAGGTATACGTATACACCCCGCTAATGATATTAACGATCTTCACGGCTGCATTGCTTTAGGTATGCAGATTAGAAAAGATACTAAGAGCTCTGATGGCTTTACCTACGATTTCATAATTACCGAGTCTAGAAACGCCTGTAAAAGATTTGAGACCTACTGTAATGGGGAGGAGATACAATTAATTATTGAAGACTTAACGCAGCTTGAAAACCTTAAGAAGATTAAGATTCTTTAAGTTAATAACCTCTAAACAGTAATTAATACTTGAAGAGGTTGGTTTAGGTAAGTCAAATTTTGTCCCGAAGATTGTAAAGAGTCTAAGGTTTTATCAACTAATATTCCTACAGTTATAGTTGCTGAAGCCTTCATATCCATGTAATAAGGCTCGTTGTTGAATAAAATCATTGCTACTACAGACTCTAATACATAATGTATAGGGGCAAGATTATAAAACAGTTCTTGTAAGACGTTTGAATCCAATAAACCTGTTTGATCCAAATAATAAGTAAGACGGTAATGACTTGTAGGGTAAAAGATTCCTGCTGTTTGGTCTCCTGGATGTTCTAAAATAGTATTATTGTTTGTTAGGTCTTTTTCGACAAAAGCTACAAAATCTTGAGAACCATAGGATGTCCATAGTTGTTCTAAATGTAGACTAGCGCCACGAATGAAACCAATAAAATCTACTAAACTGAAATCTCCTTGTGTCTCATAGAACTGCGGTAGAAACTCTACTAACTTGACATAGTTATCTTGTGTCATGTATTTGCTTAAAAATTTATATCCAAGTAGGTTAGCGTTTCGAATTAATACCCAAAGATCTTGTTTTTGGTTCTCACTATACACTAAAGTTTGTCGCAGCTCTGAAAGAGCTTTGATATAAGGAATCACAGAGGTCTTCCAAATCTCTTCTGTTGCCTTCATGTAGTCTGTATAGAAGGGATTGTTTGCAAGATGCGTCGGTAACAAAGAGGTGAAGTCAACGTTACTGAAAGTAAATTCTGCAGAAGTAGTCATATGTATATTGTCCTATCTTTATAAGGTTTTGCATAACTAGTTAAGCTACTATATCACGAGTAGAGTAATAGCTCTCTACAGTTATGCTTGTAAAGTTTACGTATTCGTTTTTTTGAACTATAGTATCATTAGGGGAAGACAATGCAAAGTAATCAAGTAATGTCGGATCACCCACAGCATCTCTGATTCTTTTCTCAATATCACTTCTATATATGGAAAAACCTAAAGACCCTAAACGTAAAGTTTGTAGAGACTGTAATGCTGTTTGCACAGCTAGTTTTACCGAATTTGGATCTGCTTTACTTGTGCAATATAAAACCACATTAATAGTTCTATTTACCGCCGTTGGGTTTAACTGCAAGAACTCTAGATTATCTATTGTTTTAGTTTTCATAAAAGTCACAAAGTCCTGAAACTGCGAACTCGTAAATAAAGGGTTTGCCAAGATTACAGCCGTTACTACATTCATATAAGCTTTATCCGCCGGATAGGTTTCTGCTTGACCAAGCAAATTGCAATCTATCACTCCTGGGTAAGTTAGAGCAATCGCTTTATATTGAGGACGTGTTACTCCTCCCCCTCTAACATCTGCAGACCTTAAATACGCTCCATGCACTCTGTAAAACTCAGGATCTTTTGGATCCTCTCCTGAAGACGCCGCTCCTGTAGTTATTCCCGTAACTACCGGATTTGCTAAATAAGAGACAGTAGAACCAATTGGTAATGTCCCGTTGGTTGCTTTACCTATAGTGTTTACATAAATAAATTCTAATTGGCTGTTTGTAGTAGGAAGTTTACCGTAAAAGCCATCGCCAAATAATACCTCAACTTCTCCTGTCGGAAGAGAGTTCTCATAAAATACTTTACTACCGTTATCTCCAGCTTTAAATAGCCCTTCTGTCGTTTTTGTATACTCTTCTGTGTTATTCACTATACAATACAAATCTAAATCAGAAATTCCGAAAGCGTCTCCGGAAGTTCCTAAGTAAAAACGCTCATTGATAATGCCAGTAGTTGTTCTTGATTCTGAAGTTACAGTGCCTTGATATAAAGTTACACTAGCTGAGCTGTTTGGAGAAAGATTAATTGCTGCACGGTTAAAACAATTTACACCGTTAATGGTGAATTGTGAGTATTTTGCTATGGTTAGACTCTCTCCTGAAGTATTCGTTAAAGTGCATGGAATACTAGCTGGAATTTTTCTTTGTAAGTGTATGCCCCAGATAGTTCTTGCAATATTTAAAATGGATTTAGACGATCTGGCAGTATCAGGAGAGGTTTCTTGTAAAGCTGCCTCTATAGAAAGTAAATCTGTAACACCAACATAAGCTGCTAAACTAAGAAGAATGTCTCCAGTTCCTACAGCTAAGGCGTTGTTCCAAGTATCAGGAGCGTTCGCAATCAGGTATGTTCGAAGTTTCTCTTTATACGCTTCGAAGTCTGTATCTATATTACTCAGCGAAATAGTAGTAGTCATATTTAAATTTTTTAATTCCCAGATCTTATTTTATGTAGTAAGAAATAATTCTATATTACTATCATAAAATTATAAACTAGCATACAAACTTTAGAAGCTACAAGATCAATAGTGTTCGTTTTTGTGACACTCAACACACAAAGAGGTTAGGTTGCTCCTCTCGTTTTGCCCACCTTTACTTAAAGGAATGATATGATGACTGTGAAGCAAGTGTTTAGCATTATAGAAACTCTTTTTGCACTTTTGACACTGCCAGTTGTTAGACTGTCTACTAAAAGAGCTTAACTGTTGCCAATTATCTCCATAAGCCTGTTTGCTTTTTGAAAGCCTTCCTTGAATTTTTGATACTTTGGAAAGATACATTTTACCTCTGACTTGTTTTATACCTTATGTCTTACTAATTTTATTACTAAAATTAACACAGTATTAAGAGATAAATTTCAAAGATACCTTATACTAATAACGCTATTAAAGAGAACATGCCAAACATCCCTGCTAACAACACTGTATCAGATATAGATAATCGTATACGTCTTCTGGAAAAGATTAACGTAGAGACTTTAGATCTAGAAGACTCAATTGCTTACTACGTTGCCTTGACTGAAGTTTTAAAAGAGAAACGTAAATTCGTTCTCAACCTCGCACAATATCGAACTGCGGTGCTTATTGAATCTCAATTGCAAGCAATTAAAAAGGTTTTACAAAGTTTAATTCAATTATCTGTTAATAACATTACCAATACTACTAGCGTAGATCAATTTTTAACAGAACAAGAGTTAAAGCCAAACAAATTTCGTAACTGGCAAGGACAAGCCTTCGCTAAAGATATTACAGATATAGAGGCACAAATTCGCACAATACTTTTTGGAGTCTCCTTCACTTTAGACTTCACAGGTAGTATTTTTAGTATTCTTATTAAGACAGACAGCTTTTTCGATACTACTACTGAAATTGAAACATTAAAGAATTACTGTAAAGAAAATAATTTTAAACTAAACAAGACTCCTTCGGGTTATAGTATAGTTATTCCTGAATTAGAGCAACGTTTTCAAGTAAAATCGTAAACGTTTCTATATTATACCATAAAACGATTAAATAACGTTTAACGCTTAGCTTAACTGAAATAAATATGTTTATTAATAAACTACTACGAGGTTCATCAAACACTGTTGCAGTATACTTCAAAGATAACAATAATCTTCCGTTAGTGTTATCCTCGCCTCCGACTTTTTCTTTTAACGATTTTGAAGGGAGTTTGCTCGTCAGTGGTTTGTGTATTCAAGATAATCTAGATTCAAGCAAGTGGACTGCTACTTTCACAGTGCCTTCACAGGCTACAATAACTACTTCGGAAACTACTGCATACTCTTTAAACTTTACAGCGGCTCTCCCAAACAATACAACGAAACAGATATCCCGCCTGTATGAGGTTGCTGAATCAAATTTCCTTGTAGTCAACAACAATATACCTTTAGTTACAACTTCTGATAGTCTCTTTACAGATTTACTTCAAATCACTTACCCTTTTCAGGTGAGTCAATATACTGTAGCTTTGCGCACAGATTTAAATTATATTTTCCAAACCTTCCCTACGATCACCAATCCTAGCGTATATGCAAGCAATCAAAAATACAATATATACAGATTTGATTCAAACCAAATATTAAGCGCTATTACTAACACTTCTAATGTTGGTGGAAATCTCCAAGTTGTTTGGAGCTATGTCGTATCAGGAATTACGTATACGAAAATCAACCCCATATACATAGTCAACGCTTTAGGTTTTTCCATGATGCAAGATCTCAGAATGATTTTAGATAAATATCAATTTGTAGATCTTGACCCTAATCTACAATGGCGTGACTATGAACTCTTACATTTCGTGATAAAAGGCGTTCAGAGGATTAATTCTACCAATCCTCCAACAATGTTTGATCTTTCGAATGTTCCTGTCTCTATGACTTATGCGGTAGGTCAAGCAGCTTTAGTAGAAGCCTGTAAATCCTGGTTCCTTGCAGAAGCTGAGAGGGCCTTCGACTTTCAAGGGCAAGATATATCTTTGAATATTGATCGCACAAATTATATACAGACGATTATGGATAACGCAAATTCCTGGTTAGAAAGCAACTTACCGTCGTTGAAGCAATCGATTGCTGTGCAAGCAGCTTATGGTTCTCGCGCTATTGCGACTATATCGTTAAGTCCTACTAGTAATTTTCCTGGATTGCAGACTCGCTACTGGCCAGCTTCACGCCTACTCTAACTTATAAATCTTTATTGATTTATTTTTCTACATACTTAAAATTGTTAGAAATGTATTTTAAAATTTACATTTCTATCAATCTTAAATTTACTTTATATGTTTAAATCAACCAAAACTTACGGTAATGACAGAGGACTTAGTTGCTGCTTTAGACAATGGAGAGCGAAACACTCTCACTGTTCTTTACTGCACGGATACTCTATAGGAATCAAATTAACCTTCTCATCAGAGTCTTTAGATGCTTGCAACTGGGTAATGGATTTCGGAGGTCTAAAAGACTTTAAAGCTTGGGCAGATCATATGTTTGATCATACTCTAATTGTTGCTGAAGATGATCCAGAATTATATTTTTTTAAAGATATGTATAGAAGATCTGGAGTTCCTTTAGCTATAGGAGAAAAGCCTGAGGACTTCCTACCTTACAAAAGGGAAGGCCTTTGTGACTTGCGCATTGTTCCTGCTGTTGGTTGTGAGATGTTTGCGAAACTAGCTTTTGATGAAATGAACTCTCTACTTAAAAAAAAGAAAAATTGGGGTATAGTCGGTTCAGATACTCAGCTTGAAAGCGTTGAAGTTTTTGAACATGGAGCCAATTCAGCAATCTATATTAATCCAGACCTCTTCAAGAGACTTTAATATACTTAAACAACTCTCTTAGATCTTTTATTTAGGAGAGTTTTATAAATACGTTTTAGTTTTTCTAACTATTTAAAACTTCCTCAGAACTTTGGAAGGATTTGAATACAAACATTCCAGAGTTGGGCGTATAGGAAGACTTAATAGATAGATCCACAGTGGCGTAAATAAAATTTCCTTCAACATCAACTCGGTTTTCGAAACTCATAGAGATATCAGGTATTACAACTGCAGGAATTCTCAAATTTGATCCTAAATGCAATCCAATATCTCTAGGGGGTGCTGTAATTAAACTCGCATTGGGATCAAACTGTTTTACAGCAGAAAGCGCAAGATTTTCAGCAATACCCTGCTCTCCAGGTGTTAATTCTCTATTACCTTGAGGAATCGACAACCTCGTTAAAATTTCTAACTTGTCCATAATTTCTTTTTTTGCATTCTCATAAGCAGTTAGAGTAACTTTTAATCTAAACTCTAAAGGACTAGTTCCTCTCCACATCTGGTGACTGAAAGAAGAAATATATGCGTTGCGGTTGGTAGCGCGAGCGTAGGTTTCGTAAGCGAAGGCTCCCGGTTCACCAACAGCCGGAACATATTTAGCCCCTTTATTGATGAAGTCGATCAAATTACCCTCACTAAAAGCTTCCCACGAAGAAGAGATACCAAAGCTAATATCCTCAGGTAAGGGAAGCGTAAGTATACCAGCAGGGCTATCTACAGTAGCAGGGATAGATCGATGGACTAGCCTAATTAAACCGTGACCAGGCAAAGCATTGTTTTGAGGGGTAGGAGAAGTAGCCATATAAGATCTTAATTTGTTACTATGAAGTTATTTAAAAAATCTGTGTAAGTTTTAAATAAAATTAATACTTTGTTAAGATAGTAATTTATTTTAGACTTATTTACAAAACATCTAGCTGTTGCCTGATTAAATGCAGGAGAAACTTTTCTAGAGATGAGAATCCTCTAATGGCTTTGACTTTGTGTAAGCGGACTAAGTCTTTTTGGGGTAGAGATACAATCACTTTGCGTTTTAGTTTGTCCCCTCCGCCGGCTTGCTCGTATACTTGTTTAGCTCTTTTGATTGCATTAACATACTCATTAGCTCTTCTACGCTGCTCTGGCAATAAGTAGTTTGCAGACTCGTTAACATATTCAGCTTCTGCTGTATAATGTATATTGTGGTGGCAGGTAGAACAAACCTCCAACAAAGGCCCGTCTTCAGGACCTCCATACTCTTTGGGTAAAATGTGATGTTTCTCTAACTTGAGTTGTGGATTCAAACAAATAGGACAAGACTGGATACTATGCATAAACAATATGTTTTAGTTAAGACCTCTTCTCTGTAACTTATAAACCTTGTTTAAAGCAGTTAAAGCTCCTAGCATTCCGCTGCCTCGGTGTGTGAAGTAATAGCTTTTGTATTTAGAGCTAAATTTAATAAATGGTGCCTGAGGCTCTTTTAGGTTGCTATTGAAAACAACTAACAAAGTTTCTAAATTATCTCGAGGTTTAAATAACGCGACGAAGTATTCTACAACGGAGCAAAGAGTTAGAAACCTACGATACTTACTTTCTCCTGTAAACATACGAATATCTATTTTAAACATAAGAATTTTAAAGGTATCTTTATGTTTAGGAGTATGTTTTAAAACCTGTGTAGAATCCAAGACTCTCCAAGAAAACCATTTACTGTGTAAAGCAGTTTTAATTAAATCGTTAGGGTTGTTTTGCTTCAAGGTAGTTTTAACTCTGCCCCGTAAAGTGCTATTATCTCCTTTAACAAGTCGGTTATTATAATTAACATTGAGGGGAGAGACCCATGAACCTAAAAGCCAGTTAGATCCTAGAAAATTCTTTGGCAAGAATCTGCCAAAGCGCAAAGGGTGAATCCTAACATTTTTGGGAAGAGTTACGCTTATCACGTGTTAATAAAAGATAACGAGTGTTAGTAAAAGTTTAAAGGTGTAAATAAAATTAGATTAAGTTTTTAGAGAGTAACTTTAAGGCTCTAGTAGGCGGGTTAAAACCTACTAGATTAAGGAAGTTATGGTTAGTTTATTAAGAGTTATCTTTCGAATCCTCAGAACCAGCTTCAAGCTGCTTTAAACGTTTAGCTGCATCGGTTTTAATCTTAGCAACATGAGACTTTTCAGATAGATGAGTTAAATCTGCTTCAGTCATTCTATGAGCAACACTTTGAAACTGTTGGAAAAGAGAGCTGTGACTTTCTTGAGATTCACTATCACAAAAAGTATGAACAATAGCAGTCAAGGGTTTAGCTTCATGCTTAGTCGGCTTTTTCGTAGTGCCAGTGCTACTAGCAGCTCTGCGATTTAAATCCGCAAGAATATCAGAATCCTCAATCGTTACTGTGCGAACAAGATCTTGGCTGCGCAAGTATTCAAGAGCGTCTCGAGCTTCAGAGGTCTTCATGATGCGTTCATAAGCTTCTTGAGATACTAGAGTAAGAAGTCTTTGATTAACCAATTGTTTGAAGCTAGCGGATTCAATAATATCTTTTGCTCCAGCCAAATCACTCAAAGCTATCGGAATCCAGGTAACAGGGACAGTAACATATCGGGTTTTGTCTGTTGTTTCGATAGCGATATGTAGGGTTGCTTCATAAGGCTCTGAGCGAGGAGCACTACGGAGAACACCATTATATTCCTCGGAGTTGGTAGGAATACGAGCAGTATTCACTGCATAGATACCGTAATCCGGATTTTCTAGTCGGAGCGCTAAAAGATCCGAAAGAGTAAGGAAATCTGTTTTTTTAAAAATACTCATAATAAAGAAATTAATTAAATTAATAATGGTGGAGAGGGCAGGATTTGAACCTGCGAACGCTTTCGCGGGCAGATTTACAGTCTGCTGCCATTGACCACTCGGCCACCTCTCCAGATGACTTTGAGAAAAGCTACTTTAATATTAAAACTTTTTTCAGGAATAGGCAACTTAAAAAGAGAGGCTATACTTACTGTGTATCGAAAAAGAGGTTAAGTTTCTTTATCCCAAACTAATTTTAGATCTTGTTTTATAAAATTCTGAACTAACTTAAATAATCCTTACCAAAGTGTATAACAAAAAGAAGCAGTTCTTTACATTTAGGTCCATTTAATAGTGTATGAACATAATGTTTAGAATCCTTTTTTAATTTCTCGAAGGTAGCATAATCTTTAGGAGAGACTTCTACAGGTTCCTCAGTAGTATCTAAATATAATTGTAGATAACCTGGAGTTTTAGAGTCTCCTGATACTTCTAGATAGTAATCCCCACAAAGTTTATCAAGTTTCTCCTGGACTCCCTCAGTTTTGAATTGATGTATACGAATTAAAGTAATAACCTCCTTGCTTAAGGATTCTGTGAGATTTTCAAAGTTACTACTATCTTTATTATTTGCCATAGAGATGAAGAATTAATATTAAAAAATTATAAATGAGGAACTATATTATAAAACACTCGAAAGTATTGAGGGGTTTTCGTAAGCAAATACCCTACAACGGCTTGTCGAATTTGTTTTAAGTCTTTTCTTTCTTTTAAATACATATCCAGTATTGCATAAATACCTAAAAGAAAGGCGTCTGTTTGGTGCTCTGTTAGTTTGCAGTTTCTTTTTAACTGCTTATCGTTTTTCCATGCATCATACAAAATATCTAACCCCTTGCCTTCAGGTTTATCTAGTAAATTGTAATAACGCTTCCACTGAGCAGGAATTAAAAGACGTGCAGAAGAGACCTGTTTGTTAAGGAAGTTATTAACGGTAAGAGACAAATTCAGATTAATGATTTCGTTACTAGGACCTTTAAATCCGCGAGCTTGATATCTTTCCATAACTACGTGATCAACAGGGGTATTGAAGACTGTAGAGTTTTTTTCCCTGAAGTCCTGAATGTGAGGAATGATGTTTCCTTGTTTAACTTCTGTTAAGGTTTGTTGTAGAAAACCTACATGAGTTAACTTTACGTCTGCAAGAAAATTCATAATATATGCTAAAACCTGTTCATTGTTTGCTTCATCTACATTTAAGGTAAATCTCGGGGTCTTCACTATGACATATCCAAAGTTCTTAATACCAGGATCTCCGCAGAAAAAAACCACAGAATCCTTCTTGTAGTTATATTTTGCGATAACTAATAGATCTGTAACAGCCTTTAGAGTAGCCAACAAAGGTTTACTTTTTTTAGCAGACCTCTTATTTTTATCCGCCTTAGTTTTATCAGAAGAGGTTTTAGATTTTTTTAAAACATTTTTAATGTTTGTTTTTTCAAGAGACATATTATAGTTATATAAGGTGTTTAGCTTTACTAATATTTGATTGTTGTAGATAAATTATCTTTTAAAATAAACAATCTCATTACCTTAGAGAATAAGGACTTTAAAAAGAAAATGCAACGGTTTTTGAAAATAAGATGCACAATAATTTTATTAATATAAAACTACTACAAACTTAACGACAACTATGATTTTTGACAACTTTCCAAATCCAGCGAGAACAACAATTTTACCTCCTAACTATAGAAGAGGTGAAGAAGTAAATAAGTATGTTGAACATTATGCAGACTCTCAGCTATTAAAAGTAAAAGAAGCTCTAGCTGTGCAAGGTTCGGATATAGTGGTTTGGAATAGGCAATTAGGTAATAGATACTGCACCTGTCAGGATTTAGAGTCTGTAATTAATAACAACCCAGCAGCTATCGAAGAAAGACCTTTAGTTATAGCGGAAGTAAAGAAGAGAGAAATTAGTCAAATAGGAACAACACCTAAAGTAGTTATGCGCTCTAAAAGTCAACTAGGAAACTTACTACAAGAGGCAAATTTAAAAGATTTATCAGGTATTGTAGAGGGTTTGTATGAGGATGTTCCGGAACTTACACTGTATCAAGGGGAGCCTTCAGAGAAATTAAAAGGAACAACAAATTCTGCGCTCGAAGAAGCCTTCATTAGACAAAAAGAAAACTTAGGAACAGAAAACGCAGAACATGTAAATTGCCCAATTTGTTTTGGCACTAGAAGAAGTGATAGCTATCAACCACACAAAGGTTCGAGATTGGTCCTCGATGCATCAGATTTTTATAAGCAGCAGCTTACAGGCGTTTCTATTGATCGCACAAATTTTCCTTACAGATTTAGATTTTTAGGGGAAAACTCTTCAATACTGTGGGAATTAAGTTTACCTAAATATTTTAAGGTAGTCTCAATAAAAGCTTACAACATGGAGAATATAACTACCGCAGTAGATTTAACCTTCGATATCGATAAGAGTAATAATTTTAATTCTTTAAGTTTAGACAACCTCCAAGCTCGCAGCGGCCTAAACAACAACGTAACTAGAGTTAAAGCGACATATTCTAAAGACCGGGTTTCAAAAAACTTACAAACAATAGAACCTGTCTTAACGCACTTAGAAATTGTTATTCTTTACTCTAACACTTACGAGAAAGGGGAGCTACCTTTATTGAATATCCCTGAACACATAGACTATCAAGAGATGTTTTTAAGATCTAGAATAGTATTGTCTCCGGAGACTCCTTTATATAGAAATGACTTGATCAGTGAAAATAAGTATGGACTCTTATGGCAAGTTGTAGATTTAGATAAATCCAATACCAATACAGGAAAACCTTTAAGACTGAGTGCCTCTATTAGGTTGGTTCAAAATTCAGAAAGATTATATAATCTATCAGTGTTTACGAAAAAATTAACTCAAAGCCGTCTTGATTATACAAGCGCTTCGTAAATAAAGGCCTGGCAGATTAAAAATACCTCTATAAAATAATTTCCTAGCCTTGATTAAACAAAAGAATTCAAGATAGATTCAGTTTTATACATTACTGATACTTTCTTGTATTTTTATTTAAGAAAAGACCTTTTAAAACAAATAACAACAATTAATTAAAAAACTTATGAATACTTTACTAATTAGCTTAATAAGCTTTTTTACTTTATCAATAATAATAACCTTGCTAGTTGCTTTTTTATTGCGTCGGGTTGTTCCTACAAACGAGGTGCACATCGTCCAGTCTTCTAAAAAGACTACATCTTATGGAAAAGAGCAAGGACAAAACACCTACTATGAATTTCCTTCGTGGGTGCCTATCGTAGGGATTACAAAGACTATTTTGCCTGTGAGCGTTTTTGATTTAGACTTACGCGGATATGAAGCTTATGATAAAGGTAGACTACCTTTCTTGACAGAAATCAAAGCTTTCTTCCGAATCGACGATAGCAACTTAACAGCTCAAAGAATTTCTTCGTTTGAAGAACTTAAAGAGCAACTGCTCGCAATAGTGCAAGGAGCTGTTAGAACAATTCTTGCAAAATATGATATCGAACAGATCATGCAGGAGCGTGCAAAATTTGGAGAGGAATTCACAAAAGAGATTGAAAAAGAGCTGACAAGCTGGGGGGTTGTGTCTGTAAAAAACCTCGAATTAATGGATATAAGAGATCAGCAAAACATCAACGTCATTCGTAACATAACAGAGAAAAAGAAATCTTTAATAGATAAAGAATCCAGAATAGAGGTCGCCAAAAATACTCAATTAGCAAAAGCCGCCGAGATTGAAGCATCAAAGAAAACCGAACTGTTAACTCAAGAGGCTCAACAGGAGATAGGTCAGAGGCAAGCCTTAACAAAAAAAGAGATCGGAATCTCAGAACAGAAAACGTTACAGGATATTAAGGAACAAGAGAAAGTAACAAAAGAAAAGGAGATGGAGATAGTTCGAGTGGAAGAGGTAAAAAGAGCGGAAATCCAGAAAGATAAGCAAGTGGTAGAGGCTAACCAACAAAAAGAAACAAACATTACTTTGGCGGAGGGTGTAAAGCAACAAACCATTTTAGAGGCGGAAGCTAAATTACAAGCACAAAAACTCAACGCCGAAGGTATAAAAGTTGAAGGTGAAGCAAAAGCGACAGCAGAAGATGCAATGCAGTTGGCTCTAATAAAAGGCCAAGTTACTCTAGCTGATAAAGTTGGGAACAACGAAGGCTATCAAAACTATCTAGCTACTGTCCGTAAAATAGAGGCTGTGCAAATCATAGGAGTAGAGCAAGCCAAAGCAATTAAGGACGCTGATATAAAAATTATTGCTAATGGAGGCAGCGTAGAGCAAGGAGTGAACAAAATCGGAGATATACTCTCAGCTAGAGGCGGCTTACAATTATCAAGTGCTTTAGAGTCTTTTAATCAGACAGAAGTAGGGAGATCCCTAATAGAAAGCTTTATTTCCTTAGGTTCCTCGCAGAAGCGTGATAAAGAATCTTCGCAAAAGTAAAAATAAATTTAAAATATATGTTGCTAATTAAAAAATAAACGCTAACATAGTTTATAAGTTTTTAAATTAATTTTTAAAAATTTAAATTAAATAGGCTAACAGCAAAAATTTATTGCACTGTAAAGCATCAGGGGAAGGTTAGAGTCCTTCAACCCGCTTTATGCGGGTTAAGCTCTAGAATCATCGGAGCGGATTAAAATGCCTATTGTTAAACTAGAGGGGCTAACAGCAATTTTTTTTCTTTGGCGAAAACAAAAAATGCCCCTCGCATTAAAAAAATATATGGAAAACAAATTTTTTGAAAGTTTTAATGAAACTCTAACAACGAACGGAGCATTAACTAATGCTACTTCACTATGGAACCACAAAAGATTGTGATGGATTTTTGACGCATCATTTTATTAATAATGAAGAGAAAATTACAATACAGCTTGAAAAATCTTTTGGCTCTAATATTTTTGTTAAAAAGGATGGAGAATTAATTTACTCTCCATACAACCATTATCTTTGTCGTAACTTGAATATTTTTCAAGTGTTTTATATTCACATTAATTTACGTTTAATAAAATTAAAAAGCAAAAAAAAAATAGTTTTTACTCCCTTAGAAAAAGCTTTATATGATAAGCACTTCAAAAATTTCTACGGTTAATTTTTCTGTAAAAAGGGAATTATTAACTTAAACTAAAAATATATGAAAAATTTAACAAAAAAGCAACTTGAGGTCATCAATCGGATTGAAAATATTTTAAGTATTTCTATTTTGCAAAATTGTTCCTATCTAAGAAATAACGTTATAAAGTGCTCAACTGGTATGGATCAAGAAAGGCAGATGCATTATATAAATTATTTAAATCGAAGCTTGCAGCCTTATGATTTTTGCAGGGTTGAAAGCAATGGTGGTCTCGGAATAGCTATTATCATAAAATAATACTAACTATTAAATTAATGTTCGAATAATGTATGAACAATACCCCTCTCAGGGATAAAAAAAAGAGTCCTCGATTTAAGCCGAAACCTATAACTCTACTGAAGGAAGAAATTTCAGAGCAGTCAATAACCCTGCTTGACCAACTTTATACAAAATTATTAGAGGTTAATCGAATAGTAACTCCTGAGATAGCTGAACGCCTTTGGGAATACCAGTGGCAAGAACTAACGCAAAGAAAGCTGCCACTAAGAATTAAAGAAAAATCTAAAGAAGCTTTGTGCGTTATAAAAAAGACTGCTCAAATACAAACATTTAAAGATCTAGTTGATTTTCAACAAAAAATATTAATAACTTCAGGTAGGTTACGAGAGTCTATACGAATAGCTAATATGCAGGTATTCTACCCCACTATCACGAGAAAGGCTTGGCGAGCCCCTTCACAAAAAAGTCTTCCAAAGCTTATAGAAGAACTAGACAGGTTTTTACAGGAGCCTTTTAAAAAGGATACCCCTTTGATAAAAATTTGTTTAGTTCAATACTTAATACTGACGGTTCATCCGTTTTGTGATGGAAATGGGAGAGTTTCTAGACTTATACTACCTCATTTATTACCAAGAGACTTACCCTTTCGGTTACAAGGAGTCAACTACTATTTTAAGAGTGAAGAATTTTATAACCTTATTGCTGAAGTAAGCGCTTTTGATTTTCCTGGAGATATAAACATATGGATTCAAGGATGGAGTCTTATAGTCCAGAGTTATTTAGATTCATTACACCGATTACTAACAGAGTAATCACCTTTTAATTTTCTGTCTATTAAGTGTAAAAATTTTATAACAAACAACTTATGACTAAATATATTAAATTAAAGGATTTACCTTTAAAAATCCAGGCTGCTGTTAAAAAGGAAGTTGCGTTAAAGAGTCTATCCTATCCACACACCTGCGCGATATCCTCAACAGAGTTAGACTACAGTTTGCTTGGAGCAACAACGCCGCGAGCCAGAGCTAATAGATGACTTAGAGACACACAGGCCGGGTAATCTACATAGACTTAGCGATATAGAGGTCCGCAATTTGCAAACCTTCTTATCCGATTACGTTATTGAGGGCTTCACCATAGACAAAGACAGATTAAGCACTCTGGATGACTTGACAGAAGAAGCTTTTAAGAACAGAATAGCATGGAAGGCAGAAAAACGTGCTAAGTTTATCTTAGATCCCGATTTAGATTAAAAACCTTAAAAATAAAAGTTGCTTTTTAAATTTAATTTTCTAGTATATTAGCGCTACTATAATAGTTACTAAGTAATTCTAATATAGTTACGCGCCGGATTAGCTCAGTTGGTAGAGCGTAGAGCTGTTAACTCTAATATCGTAGGTTCGAGTCCTACTCCGTCAGCCATAAGTCAATAGTTTAATTGGTAAAACATTGGTCTCCAAAACCGAAATTATTAGTTCGAGTCTAATTTGGCTTGCCAAAATCGTAAATAAAATATGTCGGGGTTGAGCTGTAAAAAGCTACACACGAATGATAGGGGCAATTGAATTGGCTAAAAGGTATTTTGCTTTAATATGCTGGCAATAGTTGGTATATTTTCAGGGAAGTCGTGATAACCTAAGCACTAGTTGACCTAACCAAGCCTTACAGAGGAGGGAAACCTTCGCCCCGACACTAAATCGTAAATATTTAAATGGCTAGTGTTGTGGTGGAATATAAACACTAACTTTTGAGTGAAAAACTCAATACACTACTTGAAAAGTGTGCCGACGAATACACAACCCACGAAATCGGAACTCCGCAAGGAATGAATAGCGATAATGAGTTGTAATGCAAAGGTGTAAGTCCTTTGCCAACACTAGCCCTTTAAATATTTAACTCGGCACGGGTAAAGAAAAGTGTAAAAGTAAGTTTTTCGACTGGAAGGGTTTCTGTTATTGAGATAAAAAAACCGCAAAGTGACCCTCGGGAAAGTCCGACCAAACCTAGCCAGGTAAAGATGAGGGCAGAAAAACGGTTGAAAGTTAGCAACTAAACCGATAGTTGAATTTAGCCAGTGGTTAAGTTTGGCGCAATAGGGTCTAACCCGCATAATAAATTCTTTCTTTGTTAATTGACCTAACAAAGATAAAAAGAAAAAGCTTTGCGGTAAAATTAGTAAATATTATCAATGGTTGCTACAGTAGGCAACTAGATTAAAACGAAGCCAGAACAATTGCAATTAGCTGGTGCGACAAACAAAACATTATATATTTTGAGTGCTAACAATAAATATATGATGGGCGGTTAAATACAGTTTTTCGTTGATAATAACCCGCTAGAATAGGGCAATTATTTCTAGTCAGTTAGTCCTTCTGTAAAAAGGCACAACTCGGCACGGGTAAAGATGAGTGTAGAATCCTTCGTCCTAGCGAAACATCTAGGCGAGTTAGGAGGCTCGTGGAAAACAAGCTTGATGAAAGTCATGGCGGCTCCGTTGCAAGTCGGGATAAGAGCTCTAATGCAACAAAAGTCTGACAAGGCAACATAGTAATATAATAAAGAGTGATTATCTTTATATTATTACGAGAGGGGATTAATCACCCCCTCTTTGTTTCTAACTCGGCACAGGTAAAGAAGAGTGCGCATATTTAATACTACGAAAGATGGGTTAAGTTCGATTGACGTTTAATGATTATAATTAAACGTGAGTAGTGTTACTTCAGTTAGCTTTCTGTAAAAAAGTATAAATAATGGTGAGTCATACTCACAAGTAGTCTTCTGAACGAAACAATTTTTTGTTCGCACCAGTCAGGAGTGACTATACAATTCGGAAAGACGAATGACTGTTTTTGTTTTTGCAAAGTATTGGTTTCAGTCTAAAATACTCAATACTTAGAGACTAGTGGAAAGACACTTGACGGCTCGGAAAGAAAAGTCACGGCGCAATCAACTTTGTTTTACAAGGTTGTTCAACGAGGGAGAAAAAGGGCGAGATACAGCGGTTGTAAAGTATTTTATTAATCGTGAGAGGCGGGAAGAAATCCAGAAATGGTAGGCGGGGCTGTATCGAAATAAACATTAAGCCAAAGTAACTCAACTATATAGAGCTTTACGCGGTAGTAGGTTATCTGTAGGAATTGGATAACCGGCAAGTTTATAGATATAAGAAAGTAACTTAAATTAATCTAATTAATAGCAATGACCTACACCGAAGCATATTTAATAGTAATAGCAGACGCTGTTTCAACTTTTGCTGGAGGATTAATTTTCGCTAGTTTAATATTAACGTTCATCTCCGGAGGTTTAGGTTTCTTCGAGAATAATTCGACTGCTAAAAAACTTTTCTGGTTTTTATTCCTACCACTGTTATGTTTTAGTATAGTTGCGAAAACTTTATTACCAACAACAGAGCAGTTATTAATCATTTACGGCTTAACTCTAGCAAGTTGTTAAATTTCACTAAATTTTTATTTCGATAGATTCCTGCTAAAATCTCTTGCATACTATTTTGTTTGTTGTTATTATAGTCGTGTTTTAAAATATAACTATAACAACAACAATAACAAACGTATGAGAAAACTAGCAACTATTAGAAAAATTAATGATTTACAGCCAATTGAAGGTGCTGATAAAATAGAATTAGCAACTGTAGATGGTTGGAAAGTGGTAGTTACCAAAGGATTAAATATTGGTGATAAAATTGTTTATTGCGAAATTGATTCTTTTCTACCAATCAAGCCCGAATTTGAATTTTTAAGAAAAAGTTCTTACAAAAAACTTATTGATGGCACAGAAGGTTTTAGATTAAAAACTATTAAACTTAGAGGACAGATCTCACAAGGTTTGTGTATTCCACTAAATGAATTACCGCAACTCGCCAATAATCAAATTGGTGATGATGTAAGTGAAATTTTGGGAATAATTAAATACGATCCACCAATCCCAGCTTCATTAAGCGGATTAGCAAAGGGCAACTTTCCTTCTTTCTTAAGAAAGACTGATGAAGAAAGAGTTCAAAACTTAGCTAAAGAATATCAAGAATATCTAAAAAGTGGTAAAAAGTTTTATGCTACAGAAAAATTAGATGGCTCATCAGCTACTTTTTACTTAAGAGATGGTGTTTTTGGAGTTTGTTCAAGAAACTTAGAACTAAAAGAAGAGGTTTATGTTCCTGAGGATATTTTGTGCGAAGATGGGGTAATAAGAACTAAAAAACAAAATTCATTCTGGAAAGTAGCTAGGGAATTAGATATTGAAAATAAATTAAAACAATTGCCATTTAATGCTTGCTTGCAAGGAGAGTTAATTGGAGAAGGGATACAAGGAAATCCTTATAACATTAAAGGACACTCTGTTAGATTTTTTAATTTGTTCAATATTGATACTTATGAATATAAACCAATTTACGATTTAGAGTATTTCTGCAAGGAAAATGCTTTGCAAACAATTCCTATTGTTTCTTCTGAGTTTCTTTTGCCCAATACGATTGATGAGCTTCTTCTTTTAGCAGAAGGAAAATCAAACCTCTTTGATTGCGAGCGAGAAGGTTTAGTAATTAGGGATATTGATAATACTATAAGCTTTAAAGTAATTTCCAATAAATTTTTAATAAAGACTAACAATTAAATAATAAAAATATGAAAGAGTTAAATAATGAAAATATGAAAGAGTCTAAAGAATTCCTTAAGATTGAAATTCTTGTGATGGTAGTGTTAGGCCTTATGGTTTACCTTGCGTATAAAAGGTCTACAAATCTTACAGAAGCTATAAATTATGCAAATCAGGTTAACCACTACACCAAAGAGCGCGGTTTGCCAACAATTGAACAACCGGAAAGAGTAAACTGTAAAGTAATTAACCAGTCTTTAGTAGCGGATCCAAGAAGAGACAGCTTGAAGTTTAAAAGAGGGAGGAAAATAACAACGTTTGATTGTGGATACAAAATAGGAATAATCTCTACAGACGACGACGCTATTTTTCGAAAAGCGAAAGAGAATAGTATTTTAAAAGTCTATTTCTATAGAGGATCTTACCAGATTTTAGGTATAGACCATGAGTAATGAAGTTTTTTTAATATCAGACACACATTTTGGGCACAGTAATCTTCTTGCATTTAAAGATGGGTTAGGTCAACCAATTCGCCCTTATAAGACTCTCGAAGAGATGGAAGAAGCTCTGATAAGTAACTGGAATAGTGTCGTTCGCCCTAACGATAGAGTCTATCATTTAGGAGATGTGGCAATGTCGAAGAAAGGCTTATTATGTTTAAGAAGGTGTAATGGTAATAAGGTATTAATTCGAGGAAACCACGATACCTTTAAATTAAAAGATTATGCAGAACACTTTAAAGACATACGAGGCGCTTGTGTTTTAGGTGGGTATGTGCTTACCCATATTCCAATTCACAGGGAGTGTTCAGGGAAATTCAAAAAGAATATACATGGACACCTCCACGCGAATAAACTCAATGATTCTTTTTACATCAATGTGAGTGTCGAACAAATTAACTTTACTCCTATCAATTTTGAGGAATTGCAAGTAGATGATCTCTTAATAACAACTTAATTCAGTAATAATTATATGAACAATAACTATATGAATATACCTTTCAAAGTAAGACTACTGACGCCAACAGCAAAGGCGCCAGAAAAGCCAGATGAAGCAAGTTTGTGGGATCTATTTGCCGATAGCTTCTCAACCCAAGAATTACAAGATTTTTCCTCTAGTGGTGAGGATAGCTTCACTTCATTGAACAAACTTCTCACTTACGAATTAGCAGAGAGCCAGTATATAACAACTTTTGATGGGGGCAAAAAAGGTTTAGATGATGATTTAAAAGTGTTTAGGAGATTCGGTCTTGAAATATACGAAGACTCTGAGCAAAGAGATTGCGTAGGTTTTGAGTTATACCCACAAGGACGGGTGTTAGTCAGAACCGGGATCTCTTTAGAACTGCCAATAGCTTTCGGAGCTCCTCAGGGATCTTGGTATTTCAAGGAAGAACAAGAAAAAACCAGAGCTTTAAACGCAATTGATGTCTACGCTGTAGCCGATATTTACCCTCGGGAAGAATTAGCTTTAAAACACGGGATCGCGATTTTAAACTCGCCTAATACTGTAGATAGTTCTTATAAGAACGAATTATGCATAGTTCTTCTTAATGCAGGGCATGAACCTTATGTTGTTTGCAAAGGCAGTAAGGTTGCTCGAATGTTAATTCGCCCTCATTATAGGAGTTCCTTCCAGATTGTAACCGACCCAAGAAATAGTCAAACCTCTTAATTTAGGAATAATCTAGAAATTTATGACTATGATAATATCTGAACAAGCCATAAAAGTCTTCGAAATAATTAAAAGTCTTTTAGAAAATTCTTTCGGAAGGCTTGGTTATAATATAGAGTTTAATACTAAACTAACTACTAAAGGCTTACAACTGTCACCTTATGCTCTTTGTGAACTCAAAGAGGCTTTAGAAGATTTATGTTTTGTGCCTCTAAGTGCGGAGACCTTCAACCGCTGTGATACCATTGGGGACGTTATAGAACTCATAATAGTAAGCCTAAAAGAGAGTTACTATAAATAAGGAAAACAAGGTTTAATCGGAATTTTTGATGAAACATTAAAAACATGTATTAAAATAAAGAAATATTATACTTGCTTTTAAAAATAGAGTAATTACTATTTATTAAGTTACGAATAAATAATAAACAAATAAATAAATAAAAACATATGAAAAAAGCAGAAATAAAAAAAAGAGTGTTAAAAAACGGCAAACCTCTTAATTTAAATGACTTCGAGTGGGATGAAGAGACTAAAACATTCTCAACAAGTGAGATCGGATTGGTTTTAGATTTTACACTGATTAGTGGCTGCAGTTTTAAAACTGGCGATTACTGCACTTTTAAGACTGGGGATAACTGCAGTTTTAAAACTGGGGATAGCTGCATTTTTAAGACTGGGAGTGCTTGTGTTTTTAAAACAGGGAATACCTGCACTTTTGACGCAGGCTACGACTGCACTTTTACCACAAGCGATCACTGCACTTTTAACACAAGCTACGACTGCACTTTTAACACAGGTTGGCACTGCACTTTTAACACAGGCGGTGACTGCACTTTTAACACAGGCTATAGCTGCAATTTTATCACAAACAATAGGTGTATTTTTAACACAAGCTATAACTGCACTTTTAAGACAGAGTCTGACTGCACTTTTAACACAGGCGACTACTGCACTTTTAAGACAGAGTCTAACTGCACTTTTAACACAGGCGACTACTGCACTTTTAACACAGAGTCTAACTGCACTTTTAACACAGGCGACTACTGCACTTTTAACACAAGCTACGACTGCACTTTTAAAACTGGTCTTGAATGTGTAATTGTCAATCGCAATGTTTTTGAAGTAATCCAGCCAAAAGAAGGTGATATAATACAAATTTGCCCTAAAAGTATAGAAGGTCATTTAGTGAATGGTATCCATAGTATAACTGGTAAAAAATCAATAATAGCAGATGGAATATTATCAGAGATTATATCAAAAAAAGGCAATGTCTATAAGGTTATCAATCACGGCGAAACTAAAAAATCTTTTTTAGTTGAAAAAGAAATTAACAATAAAAAATATTACTCTCACGGAGCTTCTCTAAAAGAAGCTAAAGAAAGTTTAGTATTTAAAATAAGTGATCGAGATTTATCAAAGTGGGAACATTTAAATCTTACTAGTGAGATTAGTTTTGAAGAAGCTATAATGCTATACAGAGATATAACTGGAGCTTGTAGAGAAGGAACTAAATACTTTGTTGATAATAATGTTGATAAGAAAAAAGATAAATATTCAATTACTGAATTGTTAGAAATAACAAAAGACCGGTATGGATACTCCGAATTTAAAAACTTCTTTAATAAATAAATAAATAAAAACATATGAATAAACTACAAATACAACGAAGAGTCTTGCAGCACGGTGAGGCTCTACCTCTAACTCGTTTTGAGTGGGATGAAAAAACTAGAACATTTTCAACAGAGGAGGAGGATTTAGTTTTAGATTTCAGCGGTATAGAAGGCTACACTTTCAAAACAGGATTCCACTGTGTCTTCAAGACAGGCGGGTATTGTAATTTTATCACAGAAGGCTTCTGCGTTTTCTTTACAAGTGAAGGCTGTAATTTCACTACAGGTCATAGTTGCACTTTCACTACAGGTCATAGTTGCACTTTCACTACAGATAATGGTTGCACTTTTACTACAGGTCATAGTTGCACTTTTAGAACAGAAGGTTGTTGTAATTTCGTTACTGGTAGTAATTGTCATTTTGCTGCTACAGAAAGGTATTGCACTTTTAAGACTGGTGGTAGTTGCACTTTCATTACAGGAGATGACTGCACTTTCGATACTGGTAGTGACTGCACTTTCGATACAGGAGATGACTGCATTTTTTCTTCTACACACTGCTCCTTGTTTCATGTAGGCGAGAGAAGTGTGATTATAAGAAAAAGGCCTTTTTTTGAAATCATAAAGCCGAAAGAAAAAGAAGTTATTCAGTTATGTCCTGAAAACTTGGGGGGCTACTTATCTAACGGTCTATATAAAGGGAAACCTCATATCGTAGCAGATGGAATATTATCAGAAATTGTATCAAAAAAAAGCAATGTCTATAAAGTTATTAATCGTGGTGAAACTAAAAAATCTTTTTTAGTTGAAAAAGAAATTAATAATAAAAAATACTATTCTCATGGAGCTACGCTAAAAGAAGCTAAAGAAAGTTTAGTATTTAAAATAAGCGATCGAGATTTATCAAAGTGGGAACATTTAACTCTTCAAAGTGAAATTAGTTTTGAAGATGCTGTAATGCTCTATAGAGACATAACAGGAGCTTGTAGCGAAGGAACTAGATATTTTGTTGATAATAATATTGATAAGAAAAAAGATAAATATTCAATTGCTGAATTATTAAAAATAACAAAAAATCAGTATGGATACTCCGAATTTAAAAACTTCTTTAATAAATAAATAAATAAATAAAAACGTATGAAAATGTCAAAAAGTGTATTTAATAATCTAAAAATAGAAGCTCTTTATATGAAAATGCCTGGAAGAGTTTTTAATAATCTAGAAATTGAAGCAATAATTGCTGGAAACAAAACTCAATTTAGAGAAGTAACAAAAATACAACCTACTAACCCTTCACAAGTCCCTTTAGTAGTCACTGAGGGAAGTCTTATAACAGAAGGCCTTGTGACGTTCGCAGAGTTTAGTAATTCTTATGAAATCTTATCAGAGACACGAGCATTTTTTTGTCCTTATTATGAAGGCCAGAGAATTTTTGTGAAAGAGCACCCGCAAACCACAAGAAGAGAATCAAATTTAATACTCGATATTAAAAAGGTAAGGCTTGAAAGACTAGAAGAAATAACCGAAGAAGATTGTATAAAGGAAGGTGTTACCTTATTACCAGGCATCAACTACGAGGCTGGAGATTCGGAGGATCCTAAATTTTATTACGGCGATTTAATAGAGGCTGCTTGTAAGAGCTGTGCTTCAGGAAATACTTCAGTAAGTGGAATACCAGGTGTTTGCGGTGCCTGTATACACAATCCAAATCCCTACACTAACCTTTTTGATAATCCTCTTGATGCTTTTATAACGCACTGGGATTCAACCCATAAAAATCCTAAGCATAAGTTCGATACCAACCCTTATGTTTGTGTAGTTGATTTCATTGTAGAGCTAGATAAATAGCTTAACCTTAACTTAAAAATATATGAAAATAGAAGATCGTTTTCTTAGTTCTAAAATAACTCACAATGCAGGTGATTTTAGAGGGATACTTTGGGAAAATTGGGAAGTTGTAATAAATTTTTTAGAGGGAGAAACTCCCAAACTGGTTGCTAAAACTTTTAAAAGAGAGTGCGCAACAGAGAAAGAAGCAAAAAAGTTAGAAGCAAAAGCGCTGTCAATCATAAAACTAGCAGTAAAGGATCCTAAGAACAAATTTTTTAAAAATGGAGAAGAAGTAAGAATTACTATACCTACTTTAGAAGAAGTAGAAACAATAGAATCTACGGAAAATACTAAAACTAAAGATCTTTATAGAATTTTAGGCAAAACTCTTACTCTGAGCAGAATTTTAACATCCTTAGAGCCTTACCCTAACAACTACGGACTTATCGCAGGCAATATCTCTAAAATCAATAGAAAAGAGGGTAGTTACAAGTTTCTTTGTAAGTGGGACTTAGAGAAAGAAACCCTCGAGGAGCAAAGTGAAGAGACTCAAAAAACAATTTATGAGCTACTAACTATGGAGTAAAATGACAAATTCAAAATTTATAATACATAACAAAAGTAGTTTAAGTGATTTGCAAGCTTTCGAGCTTATAAATAATGTCATTAAGCTTAGCAAAATGCTGGGTAATGCAGATTGCTATTGTCCTACTACACACTTCAATAAAGCTACTGTATGTGTTAAGAAACTAAAATCCGAAACTTTTATTTTTACAGTAACTGACGAATAACTAAAAATATATGAGAGAATTTAAATTTAGAGCTTACGACAAAGAACGAAAAAAAAATTAAGTTTTTTGACTTGAAGGAAATATATGCTGACTGTTATCACAATGTCAGGTTTTTAAAAAATGCACCTCATGAACACGAAAATGACGGTTGGGAGCAATTTGAACTAATGCAATTTACAGGCTTAAAAGACAGAAATGGGAAGGAGATTTATGAAGGTGATATACTTTCTCACAGATATTATTCTATGCTTGTTATATGTGAATTTGTGGATGGATCTTTCATATTTGATGATGTTTCAAAATATGATAAATCATTAGAAGTTATTGGCAACATTTACGAAAATCCTGAACTATTAACTTAAAACAATAAAATATGACTAAACAAGAAATAATTGAAATCTTAGATCAAATAATAAAAAATTATTATAACTACGAAAAAACTTTATACTCTCCTCTTCAATTAAAGGAATTAGCTGAAGCCTGCAAAAAGTTAATTGAGAAAGCTTGAAATTTTTATACACCTTTGTATTTAAAGACTCTATTTATAAAAATATAGATCCAATAAATAGGAAATAAAAAAATATTTTTATTTTGTTGCCTTATAAAATTTTTGATTTAAAATAGGAGTTGTAAATATTCTAACAACCTAAATTTAAATAAAATATGTTTAGCAAAACACAATTTCGTTTCTGGAATAAACTAAGTAAAAAGATGCAAGAGGTAACATATGTAGACTGGCAAACAAAAGAAGTCTACATAGGAGAAGATCTTGAAGACTTAGTCGACGGAGTCTTATTAGAGTATACCGGGAAAAAAGACAAAAAAGGTAGAGAGATTTATGAAGGCGATATTCTGAAAATAAAAACAGGGGTGGATGTAATTATTGGAGATGTCTTTTATGATAGCCAGGATTACTCACGTTTTCAGGTTCGGCACCCTGAAGGCTGCCACAGCCGTTTTGGTTTAAATAGAGACACCGATGTAGTGGCTACTTGTGAGGTTTTTGAAATCATAGGTAACATTTATGAAAACCCTGACATAATAAATAAGATACTTTAACTTCACTTTAACTTTAACTTAAATAGAATATGTTTATCCTAGAAAAAGAAATCCAAGAAGCAAACAAGAAAGAGATACTCTCTCTACTTGGATATGAAGGCTCTTCTAAAGAAGCTACTCGTAGAGAGCTTACTCTCGATTTAGTTCTAATTGCTCTCAAAAAGAGACAAGATAGGGGAGGGAGATGTTCCTACTTAAATCCGGAATTTATCTTCTCCGATAACCAACATTTATTGCGATTATCTTCTCTACGTGATTGGGATAATGATATATACTGGGATTTGACAAAAAGAACTCTCGAAGAGCAAGAATACCGTCTTCAAGAACAGATATATTACTACATGAAAGCTACAAAGGAACAAGAATGAAAAGTTTAGAACAAAGAATCTCGGATTTCTTAGTGAAAAAGCGCGAGATCCAGGAGTCAGAACGTTCCGGAGAGGATTTCGATTACTCTATACCTATGGAGATGATGGAGGAAGCGTCAGAGATCTTTGAAGACTTAAAGAGAGACCTCTGGCAACCAATTGAGACGGCTCCTAAAGATGGCTCCTTGATTATAGTAACGCGTAAGTGGGCAGGATATCATCCTCCTACACCCCACTTTGCGCTATATCATAGAACCGCTGAAGGAAAAGAGTATTTTCGAAGTTTAACCGGATTAAAGATCGACGGTATAGACTACTGGATGCCTCTACCGGAACCCCCTAAAAAATAACAGTTACTTATTTTATTTTATACAAAAACACAGATTCTAAACTTAAACTAAATGAATATGATTAATATTACCTCAGAAAATATAAAGACAGAAGTCCTAGAAACTTCACACTCCTTACCAGTCTTAGTTGATTTTTGGGCTTCTTGGTGTGGTCCTTGTAGACAATTATTGCCAACCTTAGAGAGATTAGAAAAAAGCTATGAAGGTTTATTAAAAACTGTAAAGTGTGATGTCGAAGAGGCTCCTGATTTAGTAGAATCTTACAAGATCATAAGTGTGCCTACGCTTATTGTGTTCTACAAAGGAGAGATAGTTACCAAAAAAACCAGTAGTAAACCTAGTGAAGTAGAGACTTGGGTTAAATCTTTTTTTGATGACTCTTGGGTTAAATCTTTTCTTGATGACCCAAAAGTTTATCTACAGTTGCTCAAAATAAATAAGTAAGCCGCTATTCTTAGTAGCGTTTTAAACAGTTTTTTCAAGAAGAGGTCTAGCAGAAAGAAACTGATTACAAATACTGATCAGTTTTCTTTTAATTAGGTTTTTTCTTCATAAGTTGATTTCTACGAACTCTTGCCCAAGATTGCCCAGCATCACCGCCCCAAAGAGCCCATGCGATTCTACCTGCACTAGGGAAGCCTTCGTCACCTGGATAAAAGCCTTTGCCTTTCTTATCTACCTCATGGCGACTAAAATAAGAATGCATACGTTTTACCGTTTCAGGGCTAAGCTTTTGTTTACGTTTTAACTGATTTGCTCTCGCGACTCCTACAGCTGTTCCTCCGCGATTAAACTCTTTTCTCCACTTCAAACCCTTTACAGCTTCTGCGGCCATCGCATCTGTAGGTTTAAGATCTATATCATTTTTAGCTAACGTTTTTAATTCCTGTTTTATTCTTTGCTGAGTTGGTATTGAAAAACGAGAAATAGAAATAAGCATAGAGAGTAAAATTAATAATGTGGTAGTTTTTAAATCCTAAATGTTGTTGCTTTAATAATTAGATTAATTTACATTAAAGGCATAAAGATAATTTTCTTAATAAAATTAAGGATACCCTTAAAGACTAATAATACTATGTATTCTAGAAAAAATCATATTTACCTTAATAGTGGTCCTCCAATTAAAAATGAGAAGGCTCTGCGCTTCACCGCAGTAGTCGGCTCGATTATACTGACCCTTTTATGTTTATCAAGTAGAGACGTTAAAGCCTCAGAGATATGTTATGTTAAGTGGTTAGGAATAGATAAGATATACTCACGAAAGGTCGCGTGTCTTGTTCCTCCGGCATTAGCAAAAGCTGTAGTGATTAAAGAGAGGTTAATAATCCTCTTTCCAATAATTAACAAGCAGACTACAAGAGGTCTTGATCTAGAAGTCTTAGTTGAAGTAACCATCAAACAAAAAATTTCTTTAGAAACCTTTAGAAGACTCGAAGAAAATCCTATGTTATTTTTAAGGAAAACTTTAGAGAAACAGTTAGGGACTCTTATAGAGAGCTTTTATTCTAGAGAGCCTGAAGAAGCAGCTTTTAAAAAGTTAGACGTATTAATAGAGAGCCTCTTAATGAGTATTCAACAGGAAAACCAAGTTTTTAAAGATGTCATCGTAAGAAATATTCAAATCAAACGAAAAGTTTTCAAACAACCTCTTAAAAACAGAAACATTTTTTAAATACTAGTTGCCTTATAAAAATTTTAAGTTAATATAGGAGTTGAATCATTTTAATAACTAATAACAACAATTTTAAATTTTATATGACAAAACAAAACGAAAACAAAGTAAATTTAGGGAACTCTGGGGAACAACCGTCTTTTTATTATCAATTAGATTTAATCTCTAACTCAGGAGAGCTCGGGAAAGAGGTAGCTTCTCATGTGGAAAAAGCTATCTTCAGCGATAGTGATCTCATCATTGAGGAAGCGACAACCATTTTAGAAATTTTAAGTAATCGAGGTGTCCACCTACTTAGTAGCGAATCTATATCAAAATACTTGCAGTTTTATGCGTCTTGCCTACAAGACGGTATTAAACTTAGTCTAGGAAGTTCAATCTGCATCATTAGCGATTTAATAAAGCATGCAGCACGTAACGGAGATGAATCTACAATATCTGAGCAACCCCGTAATTAAACTATCGTATGAATAATAATAACGATTTAATCTTCTATATACCTACAGTAATAACTATCGCGATAAACATCGTGTTTCTCGTATATTTGTTTGTAAAGGCGAAAGGAGATTTATGGAAGTATACGTTAGTCTTAATCTTGTTATCTCTAATGTGCATTAGATTAGAAATCCGCAGATTAAAGGAGGAAATAGCTAAAGTAGAAGAAGTAAAGATTTACTGCAAAACCTTAATAGAACAACGGCTTTTTTAATTTAAACAACTAATTATTATCTATATGTTATCTATTTTTTCTCGAAAGTTTAATATAAATGAGAATGAAAATTCTTACAATATCATTAAAACCTCAACATTTTCAAAAAATAGTGAGGCTAAGTCTGCAAAGTATTATTATGAAGGTGGAAAAATTAATCATGAAAAGACGGATTTAATTTTACACGGCAAAACCGACGGAAGCCTAACAGAATTGAAAAAACTTCACAAAAGAGCAAGAGATCTTTTATACTCTTAATTCTAAACTCTTCGGTATTTTATTTAATTGTTTTAATTAAATAAAATACCGTGAGAACAATAAATAAAAATATATGTCAAAAACTTTGGAACAAATACAGCAGGAAAATCGAGAATTTATATTAGAAGCAATTCACTGTTGCGATTATAGGGAAGCTTTAATGAAAGAGTTAGGAGTTGGCTGTAAAGTTAAGGTTAAAAAATTTTTTTCTAACTCTGACTCTGACTTTTGCGAAGAAATACTAATCGTTGATAAGTATTGTGTTTTGTTTCTCAATTATATACAAACATTAGATTCTGCGCAAAATCATGAAATAACTGAAATTATAGGTAAGCCGCTCACTCTTACACGAATACTTTCTGCTATCAATGCTAAAGGAGGTTTTTACGATCCTATCAGGCTAGATGATGAATCTAATACTCTTAACTTTGACTATCAAGATTTATCATTTAATCTAAACGTTGAAACACTCGAAGAGCAAAGCGAGGAAACCCAAAGATTTCTAAACAAATTTTTTAATAACTAAAATAAAAATAATATGAAAAATCAAAAAGATATTCCTGATATAATAAACTCGCAACTTCTAGGAAAAATTGCTCAACATTTAAGATGTAGTAGTAAACTTGCTAAGTCTATAAAAGCGGATCTAGAAAAATTGAAACACCTTAACGAAGAAGACAAGAGACGAGATAAGATACTAAAAGAATCTTTTGATGTTTGTGAAAAACAATTACACACTATTAAAAAAAGGAACAAAATAATTTTATGCAGGTAAAATTTATAAAAAACTTCAAGCTCTTTTTAGAGAAGCTACTAATCCTGTTTTTGATAATCCTCTTACTAAATTCCTGCAAAGAACTTAAGGAACCTGTTAAGAATACTGATAGCGAGCAGGCAGGGCTTTATAACCACTGTTTCTCTATAATTCATAACATTAAAGTCTGTGAACAAATAACAAATTTTATTTTGTTTTTGCAAGAGGCTAAAGACTTATAAATACAGAATAACTAACGGTTCGTAACCGCATCAAGATCACAAGTATCGTAACTGAAAGTAATAGAAACGTTAACGCTATCGGGAGCAGTAGTTCCTTGCATTGATACCGCACCTATAGTTTGAACAAAGCTACCTGTCATGACTACTTCACAAGCAACATCATTACGGGTGTTATAAACTCTTAAAATAATATCTCTTGAATAGTCAGTTTTAGTTCCTGAAGTTGTTCCTGATTCGGTTCCAGCCAGTATCTCTTTCCAAGCACGGAAAGCATTGTATATAGACATACTAGAGTCCTCAACAAAAGAAGCAGTAAAGGTGCCAGGGAAAACTGTCGTTCCTGCAGAATTATGGCTTCTAAAACCTTGAACAACTACTTCAAGGCGAGCGACCTCAATTTGTGGCATTTCAAAACCTGTGCATTGTATACTAAGCTTCTTTTCTACCCCCGAACCTCCAGGAATATTAGGAATGATCATTTCATAAAGGTTGTTACCTATAACGTCTATTGACTTTACATCTGAAAATTTTGTTCTAGCCATATTTCTTTATAATAAAATAAATTAAGTTAAGTTTAAATCCGCAGCACTCACTCCACTTTTTGTGACAATAAGTCTAACCCCTATCGCCTGTGTAGGAATAGTGGGAGTTATATAGATATCCAAGTTTAGAATACCTGCATCTATATCTGTAGGTTTATTATTGCGTTCGTCCGAGATAACTTCAAAAGCTTGTAAACCTCGTTTATCTTGGATAGGTCTTAAGAATGAGGTAATAAGATTAACTATCTGAGTTCTAGTAAAATCATCGTTAGGTTCAAAAACTGAAAAATCTAAGGATCTTTCTACACTGATAGTAATAATGATGAATAATCTTCTAACGCTGACAAAACTTAGAGCGCTAGATTTAGCCTGTAAAGTCTTGTCGCCCCAAACAACATAACCGATACCACTTTTTTGAATAATGGAGTTAATTTGATTTGGATAGGTAATTGTAAGATCTGATTTCTTAGGCAATGTTCTTAACCCTATTACGTCCGGTATGTTTCCGCGATTTAAACCTGCAGGAGAAAACCAAGTTTCTGCTACCGTATCAGTATAAGCATAACGAGCACCGATATAACCCGAAGGAGGAACAAATCTTTGTGTGTTATTGAACTCATCTAGAATAAGTAAGTCAGGGTAGTAGAAAGCCCCATAAGAACTGTTAATATTTAGAGAGTTTTTACGATACTCTGTGATACTTTGAGTAGTTTGTTTATCTGAAGGAGCATCTAGAACCGCTATGCAATCCTTACGCGTTTCTGCTAAAGAAATCATGTATTGTTGAACGCTTGGATCATAATAACCTGCATTAAGAAGTATACGAATATCATAACGTTCTTTATCATCGAAATCCGCCCAGCCTTGTTTGACTTGAGCGCTGGTAGCAATAGCACCATCGTCACCCCCTGCAAGGTAAAGAATAGCAGGAGTAGTTTGCTTAACCACGTTAGTAGAGAGAATAGGTGTTTGTTGCGCAATTCGAATATTTGAAGAACGCGAAGCTGATTTATTAATGACCTCACTAATGTTTTGTTGAACGCCAAAGCCATCGTTTTGCATACCTAAACTTACAACATAACTTTCAACAGGTGTAGAAACATTATCTCTAGAGTATACTTCTAAAGTAAAGGTATTAGTTGTAGGTGTATTAGCTAAGGTTTCTACAATAGTAATTGTTGCCTGAGAAGTTCCTCCTGATACAACAAAGTCAGAAAGTGTTAAGCTAGTAGTAGAATTTGGAGCAACGATTTCAATAACTCTATCATTGGAAGGACTATTAGGAATAGAGACAACTTGAGCCGATCCTGCACCATAAAGTGTAGCTAAAGTGTTTTGGATGTTAGTAGCAAGATTTGATAGTGTAGTATCGCTATCGGTTGCAAAAGAAGTAGTAGTGATTGCGGTATTGTTGATAAATCCTGTGATAGAGTTGCCTGTAACGAGGGCTGCAGATATTGTAAGAGTAAGTCTTTGTTTAATACCTTCATCTATAGATGCAATTTTAACACCGTAATCGTTGCCCCAAGCACCAGGATTTTCAGAGAAGACCTCAAAGAGTTCGACATTTTCTTCTATAGATGCTGTTGGCGCTCCAGACCCTGAGAGGTTTAAGTTATCCAAAAACAGACTTGCAGTCGTTGGGTAAATCACCGTGATGATTCTATTGTCATTAATTCCACTACCAGTTTTGATAGTCTCAATAGAAGAGGTAGCTTGAGAAGCGCCACCAGTCACTGCAACTCCTGTCAATGTTAAGGTATTAACTCCTCCTTGTGGAGATTCAATAATAATATTAAGGTCGTTAGAACCAGCTTCAACGTAAGCATTACCGGCGCCTGCAGTAATCAAGGCAGCAGCCAAAGCAGCCATTGTAGCTGCACTTGAAGTAGCGTAAGTGACTGGAGATATAGCTGTAGACACACCGTTAATAACAACGTTGGCATTAATAACATTAGAAGTCACCAAAGCTGCGGAGAATTTTAGTCTCAGTAAGGTTTTTACGGGGTTACCTGAAGTTTCGTTAACCACTTTAACTAAACCGCCAGAAGCAAATAAATTTAGTTTGGTTTGTAAAGCAGCGGCAAACAGATCCAAAGTATTGTTATTACTTGTTGTATACGTCGCGGTTGCCGTCTCTGTAACTAATCCATCGGAAACTTCTACAGCGATTGTATTACCTGTTAGGAGTTTATCATTAAGACGAATCAAGGATAGTTTGTGGTTACCTGAAAGATAACTAGAAGTCAGTCCTTGAGGAAATTGTGTATATAGAGTTCTAGTAGGATTAATCTCTTTATCTTGATAAAAGATAACACCAGCATACTTGGCACCGTTAACTACTCGACGGCAGAACAAAGCACCTGATTGTTTTAAGAAAGCTAGCGCAGTGTCGTGCCCGTAACTAACAGAAGCGTCTGGAAAGCCATATAGATCAAGAAACTGATTTCTACCTCCCGTAATTAAGGTAGGTGCTAAGGGCCCTCTTTTTGATTCAAAAACTACAGCTCCGATTGAAGTCGCCGCACCATCGATTCTTTGTGATAAATCGACTTCAGTTACATATACGCCTGGTGATGGATAGATAGTCACAGTCTTATAAAATTTAAGTTAATATTTGTTTGTTATTCATTAATTCTAATTAGCTACTCCTTAGTTTTTGCTTTAGTAACTTTATTCTTAGATGATGTCTGTTCTGAAGAACTTGTTTCTAAAATAGAAGGAGTTTCTTCAACCTTTGCCTCGGGAACCGTAGTGATTATAGTTTTATTTTGCATAATCTGTATAGCGGTAATGTCGTAGTCAAAAAGGAAACTGTCGTCTATATTGCTAATAGCGTTTGCATTTAACTGAATGACATCTCCGGCGGCATTTTTCAGTAAGATAGGGTATGCTCGCTTATTGCGCACTTTTCTTATCATAATCTCTTGTTTTGGTATTAAATCAATAAACATTGAAGTTAGAATTAACAACTTCGTTAATATCAGAAAATTAGAGTGCTTACAGTAAAGTTGTCTAGAACGCTTCTCACACTGTATTGGTTTAAAGTTTAATAACCTTTTTTAAATTTACTGTAGACTCTATGAAATTTATGTTGCTTTTTAAAGTTTACCCTTTATTATACCTATCGATACTTATACTTTTAATAACTTTAATAACTCGTATTATGAAACTCTTACAATTAACTAATCAAGAAAACGCAACACAGCTTGTTGAAGCTTTAAATACTTTTGCTTCTTATAAGGAGGCAGAAGAAGCTTTAAATAGTCTTAAGAAGCAAGCAGAAGAAGCTCGAAAGTTAATACTAGAACAACTTCCCTTGCTGGATGCAACGCTAACTTTACCTAAACTAGAAGTATTTTTGGATGATGTCAAGTCGGCAAAAGCATTCATGATTGAGGCTTCTTCTAGCAGAACCACTTTCCTTACTGCAGAAGACATTGAGAAAGAGATAAAGAAAGCTAAACAACTCAAGGTAGGGGACATAAAGTCTAATCCTAGAGTAACTTTTAAAGTCTCTAGGGTGGAAAAGAACCTGGATAAACCTTTTGTAGAATCTACACAACTAGCGCCTCAAGAAGTATCTCCCGCAACGGAAGTTTCGATACAAACCGAAGTTTTAGCAACAAATTCATAACTTAAGATTTAAATAATTATGGCAATTATAACAATAAAATCTAACCGCAAGGGATTCTCTTATGAGTTAAATAAGAATCCGAAATCCGGATTGCAGGCAAAAAGCTGCAGAGAGGGGATTCTTTTTGGTTTCTTTTCTCGGAAAGGTAAGACTTTTAATCTATATTTTCAGGATAGTCCTCTTCTAGTATCCTTTCCCAACACGGAAGAGACGGAGGTAAACTACAACGACTTGACTAGGTATACTAGTCCTGAATGCTACCTGCATATGCTCGATAAAGGAATCTCTATCAAAGAGCCTGAAGAAGACGTAGAGTCGTTTAACGGCACTTACACTATGTCATTAAGTGGTGTTACAATCAAAAATACGGAGTTAGCTAAACTATTTGTCTCAGGTGTTCAAGATAAAGTTAAGATTGTTTTCAAAAAACTTTTATTAGAAAATGATGAGATCTTTGCTGTGACTTTCGAAATGAAAGCGACATGTCTATACAATATAGTGCAAGTAGTTAAGCTTTTTCTACTTTTAATGTTTGCTCATAACACATCAGGTGAAAAGCAAAGATACTTTGCTCCGGAACAGGTATGGAAGTATTTACAGCAACTAGTTAGATTAAACCTAAACTATAAGTTACGCTGTGTTTTTAAAGATTCTTTTCTACAAAACAGCCTTTTCAAAACAAAATATAAAGAGTTATTAGAAAGGTCTCCTACGCACAGTTATACTTTTAATGTCGATTCAAATCTACAACAATGTAAAAACTACATCATGGCTTTACCTATGGTGCATGACTATAAACACATTATAACATTAGGAGATCTAGCAGGGGCTTATTATAAGACTTTGATTAAGAAGCTAGTAGACACAAAGGAAGATAATATTTACCTTTCGTTATTAGGTGTAAATGATAGGATTGCTTCAAAAGCGTCTCAAGATTCTGTTCAGGAGGCATGCGCCGTAAACATTTATAACACAGTAGAAGATATAAAGTCTTCCTTAGGAGATTTTACTAAGAAAGGGGCGGCCACTTTAATAATCCATCTTGAGGATTTAGAAAAATATTCGCAAAAACCTTTGATTAGTGTCTCTGATGAAGAGGAGGGTAGTATAAATTCCGCTTGCGAGTTGATTAAAGGTCTAAGCGCAAAACAATTCACTCTCGAAGACTTACAGGTAAGTAAAATAGTAGTAGTCGACTGTTTAGAATCTGAGGATGACTCTCAAGTAGATACTAAATACCGCTTGCTATTTTTAAAGGCTTTGGGATGTTCATGGGAGTTAATAAATAGCACTTTAGTAGGGGATAGAGTTGACGATTATCAGCCTTACCGTGTCGATATCTACAACGAGCTTTACTAGTTACGAAAAGAGGTTAATAAACTAAAATCGTTTCGTTGACGCTTAAAAAAAGAATTAAGTAAGAAGTTTACTTAATATAGATAAAACTTATCTATCTTATAAACTATCAATATTTTATAAAAATATGACTAAGAAAAAAATACCGGTTACTAAGCCGAAAACTAAGAAAGCTTCTAAAAGCACTACAACAGAGATCAAAACTTTTAATGTATATAATGCAAAAGGTCTAACCTTTCTTAAAGAGTGTTTAGAGGAGCTTTCTAATAAAACCAACTGTTCAAAACGTTTAAGCAGGATTCATAGTTATATCTCTGAACTATCTCTCAAAGGTAAACCTAAAGATGTGGTGGCTCAAAGCTCTGTAGGAAATCTTATCAGACTTTTCGCAGAAAATAACCCACAACATGAAGTGACCAAACTTGACATAGAAATGCTTTTAAAGGCTAAAATTCTTACAAGTTCTAAAAAAATTGCAGAATACTTCTCTGAAAATTTTACTCACTTTCAAGCTTGCTACATAGGTAAGCTAAAGAGTGGTAAAGCTTCTATCAACTATAACACTAAAAATTCTTAAGATCCTGAGAGTTTTAAATTTTGAAATTAAAAGTTAGACTGCTTTATGTAGTTTGACTTTTAATTTTAGAGTGATAGAGGTTTTATAAAACCTTACAAAATTTTTGTTGATTAATATATGCTCCTTCCACATCTCAGAGATTTAAAAAATCCACAAGCTACTATCGAAAAAAACAAAACTTATTTAGCTAGAGTCGTAAACAATAACGATCCAAGCAAATTGGGTAGAGTTCAAATACGGATTGCAAAACTTCATAGGGGAGTGAGTGATAGTGATTTGCCTTATGCAAGTCCCTTGACCTTTAGTTTACAAGGAAATAACCAAACAGGCTCTCTCAACATTCCGGTCAATGGCTCTACAGTCGTAGTAGAATATTTTGACGATTACAGTATTTTTTACAAAGGCAGCTTTTATAGCTCCTCTTCTGTCCCTTCTGAACTGACCTCTTCCGGTTATCCTAATTGTTATGGTTTTGTTGACGCGAGCGGAAATAAGTTAATAGTAAATACACAAATAGATACTTTTACATTTACTCATTTATCAGGCACAACATTTAGTATTACACAAGACGGATCAGTGTTGATACAATCAGGAAAAACTTTGAAGATAGAAGCCGATAAAATAGAAATGAAAGCTACTACAGATATTGCTATATCTAGTGCAAATCTAAACATTGATACTAGTGCGAGTATTAATTTAAAAAGTCTAGGAAATATCCTAATTCAAGGAGGTTCGGTTCTTTTAACATCTGCAGCAGCTGTAACGATGAATGCTGCAAATTTTATATTAAATGCAGTGTTTAACTTGGTCCCTTTAACAGGTTGGGTGACTCCGCCAGCGGCGCAAGCAACTCCGTCTACTGCTTCTGTGACCCCGCCTGTAGCGCCTACTCCTAGAACTAAACCTACAATAACGGGTTTCACAAATCAAACAGACTATTAAAGCAAAATTCAAAAGTATTTATAGCATTGAGTTGTTCTTTAGATTCCTTCCATGATTAGTTAAAGTAATTAATTCTCTGAAGATGTTTCTAGTTATATTGATAGTTTTACCTGTAACGACATAATTACCACTGTAAACCTCTTCTTTGGAATCTTCGAATTTCTGGTCTATAGAAACCTTGACTGTATCTAATAGCCGTATTTTAGTATACTCGTTGATAGTAACTACTTTCAAAACATTAGAATATAAATAGCGCAATCTTTGGTTTTTTGCGTAAGCTTTATAATAATTGTTATAAGTATTACCAACGTCTAAAGGTAAATGCTGATAGTTTACTTCTTTGATTATACTCTTTCCTTTTTTGTTTATTTCACTCACAGGCGTTCTACGATTAAAAGTAACGGTGGAACTTTCAAAATCCTGAGAAGTTTGCACACTTTTTTGTAAGAAGGTTTTGCCATAAGAACCTAATGCATTATATAAACCAGCGAGATTCTTAGCTTGGTAAGATGCAAAGACATAAGAATTTTTTTCTATTGCTTTATTTTCGCGACTTACTTCAGTCCCTGCATAAGTAGCCTTAGTTAAATATTCTAATTGATGTTTAGGGTTAGCTGCAAGCAGTCCAGTAAGATCTTTAAAAATTAAAGTTTTAGGATGTGTAACTCCTATAATTGGGAGAGCCGTTGGATTAATAAAACTATAGTCGCAGAGGTGATTTGCAAAAGTAAAATAGGTTCTCCCGTGACTATACCAAACTTGACTATCCCCTGTAGTTATTATATCAACGGAGAGATCGCATTCTTTTCCAAGGCGAGTCAAGACTCCCGATACCGAGCCTTTATAAGAGGTGGCAGGAAGAGCTACAAGAAATTTATAAGTATTAAGTATTGCATGCACCGTAATATCGTAACCCTCATCTGTAGTAGTTGAAGGAGTTATATCAGGTGCGCCGAAAACCACTAAGTTTAAATTATAGGGGAAATCTATTATTGAATGCCTTATCTCTACACTGAACGGTGCTAAATCATATAAGGAGGTGCGAACAAACTCTAAATCACTGTCTCGGCAATTTAATTTGATTTGACACGTAGGTAAACCAATCTGAGTATTCTCTATATACTCAAAACTAGATAGTAGTGTAGGAGTAGCTGGCTCTGTTTGAAATTTTATGTCCACTGTTATCTTTGCATCAATCTGAAATTGCATACGTATTTAGTTTAAAATTTATTTTAAAAATCTATCTTGGTTAGACCTCAACAGCCCCTGCAGCTGCGTTAACCTCACCACTCTTATACGCCAATAAAAAAGAATCAACATCCTCTTTGAGCGGTATTTTAATTGCTTCTCCGGGGGGTAGATTTAAAGGGTGATGTAGATTGGTGTTGTAAGCAAAAAGCAACCACCATAGAGAGGTGTTTTGATATGCTTTATAACTAAGTAAGTCTAAGCGATCCCCTTGCTTTAAAATATAGGTGTTGAATCTAGTCACTTTAGATTTTAAGAGTGTTAGATAGCTAGAACCGAAATAATCTAATCTAGTAGGTAGTTTAGAGTTCTCAACGGTAAAACTTTTAATAAGTTTACTGCGATGATAACTTGGATTTTCAGCACTACTTCTTCTCATAAGTATTTAAGACCTCCATTGTGAAACTTTGTTCATCAAAGATCCTGCATCGGACTTACTGTCCGAAGGAGATCCTCCAACTATAGTTAATTCATAATCCAAATAGTTAAGGTCGACTCTGACTTTGATACGATCAGTAGTATTACCATACTCGTAACCACGTAAGTTTGAAGGCCAACACTTCTTAAGAACTATAGACATGTATCTCTGCTTTGTAGTTTCTAGCGCTTCATTATCTACGACGGGTAGAGCTATAAATTCTATATCTTTGCCGTAAACAGCGGGGACCCCGTAGATTCTTGTATCTTTATTGTAGACTTGCTTCATCCACTTATTAAAATAATCTGTAGTAGCGTAATCTTCGGTTTCATAGAACGTCGCTGTGATCGGTTGTGTAGCCGGTTGTCCTGGAAACGAAACCATTCTACCATTATAGTAGCGGTCCTCCTTACCTAAGTCTAACGTGGGGTGCACATCAATGGTCTCGCAGAGTATGACTCGGGAATCTGGAGCAGCCGATAAGAATTTACTTATAGCTTTAAGTATCGGATTCTTTGCGGTAGTTTTTGGTTCTTCCGCTTTCTCACTAGGAAGAGGTGGAAGGATTAAATTCCAACGCCAGGTAGGTGCAGGTCTGTTTAAATTTCTAATATCCTTGAAACTAACTGCCTTGACATTTCGCGAAGGAGGACTCTCAGGAGACTTTTTAGAAACAGCATCTTTAACTTTTTGAATTAATGCAGAAGGAGTTAACATAATTGATGAATCGTTGCCAATAACTATAAGGTTAAAGATAGAAAGAGTATAAATAAAATTAAAGCGCTGAATAAATAAATAAAATTTTTACTTTTACTCTTGATTTTAAAAATTGTTATAGTAAAATTGTTTGAGTTAGTAATAACGTCAAAAATTTCTTTTTAAACTTAAATTTATATAAATATTATGTCATTTTGGTCCGCCATTGAAAACAAAAAATCTAACTTTGATAAAGTTAAATTTGTGCAAGCCAACCAAGTCGTTGAGCTTGTTGATAAAGAAAAAGACTTAAGAGGAGACTCTTTTGTCAATGCTAGACTTCTAGGCAACTTTGTCGGTTTTCGTATTCTTACCGTTCCTTTACTTAAGGACGGTAAATTCTTGAGAAAAGGTAATCACTTAGTTGGTTATCCTAAAGCTAGTTTAGGTTATAATTATCTGTCAGGAGAGTTAGATGAATCCAAGTGTCCTTACTTACAGATGATTAATGCTTCTAATACAACGATCGTCAACGCCGTAATCTCTTTCATTACAGATCCAGCATCAACTATGAAAGATAAAGACGAACTAGCTAATTATATTAGGCATTATGGACTTTCTGCTGCTTGGGAAGACAAGCAGATGAAAGCTTTATTGGAAGGTTCTAAAGAGTTGGTTGCTTTATTGAAGCCAATCATGACTAGAGGTCATGAAGAATACTATACCAATATAGTTCTTGATCCTATGCAAGCGGAAAAGAATCCAAGCTACTATGATATGTCTAGTAGAACAGCTTATGAAGCTACTTTGAGAGATTTTCCTTTATACACTGAAACCTACGGTAAGCAGGTATACTTTAAGGAGAGTAAAGCTAGTGCAGCTCCAACTCCGGTTAAAGTTCTTAAGGTCACTAGTAGTCATCTAAGAACAATCTTCAAAGATGTAGTCAAAGAAAATTTGATTACAAACAGCGAAGGTAACGATGAAGTCCGTAATATAGAAGATCCGACAGTAGGTTCTTATATTAAGATTCGATTGGAGACTTTGGCTAATCTTAAACAAGCCAACGGTAATCCTACAACCACTTATAAATTTGCTTTAGGCACCATTCCTCGAAAACCTTTAACTGAAAACGAATCCAAATATCTATTGTGGGATTTAAGTAAAATTTCAGGCAATGAGACCTACGAAGAAGCTGTAGGTTTGCTTGCTCGTTTAGGTTATTCACCAAAGCGACCGGTTTCAACAGTTTCTTTCTCACCGGAAGCTTTTGGTTTACCGGTTGTAAATTCAGGAGTTAATGCCGGAACTAAGGTAACCAGTGAAGGGCAACCAGCATCTATCAATAAAACTTTATCTCAAGGTAATGTTCCAGTAGTAAATACAACTCCTGTTGAACCTCGAGCTCAAACACAACCGGTATCACAACTCTCAGCAGATAACTTCGACGAAATCTTCGGAGGCTAAGACTTGTCAACATTGGAGGTAAGAAATATTTCTTACCTCCAACTACTACCTCCCTTCTTAAAAGTTTCAATACTTAACAACTAATCAAATTTATGCGCGATATTTTAACTAAACACTTACTAAAGGTGATTAAAGAACAAGAGAAAGAAGGAAAACTAACGCTACTACATAATGTTAGTAACTTTCCTCTTTCTACCGGATCTCTCTCTTTAGATTTCTTTTTCAATGGGGGAATAATACCTCGTTTCTATACTTTCGCCGGACCTGAGCAGTCAGGTAAATCCTTAATTGCTTCTACCATCCTTGCTTCTGCCTCTAAACAAGGCTTAGACAGCTTAATTTATTTTGATGCTGAAGAGACTTTCAATGCTGATGTAGTGAGTGGTTTGTTTGGGGTTACTGCTGACGAACTCTTAGGAGTAAAAGACTCTATTGATTCGAAAAGAGAATCGAAAAAGAAGGCAGAGAAAGAGCCTAAAGGGTTATCAGTGAAAGGTAGACCCAAACTCTATGTTCTTACAGGAAACTCTCTACAGGGGGTAATGGATGGCGTTGTTAGTATCGTAGAAGCACTACCAGATAAAGTTTTCTTAGAAGCTGAGAATAAATGGTTCTTTAAATTTCAAAAAGACAACAAGGAGAGTAAGGAATTACTTAACACTTTAGATTTCTTGACCCCTGATGAAGCGGTATCAAAAAAGTATGGAGTAGACAAATTTATTTTTTGTGCTGATCCTAATTCTAAGCCTCAAAGCTCCGGACTTCAAGCAATCATTGTTATCGATAGTTTAGCGAGTTTGATTGCTGATAGTGAAAAAGAAGATGGCCCAACCCAACAGATGGCTTTAGAGGCTCGTCTTTTTTCTAAACACATCAAGAGGTTTGCGGGGATGTTGAGTCAAAAACAGGTTGCTGTTTTAGCAACTAACCACACAAAAGAAAACCCCAACGTCATGTATGGTTCTAAAGAATACGAACCTGGAGGTAACGCATTAAAGTTTTATGCCTCTGTCCAAACTAGAGTTGCTTCTATCTCTTCGTCAACCGCTGGCTGGGGAGGAACAGGCCCTGTCTTTGAAGAAGAATCGGCTAAAGGAGAAGGCTTCACCGATAAGTATCAATTCAAGCGTTTTAAGTTAATCAAAGATAAGTTTGGAGGTGGTGTAGGTAGCACTCTCGTTCAACGTATTTGGCTTGAAGATTGTTTTGGAGAGTCTAGAGGCTATGATCCTGTTTTAGACACTTTAGAGTATTTAAAAATGACTAACCAGCTTGAAGAAAGTAGAGGTAGATATACATTATTAATTAAGCACCCTGCATTAGAAGGTAAAAGCTTTACTTTCAAACAATTTAAACAGTTTATTCTCCATTCATGCTTCAAAGATTATGAATTGCCTTTAGAAACATATAAAGAGGTCTTTAAACTTAACGACTTCGTAGATTTAAGAGCTTTCTGCTTTGAGCAGTTGAGAACTAGAGAAGTATTTCTTAACAGCTCTCTTAATTCAACTACTACTGATACAGTAAACATAGGTTTAAACAAAGAAAGCTTAAGTTTAAATAATGGTTTGACCTCTGATGAAGAGTTTGACCCAGAAACAGGAGAAATTCGCAAAATTCCTGTAACTTCCTTCTAAACTCCAAACTAACCTTAATTAAGAGGATTATTGTCACCACCAGTAACCCTTTTCAAAACATTTTAAAGTCCTCCAAGCGATTCTTTTTTTTAGTAGTAATCTTAAATCTTTTAACTGAGTAACTTATAATAGTTTAACTATGAAACCTCTACATCTCAGATTTTTGTTTAGCTTTGTAGGAACCAATGCTGTTCAAAATGTTTAGTAGCTTCCTGATCCTGGGCAATCCAGGCACGCATATCTTTGATGTGTTTTAGAAGAAATTTTAAATCATTAGCAGGTTCTGCGTAGTAGTCTTCTCTCCACCACTCTACACCATCGGAAATTAAATACGAAAATTTTTCTAAACCTGTGCAATACATATACAATCTATGTTGTAGTGAGTATTGGTATTTATATTTTTTTCTTCTTTGAGAGTATTTAATATCATATATTCGTTTTTCCTTATGGTTGATAAAATCCGCTACTCCTGTCAAACGATAAATAACATCTTCAGAACTAATATCTGATTTTAAACTTCCATTGACTCTTTCTTGGAAAGTGCTACCCGATACAATTTTTGCTAAATCTTCTACTATTTCCTGAAACTTCTTTTGGTCTGGTTGTAAGTCCGAAGGGAAAGTTTTAGGGATCATCAACTCTAAAGGGTGCCCACACGTCCTGTTATAGATGAATTCCTCAAACTCGCGACCTCGAAATAAGGGCGAAGTAGGTTCAGCAACCACTTCTAATTTGGCTAGCTTACTTAAAAAGTTTTTTCGCGCTTCTGCAACTCTTTGCTGCTCATCCTCTGTTATAGGAGTTTTAAGTCCTGAGAGATAACTGAAATCGTTTAGAATAGTTGGTGTGATTTTAATGATTGTTGACATAAATGTTTTTTAGAAATTACAAAGAAATTAACCTTTAATTCTAGAGGTTATTTTTATAGTTGCAATAAGATTTTTGTATTTTTATAATGAAAAAATTCTAATAAAATTTTAGAATAGAGGTCGTTGTTAGGACGCCTTAATTTTAGTTTATTTTTTCTCAATCCACTAACCGTTTCCATAATGAGCATCCTAGCTATTCCGACGTATTTCTCTCAAGTCTCGAAAGCTTTAGAAGAGATACAACCTAACATACCAGTATATATAATGAAGAGACACATACTGGAAGAAAAAGTAAAGACTTTTAGTGCAATTTTTCAAGGAAGAGTCCTTTACTCGGTGAAAAGCAACCCCTGTGAAAAAATTCTAACAACTTTATATAGTTTAGGAATAAAACATTTTGATGTCGCATCGATTAAAGAAGTAGAATTATTACGAAGAATTTTACCTCAAGCTGTTTTATATTACATGCATCCTGTGAAGAGTGCGTCTAGTATTAGAGACGCTTATTTTAATCATAACGTTAAAATTTTCTCGTTAGACTCCATAGAGGAGTTACATAAAATCTACAAAGCAACAAACAATGCAAAAGACTTATCTCTACATGTTAGGATAGCAACTGAAAATAAATCTTCTGCTTTCAACCTCTCCTCAAAATTTGGTATAGATCTAGATAAAGCTTACGAGCTTTTGATTGAGACTCGAAAGCTTGCTTCTCAATTTGGCATATGTTTTCATGTAGGTTCTCAATGTTTAGATGCGCATGCCTTCAATCAAACCTTAAGTAGACTGTCTTCCTACTTGATAGAGAAGAAAATATCTATAGACGTTGTAGATATAGGTGGAGGTTTCCCTGTTAGATATCCAGAAATGATACCTATGAATCTAAACATCTATTTAGATAAAGTGAACTCCGCAATAAATACTTTTAGAGAGGTTTTTCCTCGTTGTGATGTTTGGGCAGAGCCCGGTCGCGTTTTAGTAGCTGAAGCAGGTTCTTTAGTTGTGAGAGTAGATAGGAGAAAGGATAACGTCCTATATATCAATGATGGAGTATACGGGGGGTTGTTTGACGCAGGCACTCCCGCTTTTCGTTATCATGCAACGGCTTACAGGGGGTCACCTAATAAAGGGGAAACTCTTTCTCAAGATAATGTCATGTTCTCTTTTTATGGGCCTACTTGTGATTGTTTGGACTATATGGAGGGGCCATTCATACTACCCAAAAACATAAAAGAAGGGGACTATATAGAACTTCATAATCTTGGAGCTTACTCAAAAAGTCTCAGAACTAACTTTAATGGTTTTTATGACTACTTGGAGCTAGACTTGTAAGCAGTCCCTTAAGAGTTCTGTTTTTAAATTAACCTGGAATACTTTTTAACTCCAGGAGGTATCTTCTTAGCAAGCTTCTTTGTCACTTTATCTAGTTTTTTGTTAACGAGGTCTAAGGCTTTAGTTGTAGTGATGTCCGCCACCTCATAGTTATCCATAGCAAACGTTGCTTTAATTTTTAAAAGCTGTTTGTCTACGTGATCGTTACTAAAACTTAATCCTTCTAGAGATAAAGGAAAGACTCCATTGATAGTTACTTTTAGAGCGAGATCCCCTTTAGTGTTATAGACGTTTAAGGATACGTTATCAACGCAGTAAGCAGCTTTAGTATTATTAATAACGTTTGGTATCAGTTTACTTGTAAACTTTTTTAAAGCTCCAGGAACCATTCCCTGCAAACCGCTAGAGATTAAAGACTTACCTTCTTGAGAGTGCCCTGTTTGCGTGTCTGAAATATTGTTTAACCAGACGTAGATTAGTTGGTAAGAATCAGCATTGTATCCAAGTAAACTTGTATCTCCACTAACGAGAAATTCGCAAGAAAATTCTTGAGAGCCAAACTTCTTAATACCTCTGTGAGGAACTTTATAACCGTGCATCTCGACTATCAAGGGTTCAATTTCAATTGGGGGTAGTGAGACACTCGTGCATTTTAAAACTACTTCTTTACTTTGTGTAAAACCGCTGCCAGGAACCACCCCTAAGTTTAATAGATAATCATTCGAGGTAAGGACGGAGTCGACTAAGGGTTTAATGTCAGAAAATGAAGCGCGAGCCATATTTAAATAGTTACTAAAAAGTTACTGATGTTAGTAATAGTAAACTTGTATAAAACTTTATTACCTAAGAGTAAAATTAGCGGAGCTTATAAAGATTCTTAGAAGTCTGTTGATGTTTAGCTAATTTTTAAGGAGGACAAACATAAGATTAATTAACGTCTACCTATAATAAACATGGCATATACCGCATACATTACCACCGCAGGACAAGAAGCAATAGCAGCCGCTCAGTATTCTGGTTACAAGATCTCGCTAGTGCGCTTTGTAATAAGTAACACCCTAATTACTGAGACTAACCCTGTAGTTATACGAAACTATACTCAATTGCCTGGAACAGTGGTTTTTGACAGTGGCAATAATCCCGCAGGCAACATACTCACTTATACTAAAAACGCAACCACTGGTATTACAATAACTACTTATTTAAACTCAACTTTAGGGGATTTCACGATAGGTTCAATTGGTTTATACTTAGAAGACGGAACACTCTTTGCTATTCTGAAATTGACAGAGACTTACTCTAAAACAAAGAACACTAGTAGCGTTGCTGGTAATACTATTGCTTTCCCGTTTTCTTTTGTATTGACGTTGCAGGATGTTTTGAACCTAAGTGTAACACCTGAAAGTGTTACCTCGCTATCTCAGGTTGCAACCGAAGCAGATTTACCTCTATATAGTATTGCCCCTTACGCAAATTACTTTATTCAAAATTTTGCCAGCACAAATCAAACAGCTATTGCGTGTAGAACAAATACAGGTTGGCAATATATTGTCTCTTATAACCACGATGTTTTAGAAAACTGGGTAAAAGCTCTCCCAGAAAATTTTGCAACAGGCGTTGTAGAGGGCAACATTGTTTATTTAGACACAGTATTAGGTAAATGGACAAATCTCGATGGTGATGGCGATGAAAAAAAACTTATTGGCATTAGACAAGGAAATGGTGTGCGCACAGGCAACTTCTTTTATCGAAACAATGCCTTCGTTCCTGGAGAGAATTACTTTTGCGACACTTATCCGCAAGTAGGTAAATTAACTTTGAGAAGTTCAAGATACTATATTGGCACAGCCTTAACAAACTCATTACTCAAAGTTGCGGTCTCATACGATGCACAAAATTTTACACCGACAGCTCCTACACATTACGACGCACACGTTGTTTCCGGTAGTATTATAAGATTAGTTTTGGATGATGTTAACTTATACCCAGACTCTTATTATCATGGACTTTCTGTTAGTTTTGTATCTCCTATAAACTGCGTAGCAAACCAACAAATACAAATAGGTTCTTCTTTAGCCGTAGTTCCTCTTACCAAAAGATTGACAGGCTTAGCAGGTTCTTATTCCTCTCTAGAAGCGGGTGCTTTTCCCGCAGGATCTTTACTGAAGCTAATATACCTCAAAGAGGCGGAAGGCTTTGTTATAGAGGCTGAAAAATTACAAGCTTCTACAACTACGCGGGGTGTTTCTTACCTCAACAACCCAATTACCATTGCAAATAATGCCTCTGATGCAAACAACGATATTGATTTTAGTGCGGGAAATTTTCAATTTAGCGACGGCTCAGGTCAAGCTTTAGCAACCGCAATAATGACAAAAAGACTTGATGCAACTTGGTCGGCAGGCAGTGGAAATGGTGGTTTATTTAATGGAACTGCTGTTCCAAAAGCAGTTAATTCCACTTACCACTGCTATAAAATTTACAATCCAACGACTGGTGCAGAAGATTCTGGATTCTTACTTGGTATTTCAGGAACTGCACCAAATCCAACCAGCGTGCTTCCTAGTGGCTATACTAAATTCAAAAGGGTTGCTTCAATTCTAACCGATGGAAGCGGAAACATTCGAGCATTTACGCAATTTGGAAATTATTTTAAATATACATCGGGAATTTCTGATGTGAATACTAGTTTCGTTGCTGGCTCTACTACACCAACGGTTTCCACCCCATTTGGAATTAATTCTCTTGGAATTTTTAATATAGGCTTAAGTATTTCTTCTATCTCAACGGGAAATAATATTTGGTCGGTGATAAGTGATTTTAATCAGACATCAAGTTTAGGAATAGTATCGATTCCACAAGCAAGCGTGAATGTTACGAAAATTCCTTCGTTTATCAATATTGCTTCTAGTCCCGCTTTTGCTTTTACCAATTTATCAAGTCAAGTTAAAATATTTAATAATGAGGGGGTTCTAGCCACAACTCTTGCTAGCATAAGTCTTTTAACCCATGGCTTTATCGATATTAATTTAAATTCATAAATATGTTTATTTTTCAAAATCCAAAAACTAAAATAATATCAACTTTTAATAATTTATCTGAAGTAGGGATGGGCTTTATTGATTGGATAAATATTACCGACACGGACGAAGCAAAAAATTATTTGTTGCAAAAAGCAAAAGACGAAAAAATTGCTGAACTAGACAACTATTACAGCTCAGGAAAATGTTGGGAATTTACTGTGAGATCCGAAAAATTAAAAGCTAGCTTAACGCAAGAGGTAAATTGGTTTGCTACTAAACTACCGGCAGTGGATACAAATATTCAAATACTACTTACGACCGCAGAAAATAGTAGAGTTCCTGTTCAAATTTCAGAAGCCCGCGCTAAAAAGCTCAACAATCTCATAACTATAGATTTGTCCAGTAAATTGCGTGTTGCAAAGCTTACAGGAGAAGCGCATATCAACAAACTCTATAGCGGGTTATCGGATACCTTGAAAGAAAAAACTAATGAGGATTCTTTAGAAGAAGCTCTGCATACTCTCAGGGATATAGAAGTAACCGATTACTTTCAGAATATTTCTCGTTGTATAGATTTAGATCTGATTAGAGAGGACGGTAGCTTGGTTAACACTAACCCTACACTACGCGAGGCAAAAGATGAAAAAATTGCAGAAATTAAAAATATTAGGGATAAAAAGAATATCGATCCTTCTGTAAGTAAAGGGGAGTTAGTAGATATTAATTCTGCCCATCTACAAGGTTCAGGAAAGTTCGTAGATTTTTTCTTTGACTGTAATAAACATCCGACTAACCCTCTATCTGAGCCAACAGTTCTTTTAAGCCACTGTATTTCAAACAAGACTGCTATTCCTTACTTTGCTAAAAACAAAGAAGGAGAATCTATCGTTATCAGGCTTACTCCTGAGCTAGCAAGCGATATTGAACGCCACTTGATAGATAGAAATTGCAATAACTTCACGTTAGCAAAAATCATTATAAAATATATCGAAGACTATTGCACTACAGTAGAAGAAGTTCAAAAAGTGACTTGGGATCCTCGCTATTTAAATGAGCAAGAGGTAAGAGAAGTGGTTGCGAATACCTCACAAGAGACAAACGCAGACAAGAAATCTTCAACTGAGGTAGATAATACACCTACGGAATCTAAAGAATAACTAAAGAAATAAAGTATTATGAAACCAGAAGTTCTTAACTCTATTACGGATTTAAACACCTCATACCTTACCGGATTTAAAGCTAATGACCTAATAGTAACCGGAACGGATGCTATTAATCAACAAATTTTAAACCTACTAAGCACTTCACCAAAGGATATACTATTTCAACCAGAATTAGGTTCGATGCTTGAATATTACTTATTTGAACCTATAGACACAAACACCGCATACAACATTAAAATCTGGGTGTTAGAAGCTTTAGAACGGTGGCTACCTTTTATTACAATGCTTCCTGAAGAGTCTTCAGTTATTCCAGACTTACAAAATCAAAGTTATAACATCCGCATTACCTACAGAGTAAACGGCACAGATGTTATAAGTAATGTGTTAGCCCAGTTTAGCCGGAGCATGTAACCGCTTAATAAGCAACTATATCTCTTGCTCTAAGCCTTGTGAGGATATACGTATATGATCACCGAACGGCGGTATAATGCTAACGTCGTAGAGGTCTTGGACTATGACGAAAAGGGTATCGCAGTAACCCTCTTCTCCCCACCCCTTACTCGGTTCCCCATCACTAAAAATGATTAATAGGTCGGGGTTTATATCATTATTTTTCAAGTGCTCCCAATTCAATTCAAACCCAGTATACCTTTCCCTATTAATCTCATAATCCTGTAACAAAACCCCCTCTCCGTTACGCAAAACTTGAGCATTATTAACAGTCTCTCCGAAATTCCAGATATGAACTTCTAATTGAGTCTCTTCGTTTAATAAAGATCCTACTTCTTTTAAAAATTTTTTTACCCATTTTGGAGAGACGCTAGTAGAAGTATCAATCCCTATAGCTAGCAACACTTTGTCTTTTTTTAAAATACCTGGAGTAATTATTCCAAGCGATTGTAGTTTTCTCGAAGGCACGCTATATGTAAAATCTACATGTATCTTTTGTCGGATGATTCTAGATAACTCCTGCTGCCAACATACTTCACCTTGAGCACTTTCAGCCGTTAAGAGAATAGTGGATACCTCCTGCAATAACGGATGATTGTCTAAAGCTACTGCCCTTTTAAATTTTTCAGTAAAGTCTCCCTCACCCTCTAAAACTATTTTTGAGTCCTTCAGTTGAGAAGTCTCCTCCCCAAGAGAATGTTCGTCTAAGGTCTCGAGAGTTTGAGTTTGTGTTTCTTCAGCACTCTGTTTTAAAAGATCTGCGTAGATTTGCTCAGAGGTCATTTCATCATACTTACTGTCATATAAAGCTCCTTGAATCTTGTAACCAATTTTATGCTTTACGAGTAATCTATTAACAGTGTAATCACAAGCAATGTTCCAGAGATGTTGATTGTAATTCTCTAGTGATATACTCCTATCAAAGTGGTTTAATATACAATGTAAGAGTTCGTGAGCTAGTAAGAATACCACTTCGTCATCACGCAAACCTTCTACAAATTCCTGATTAAAATATATAGCTTTTTGGTTTATAACCGCAGCAGTTTTAACAGGACTACTTTCTCCTACTAAAAAGTAGTCAAAAGCTGTAGTCAGCGTTCCTAACCAACTTGCCTCCTTATAGAGGTTAAGTCGCGCTTTCAAAATCTTCTGGATACAAGGTTCAAAGTTTATAATAGATTTCATGACGCAAGACCTTTAAATTTTAATATGAAGTATTAGACTCTGAATTCTGTCCTTGATGTTATTAACGTGAGTAACGAAAAGATCGCACAGAGAGTCTTCAAGGAGTGTTCCAGATTCTTTCTGCCAATAACCAAAGGAGACTGCTTTACCTTTGACCGCATGTAGAAGATGCTTACAGTGTTCAGGCACACTACTAAAGAAAACCACTTCAAGTTCGGGATCCCCTGACAGTAATTTTAAAATTGTATAAGATTTGACTAATCGCTCTAAACCAGCGGCACTATCGGAAGGAGCCCCTTTAGTATATGTAGACAAGCTCTCTACTATAGATGTAGAGGTTTTGAATAACAGTTCTCTCTCTTTTATGTCTCGTAGTAACAACACCTCTTCTATGTCCATTTTAAGGTATTTTGAAATACTAATGTGTTTGCTGTCTTTTAAGTTATACTTAATCCAATTAATAAAGGCTGCCGCTGAGTTTCGAGAAATACAAGAAGAAACCGCTTCAATTAAAAGAGGCGAGTTATTTCCATAAGAGTAATCTTTTAATGCTAAATCCCTTAAAGCTTCTTCTGTAGGTGCTAGCTCTTTTAAACAAGCATCTACACTTGCCCAGCTTCTCGGGGTCGCAAAAGCTCTGTCTTTAAAGGTGTGAGGTTCTTTAGAAAGAGTGAATAAAGCCTTCGGCTCTTCTTCAATGAATTTAATGATTGCTGAATGAATATTATTCTTTCTAGCCCAATCAAGCCAGGCATTGCTACAATACTTTATTTCTATATGCACGAAGCGGTTTAGAAGAGGAGTAGCCATTTTAAATGTGACTCCTCTATCGCTATCTCTATTACCTGCAGCCACTACAGAAACTTTTGCTGGCAATGTATAGTCACCTATTTTTCTATCAAGAACGAGCTGATACGCTGTTGCCTGCACTGAAGGGGTAGCGCAATTAAACTCATCTAAAAAAAGAATACTATCATCCTCAGGATCTGTAGGTAGACAAGAAGGAACTGCCCAGTTCATAGTAGTCTTACTTGAGTCTAAGAAAGGAATTCCTCTTAGATCTGAAATATCTAACTGCGAAAGCCTCAAGTCTATTACCTTGCGTTTTCCCTCTAAAGCAACCTGTTTAATTAGATCTGATTTACCTACACCAACAGGTCCATGTATAAATAGAGGTTTTTGTAATTTTAAAAAGAGTTTAACTAAAGGCAAAGCTTTTTCAAGATCTAAAGGTTCTAAGTCTTGAAGCTTTATTTGTTGTATATTATTAGTCATAAAAAGATTATTATATGGTTACTATTTAAACAACTATATAATAATTACAATTTTTTTAAAAGGCAACAAAATAAATAAAAAATTTTGATATCTTTTTACTTTTAGTTTTACTCTTTATCCCCGAGGTTTAGGTTTGACCGAATTAGGAGTTCTTTTCCTACTAACTGAGGAGTAAGGGCTTCGATTAAAGCATCTCGCTGCTTTGAGTCCTTCTTAATGTAGCATAGTGTGACATGAGGCACGTAACCTGCAAAGGTATTTATGTGAGGCAAAAACTGTAGTCTTTGATGAGCTTCGAGAATACTTGGGGTCAAGCTTATTTTAGCTATGATACAGTAATACTCTTCTTCTGGGTATGGGCTATCAAAATACTCAACACTCTCAACTTTAACGCTCGAGAGAGTCCACCCCTTTAGAACTGTTTTAATTTGCTTGGCAATTTTCTTTGCTGGTGACAATAATCCATACAGTAAGGTGACGTGCGGGTTTTTATCCGCTACCCAACCTTTAATCCAATGTTTTTTAGGATCCGTTGATGTATAAAATTCATACGGCTCTGAAAACTTTTCAATAGTGATAGGATAAACATCAGCCATAACGCAACCCAAAGCACTCAAATCTATATCTAGATCTTTATACAGTTCCTTAAATTGATGAGCACTATGTTGTTTATCCATTCAAAGCTATTCTTGGCCTTCGTAGATATTTAACCAATCTGGTTTTTGATGTGGATCTCTAGCTGAAGGGTTGTAAGCATAAAATAAACTGCAAGCCGCCTCTATTTGATTGTTATTTACTAACTCTTGCATTGCTATTTCCAAATCTCTTCGGGCAATTAATATTTCTCCGTAAGCTTCTGAAAACAGTTGACAATACTCAATGCCGTTCGCTCCATAAGAGTGGTAAAGGATAGGTAAGCTGACTTTTGCATTGATGATACGTAGTGGTAAAACTTCTAGAGTGCTTTTTAAATAGACAGCTACATTTTCTGTATTTGTATCTGTATTTGTATCTGTATTTGTATCTGTATTTATATTCTCTATATTTACATTTTCTGTATTTGCATCTGTATTCCCTACATTATCTGTATTTGTATCTGTAGTAAGCTCTTCGGTATTTTTAGAAGGCTGATTATCATTTTGATTAGAAGACTTTTGGTTATTCTTATTGCGTTTGAACATAATGTATTAAATTGTGTTAATATTTATATAAAATTAGATTGACTTTCTTCTCGTATAGACTTACTTCTTGTTACAGGTGACGTCTGCTAGTGTTTCCCAATCATCACTGAATTTTGCTAAGTCTGCAATCTTCTTCACTGTGCGTAAAGATAATTCTCTTAGGGTATCTAATGATTTCTCAACATAGTTTATAATTTGTTGTTGTTTCTCTTTAGAGAAGCGATAAGAGTATAACATCTCGGATTCAAGAATAACTTGCTTGATTCTAATGAACTTATCTCTATTAGAGTTGATATCTAAACTTAAATAATGACAACGGGATTCAATAGCCTGTAAGTGTTCTTTTAAAGCACCGCTCTTGATCTGATCAAATTTAAGATTCGTTATGAAAACGATCTGACCTTCGAAATCAAAGCTGTTAGGAATATCTTTACGTTCTAAGGTTCTGCTATCCGAACCCCAAGTAACAGTGCGTTTCTCCGTAGTATCTAATACTGCTTTGAAAAGGTTAAGTGTATTTTGATCATAGAAGACAGAATCGCAGTCATCAAAGACTAATATGCTATTTCGGTCTTTAAATTCAAAAAGCTTTTGATAAATGAAAAAAGCAGTAGCTGTTCCTTTAATGAATTCGTATTTCATGTTTTCATTTTCTAAGCGCTGTAGTTTTAACTGCGTCTCTATGCCATGTGTTTTACCTACCCCTGCTGGACCAGAAACTACTAAAGCTCTTATGACTCCTGAGGCAACAGCTTCTACTAAAGATTCCATGACTTTAAATCGTTTTCTAATGCGATTCGCTGCCTGTTCTTCAGTCTCTTCTATTAATGGCTGTTTTATATCTTCCATAGCGTCTATTTCTTGTTTTATTTCTTTAAAGGAGAATTCTCCTAGATCATTAATATTAGAGTTCAGCAATGATTCTTCTTCAGTATTAAAAAATTGATACTGAGTTTGTGGAGTCACTCTTACGGATACAATTTGATTATCTTTCAAAATAATACAAAATTTTTCTCCGTCTTTAGCTTTCATTCCGTTGTGTGAATACGCTCGTAGTCTCGGACTGACCATGAGAAAGTTGCCAGAAATGCTTTCTTGTTTGTAGAAAGCATTATTTAATTTAACTGCATTGTCTTGTTTTTTAGTTGACATATATAAAATTTTTGTTGTTATTATTAGTATTTTATTTTTATTACCTATTTAATTCTAACTCTTTAATTATATATATCAACTAATTTTTTTAATCTTTTACTTTTTATACAAAAAATTAAAAAATTTCTGCCAGATATTTTTAGGAGAGAAGTTCTTAACTTCCTCCTTTCTTGCTAGCTCCCGAAAATTACTACTATTACTTCTATTTAAGACTTCTTTCTGTCTTTTTCTTTCAACAAATAAAGGCTCTAACTCTTTCATAGTAGGTAAGGAGGTTTTTGGTAGTGTATATCCAGGCAACTCGTCTTGCATCTGCTTGACAAAAGCTTCTAAGGTTAAATCGCAATACTCATCAATCCAATCTGCAATATAGAATAGTTTATCAGAGTCTTCTAACAAGACACCAAATAGAATCGGATCTTTGTCTTTCACTTTCTGCGCTGTCGACTTTACACTATCTGCCTCTTTTGTATAATCTAAGTATAAGATGTGAAACGATTCAAAAATCCCTTGTTCCTGGGCAAGAGTTAGTTTCTCCATTACCTCGTCAGGGATGGCTCGAGGAAACTCTCGCAAAGGCTTAAAGTATGCTGTTTTGCCTGCGACATTTCTTATGAATTGCTCTACTGTCTTCTTAGAGACATAAGTAGTATAGTTTAGAGCCGCCGCTTCTCGAATCTTAACTAACTCTAACATCTTATCACGGGATCTTTCATTTAAGGCTAACTGACCGCTTCGAAGAGTAGCTTCGTAAAGTCTCCTAAATTTTAAAATCTCTTCCTCTACTGCTTTCTTTTCGACTTCTGTTAGAGTTCCTTTGACAACGTTAAAAAGAATTTTAGGTGAGACCACTCGACGGTTTGCCGGAAAAGAGCTATATAGATCTTTAAGCTGTCTTGTAATAAAAGAATCTTCTGAGTCTTGGTTAAACGCTTCTGCCTTTTCTTGCTCTGCTTTCTGTAAAGCTTCCCACAGGTCTTTCGCTTCCTTTTCTGTTAACTCCCTATAACCTACGTGCTGTGATAAAGGCGAAAATAACTCATTGACTACTTTATCAATGACTTCTTCCTTCTGTTCTTTTGTAGGTTGTTGTTCAGGAGATAAGTTGTGGAAAGTTCTTATTTCCTCCTCAAGATCTTTTTTCCGCAATACGTCGGTCGCAATCGTTGAGAGGGACATAACACTATACTCTTCCGAATCATTCATTTCCGTAGCAGTAACCAGCTGTTGAAGTTTGTCTTCTTTCAAAGGTTCTTCATAAGAAGCGTTCACGGATTTCGGAGTGAATTTCAAAGAATTGTTACGGTTATTAGTCATAATTATATATGTATTTTAAGGTTAATAAAGTAGTTACGGGCAGTTAACTACTCGGCCATCTTTTTTAAAATGTGGCACAATTATAATCTGCCCAGAGTCTTCAAACTTTAAGTATTGAACTTGGTCTACACAAAATTTTTCATACTTAACTCCAGGCACCTCGGCAACTACGGCTTCAAACACAGTAGGAGCTTTAAGGGAGTCTATATTAACGTTGATCTTCGTCATAGTGTCTATTAACAACGCATAAATGTATAAATTCATTGTGATCATAGTTTAATCAATATTTGTTCTTTAGAGTCGAGGGTCTAGAGTCTTTTCCTGCTCCTCTATTGCAATGATGTTCGCTAAGACATTCTTATAGTGATCATTATCTACACTTAAATCTTTATAAGGAATTTTAAGTAATTGTTGAGCATTATTGAACTCCTCTATACTCAACCTCATCTTATTTTTAACATCCTTTTTAGCTAATAATTTTTGATACTTCGCTGGATTTTCTAAATAATCGAAACCATAAACAAGGCGTAGAAATTCTGGAGTTCTTACTTTTAAAGCCGGTGCAATGTTCTTCTGGGCTACTTCACTAACGTCTTCCAAGATTGGTTTAACCACAACCCCCTCTAAGTCAGAAGTGGCGTTCGAAGGATTAGCAGCCCCTGCAGCTACCTTTAATCTCAATAAAGCCTCTTTTAAAGAGAGGTTATTACCGTAATTCTCTTGACAATTGTAAGTAATGCTTGGGTCTTGGCTAATTTCCCAATAAGATTGTGCAAAATCCGGTAGAATCTCTGTTCCATCTCGCAATACAATTTTTAAAATTGCAAAAGGTTTAAAAGTTAGGTTTCCTGCAGAGCCAAAAAGTTCAACCTGTTCAGAAAAGCGTTTGCAGCTACCTTTTAAGAGGGTGAGCTTTTCTTTTGAATCTAACACTAAGTCATTACCTTGTAAAGACTTTAGAGTATGAAGAGTTTCTTTTGCGCGTTCCCCTAGATTAGAGGCGCTTGAATCTTTAAGACTATCTAACAAATCCATCTTTGATTTTAAGAACATAGGGAAGCTTTCTGCTTGTAAAATTTTTAATTCCTTAGCTATCAATTTTGTTAGAGGTTTATAAGTTTTATTTACTAAACCTTTACCTAAACTAAACCAAGGCAATAACTCCCCATCTAATATAAGGCATTCAATATCATATTTGTCATACAAGGCTTTTACCTTCGCAGAATGTTTAATGCGACGGAAGAAAGCTCTAAAGTTTTCTATACTGCCCTTGTCTTTGAAAACTCTATTAATTTTATAACCACCTCTTGAGATCATATAACAATCCGAAATTTGATCTTTGAGGTAAACAGTGCACCTGCTACCCATATATTTTGGTTGAATTATAACTTGGTTAACTTTTTTATCTTTATAATAATTCAGGGCTGCAGACAACTCCTCTAAGGATTTTTCGTCACTTGCTGAAGGAGCTATAGTATTCGCCACAAAATTCACTTTGTGTTTTGCAAGATTTTTGATTCTTCTTATTGTAGCGCTGTCAGAGACCTCAGTAAATTTAACAGTATTAGTGTCAAAGAGTGAGAATAGTTGTGGGCGTTTACTAGCAAAAGTATTATTCATTAAATCCTGCGCCTCTGTTTCAAAAAAGAGCTTGCTTTTCTTCTTTGTTTGATTTGAAAATTCGTAGACGGTTAATCCTGAGTTACAGTAGACTCCAGAATCTATACCTACTTTATTCTTATACTTAAAACCTTTAGCTGTTGTGATATGGCCGAAAAAATGTAAAGGTCTAGTATTACTAGCCTCTCTTTTTAAGAACTCTAAAGAAGTCTCAAGCTCTTCCTTAATAACACTTCTTGGCTCTTTCCAGTTTCTTTGTTTCTTCTTAGCATAAGGGTCTAGTTTTTCTAAATATTTCTGTTCACAAGGAGAATGAGTGCAAATAAAGTCAGGAGTTTTTACAAAAACAGAACCATTGGAAGTAACTTCTATTAATAAGTCTAAAAACTCTAGATCATCCTTATACTGATCTAAGCAGGTGAAATAGGTTTCAATAATATCTCTCGGAGTCTTACTAACTATCTCCGGAGTTTGAAAACCCTTTAAAATAAAGTTTTCATGGTTTCCTATTACGACAGTGATAAGATCCCTATTAGCCTTAATCAGTTTTAAAACCTCTTTAGAGTAATTTCCTTTATCTATAAAGTCTCCGCAAAGAATTATACCTTTTTGAAGGCTCTCCTCGGTTCTCTCTATAATATAGTTATCTAATGTTAGGTTTGCTTGGTATATATAATTTAAAGCCTTTATCAAAGTGTGAATGCAACCATGAACATCGCCTACTATGTATAGCTGCTTGAATGTTTGTAAGTGCCTTGTTGTCTTTCCAACATTGTTTAAATCTTTATATGTCTGGGGCTCGATAAGAAAATCCGTAGAAATTGAGTTTAGTTCTACATGTTGAGGTATACTTATAACTCGCTGGTATAAATGTTTTTCTAAATTTGGTAATACATCTCTATAGAAAGTCTCTATACCTCTTGTAGTTACAAACTTATTTGAAGCAAATTTATAAAAATCTTTTCTATCCTTGTAGTTGAAAAGAAGCAAATCCAGTGAATAGTGATTATCTTTGCAAAGACGTATTAGAGCTTCTCTCCAGTCCTTTCTCAATGCTGTGGAGTCTACTAGAATAATATGCCTGTTTACAGGATAAGACATCAATACTTTTAATTGTTCTTCAATTAATTTAAAAGCTTGTTGACTTACTTGGGACATCCTTACGTCAAACTTATCTAGAGATCCTGGAGATTCCTGTAGCAAAGCATATCGCATTTCATCGGAAGAAAGAACACTGTAAGTAAGTTTCGTATCTGTATCCTGCAGTTTCTCATTATACTCTTCAATTTTGCTAACGATGCTTTTTACTAGAAAAGATTTTCCAGCTCCGGAAGGACCGCAAGTTACTATGACAGAGTAAGGTTTGAAGTTAAACTCTATACTAACTTGTCCACCGTGTTCTTTAAAAATACTCATAATTTACTACTTTTATTGTTATTATTGTTGTTAAATTGTAACCACTGAGAGATTTAAGCTATCAAAATATTCTTTAGTGTAACCCAAAGAATCATTAAGAGATTTACTATACTCTTCTTGCTCTGCTCTATCTTTTATTCTTTTTATCATTGCATCAAAAATTTCATTCTTAAGCACCTTTCTTTTATTGATTCCAGCACCAAGTTTTTCGTAGTAGTAGCAAGACACTCCTAAATCTAAGGTTCTTAAATGTAAATGATAAATTGTTCTATAATACAAATCATCTCTTGTAGAATGCCTTTTAAAGCCACTTAAGTGTAAGCGTGAGATTACTTCCGCATTGTTTTTAGTAGCATAGTCATTAAGACTTACGTAAAGATTAATAAATTTATTTTTCATATTTTTTGTTTTTATTGTTATTATTAATTATTGACTTTAATAATAAGAACAAAAAAACAAAAAAGCAACTACTTTTTTATAAACTTTGATTCTACATAAAAAATTCTATCTCTTTTTAGTGCTTGGTGAGGCTTATTCTTGATTGTAAGTTTCTTATATGCAACTCTTAGACTTAGAGAGGTTGTGTTGCTAACTCCTATGACTAATTTTAAAATGATAAATCTTTTAACTATCTAAGCTTATATTACAGTGAGACAGAATATTACTCAAACCTACGTCGAGAATAATTTTTTACGACCAGATTTTTTACTTAATGGCGGTTTTAACAGCTGGCAGAGAGGGACTAGTCTTTCTGATTCTGAATTGACGACATTCTCTAACTATTGTGCTGATCAATGGCGATTAACTTTTCCTCCGAGCCAGCAACTGACAGTATCAAAAGCTACAGATACTTTTACGACCAATTTTAGAAGCCATAGCTGTCTGTCTTTGACCTTGAGTAACGCAACCGTATCTTTGTCAACAAATACACAGTTTGGCCTTTTTCAGCCGATAGAGGGGATCTACGCCCGAAATTTATTATACTCACCTCTCACCTTCGCAGGAAAGATACAGACCAATAGAGGTGGCAAGTATTCAGCTTTTATCTCTTGGGTAGATACCGCGTCCTCAAACTATTATTATTACGCAGTGCCTATTACCCTTATAGGGAATAACTCTGAAGAAACCTTTGTTGTAAACTTTGATCCTTGTCCGACAACATTCACTCCACAAAAAGGGGAAGCTTTGTCTATGAAGGTGGGTATTATTCTAGCAGGAAACGCTTTAACTACTTCTGGCGTATATTTAAACTGTCCTGCAGCATCAGAAACCTACTGTGTTTCGGGTCAAGAAAACTTCTTTGCTTCTTCGTCAAATACTTTTAAAATCTCACAAGTCACTTTAAATCTTGGAAGAACTCCTAAAAATTATATATTGGATTCTGCTACCTCAGAGCTAGAGTCGTTGTATAGATATATTGAAAGAGTTAGGTTATCGTCACACTTGGTTAATCTATATAGCAATACTACTTCTCATACAGGTATGTTGAACTATACACGCAAACTAAGTTCTACCCCTAGCTTTAATTTTTTACAAACAGATGAATCTAAGAGCTCTATCACGAACTCTTCTGCAGTCTACTACGTAGGCGGGAACACCGCTTTTACTTTAGGCAGTTTTGCCGCCGCTGCAAGAACTACTAATACCTCTACTAAGTTTAATTTCACAACTACTACAGCAACTCCTGTTGGTGTGGATACAGGAAACATTAACCTAGATGTCTTAGTGTCTTCAAACTTAGTCTAACTTAATTTAATTAAATTTAGTCTTGAGTAATAGGGATTTATTACTCAAGACTTTTAGATATGAATCTATAGAGTGCAAGCTCCCCCAAAACAACCATTCATGCTAGGTGTTTTAGATTCTTCACTTGTAGAGGCTTTCTCTCCAGCGTTTGTTTTAGTAGTATCTGTTTTATCGATACTATGTTTTTCTCCTGAACCGTCTTTAGTAGTCGAATAATAAAGAGTCTTAAGGCCCATTTTATACGCATAGAAGATATCTCCGACTAATTCTTTGTATTCGATAGGATTATAGTATAAATCAGCACTAATACTTTGATCAATGAACTTTTGAATTACGGCTACTAGATTTATATATGCTTTGTTAGAATAATCAGTATCCCAAGTTAATTGATAGCTCTTTTTATATTTCGAATAATCTGGGACTACCATTGGGATACTTCCTGAGTTTTTATTATTCTTAATAGAGATGTAAGCTCGCGGAGCTTCAATCCCGTTTGTTGCATTACTAATAATTGAAGACTTCTCGACAGGCATGATAGCACTTAACACCGTGTGTCTTAATCCATATTCCTTGATTTTGCCCCGTAACTCTTCCCAATTCTGTCTGAAAGTCTCTTTCGGGTATAGAATGTCTACTGTCTCTTTGTATTTGTCTATAGGCAAGATTCCATCTGCATACTTCGTTGTATAGAACGCAGCGCATTTTCCTCTCTCTTGGGCTAACGAGTTTGAAGCTTTCAATAAATAGTATTGTAGAGCTTCTGCCATATTATGAACAAGAGAGATCGCCTCTGGTGAAGAATATTTCAAACCATTCTTTGCAAGATAGTAAGCTAGATTCGAGACGCCAACACCTAAAGATCTATAATCTTTGCCAAACTTCTCAGCCGCAGGTATAGGATAGTTTTGGTATATCAAAAGGTTATCTAGAGCTCTAACTAGAATTCTTGTAGCTTCCTCCATATCAGTATCTAAGTCCTTGATTTTACCTAAGTTCACTGCCCCTAACGTGCATAATGCTATTAAACCTTCAGTATTCGTTTCATCGATTCGTTTTAAAGGTTTTGTTGGAAGTAGTATTTCCATGCAAAGATTGCTTTGATATACAGGAGCTATCTCAGTTTTGAATGAGCCATACTCATTACTATTGTCTACATTATGAATATAAAGACGTCCAGTCTCTGAACGAACACGCACAATCAAATCTAGCAAATCTTTTGCAGATATCGTGCGTTTCTTTAATGATTTTTTATTTTCATACTCAGTATAAAGCTGCATAAATTTATCTCTATTTTGGAAGAAAGCTTCGTATAGGTCAGGAACTTCAGAAGGGCAAAAAAGAGTAATATCTTGTTTTGTTTTTACTCTTTCATAAAAGAGTCGGTGCAATTGAACTGCATAGTCTAAACCGTGAATTCTGTTAGATTCCGTTCCTCTAGAATCTTTTAAAGGAATCAAGTCCTCGACTTGTGTGTGCCAAAAAGGAAAAAATACCGTTGAAGAGCCTTTACGGATACCTCCTTGAGAGCATGAGTTTGTAGCACTCTCCATGAGTTTATAAAAAGGGATGCAACCTGTGCTGTAACCTAAACCGCTACTTGTGATACTGCCATCTCCACGAATCCTGCCTAAATTTAAGCCAATACCTGCCCCCTTAGTAATATAACGGCCTATCGCATGGGCTGTTGTAAATATAGACTCAATACTATCGCCACAATCGATTAAAGTGCATGATGCAAACTGCTTAATAGGGGTTCTACAATTAGCCATTATTGGTGTCGGTAACGAGATTTTAAAAGTTGATAGTGCGTTATATAATTCAATAATTAACTTTAAACGTTTTTCTTTTAGCGTATCTGTAGGAGTAAATAAGGATCCTCGAGTATCCTCCACAGAGAATATTGTCATTGCTATGACCATGTAAGCAATTTGAGGTGTTTCGTAGTAGAGGTTTTTTGTTTTATGTTTTACTAAGTAGGACTCTGCAAATTCTTTAAGTCCTGCATAAGCAAAATCCAAATCCCGATCGTATTTGATTGCGCTGTTTAAAGTATCTATTTCTTCTTCTGAATAATTTTTAGTGAGGTCTCCACTATATACCTTTAAAGAAATATTCTTTTTAAGAATTTCCAAAAGGTGAGGTGGGTTATAAGCTCCGTGAGCTGCTTTACGTAAGTCTGTTAATAGAAGTCTCGCGGCAACATACTGGTAATCAGGGGCATCCTCTGTGATAAGATTGGCTGCTGCTTGAATTAGAGTGTCATGAATTCTTTTTGTGGGCATTTTGTCGTAGAATTGTAAACCTGCAGATACAGCTAATTGAGAAGCAGAAACGTTTTTTAAGTTACTGCAGGCCCAATCAATCATTGTATGTATCTTGTCGTAGTCTAAGGGCACTACATCTCCAGATCTTTTCGTCACGGTTAAAGATTTTTTATTTGTATTATTTATCATATTATGCTTATATTTATGTGTTAAATTGTTATAGTTATTTTAACGCTGACTCGACCTTTTGATGTCAGCTTCTAAGTCAGTGTTTTAGTATTACTTCCCTTTTATTTGGTTTATCGCCCCTACCAGTTGATTAACATTAGTGTAATTTCCTGATGAGTTGCCTCCTCTATTAGAGAGTTCTTCGTTAAGAAGCTCATTGTATATATGGTAGTCTAATAAATCCACTTCATCTATCGTTAAAGATAGATTAAAGTATCTTGCTAATGAGGCTTGCACATATAGAATCTGTCTTCTTGTTATCTCGTTATTTTGCAAGATATAGTGAGAAAATAAAGTCATCAAGTCGAAATCGAAAAGGAATTAACTCCTCTAAAGCCTTTACCTCTTGGCCAGTTGTGAGAGCGTTTCGCAGTCTATCAATCTCTTTTTGGATAAAATTTTTATCTACTCCTAAAGCTTTATTGGTTTGTAGTAACAAAGATTCATAATCTGTTGTGGATAAAGTGTTCAACTCTTCAAGCCTTTTTTCAAGATAGCTTATAGCAGGATTAGGCTCAAAAAGTTTATCAGTTACGAGAATCTCGTCTTTGATGCCGTGCTTGCTATATTGAATGAAAGTTGTTAATTTTTCGTATTCTGGAGAAGCTAGCTCTAAGTCCTCAACAAACTGTAACTGTTCCTCTGGAGTTCCCTTATTGATGTAACAAGCGAATTCCGTATATAAAGCTAATTTATCTTCAGACCAAGCAGAACCTTCTTCAAGACTCTGTAAGCGTAACTGTTCTTGGATAATTTCATAACTTCTAACTGTTAAAGGTATAAAAGGAAGACTAGTTAACTCGGGTAGCTTTTCTTGCAAAGTTTTATAATCTAAATCCTCTATTATCAAGTCCGTTATCTTAATAAGATGATGGCTATTAGTGTTTCCGTAGAAGGAGGTCCAAGTTTTACTATATTCTATGTTTCCCGGATAACTGTTGATTAACAGATCTGTAGTTAGAAAAATAAAATCGTCAATAGTTAAGTCTCGAACATCTAACACTTCTCCATTAAAGTTTGGTGAAATACAATTTTGAATAGCGTCAATTAAGTAGGTAATTGATTTTTGTTCTATATATAAGCGCAACTTAACTAAATCCTTAATCTTAAGTTTTCTATAAGATACTGGTGTTTTCTTTTTATAAAAAAACCCTCTAGAAGGTAAGCTAAGTCGGTTAAATTCAGTTGCACCTTCCTTAGCTAAACGCTCAATGAACATTGTATCTCCTGTGCCGTCTACACTTGGGGGGTTTATCGGGGGTTTTTGATTGATCAAAGGATTTGTTTTCGAAGAGGTTTTGCTAACACTCTTCTTAAATTGTTCTTCAGTTATTTGATTTATTTGCATAGATTTATTTGCATAAGTTTAGATTAATCTTACTAGTAGAATTAAATTCGTTGTATACGAATGTCCTCATAATTTTAGAGGTATAATTTTAATATACAATACTATTTTAGTTCTCATAATAATACTTAAAAATTACAACTATATTTTGTGCGAGATTCAACTAACGAAAACAAAAAACAAAACTCTAAGGAAAAACAAAAAAAGTTTCAGTGGAAAGCTTTTCTTCTGGAGAAAGGGTTAGGTATTCCTCCGGAGTTGTTACGGAAAGAAGGCTGGAAAGATTTACTATCTAGCGACATTTTGATCCGAGCCATTAAACCTAAAGCTTTAAAAAAGATTCAAGGGACTTTTGCTGAGTGGAAAAGAGATTTCTCAAGCGAAGTTACTGTCAACAGAAGGATCCAAGAGAATATACAGAGGAAAAGAATATCTAAAAAAAAGAACCTCGATAAGTATCAAGATACTTTTTCTTCATTTAGTAATGAGAAAGCTTCACTTTTTCAAGGTAATGACAGCGATAGATTAAAGGCTTTTAAATCCACCTTTTCAAACACTTCTTATCCGAGCGTAAGAGATATACAAATTGACTTTAAACCTTTACTTCAATCTCAACAAAGTTTATCCGATTTGGTTGGTAAAAGCTTCAAAGAAGTAAATACTAATTTAAAAGATATTCTTAAAGCGATCAATAATTTAGATTTGAGTTCTAGTGGAAGTCCTGGTTTCTTCCCCGATAACTTCTCTCCAGGTAAAAAGGGAAAAGGAACTCCTAAGAAGACAACGCTTAAAAGCAAGGTTGCTAAAGCCGCTAGCGTGCTTTTACCTTTTGCCGGTAAAGTTGCTACAGCAGGAGCTTTCATTGCACCACCGGCTATAGCCGCTGTTGATGTTTACAGAACGAGAGCCGCTCTTCAAAAGGCGGAAGATCTGGGCGTGCTTTCTAAAGAGCAAGCTGCTCTACTAAGGCAGAAAACTGCTATCGCTAAAGGCACAGCTGGCGCTGCCGGATTAGCTGGAGGTATCGCAGGAGCCTCCATGTTAGGTCCTGCAGGAGCCCTTGCAGGTGCTTTTGGTGGTCAATATCTAGGGGAGAAGGTTGGTAAAAGTTTAGGTGATTATTATACTCAGGATAAAATAGATCGTGAGTCTGCTTATTTAGCAACAGTAGCTAATATTGAAAGCGGTCTTTCAGCACAACCTAAAGCTACAGGCACAAGTAATGCGGCTGGCCTTTATCAGTTTATTCCTTCAACATGGCAAAGCTTAAATAAAAAATATAATAAGAATTGGGATATTAGTCCTGGCAATGACCCACGACTAGATCCTAAAAAGGCTCTCACGATGATGAAGCTACTCACTAGAGAGAATCAAACAATTTTAGAAAAAAAGTTAGGTAGAAAAGTCACAGACGTTGAATTATATGCTGCACACTTCTTAGGTCCTGAAGATGCTTCTAGACTTTTGCAGGTTTCTCCCGAGGCTTCCGCTACTACCTTGCTTCCAAAAGCTGCCGGAGCCAATCCGCAAATCTTTTATACCCCTGAAGGTAGAGGTCGGACTACCGGAGAGTTAAAAAACCTCCTCTCAAGTAAATATCAGAAAAGAGCTCTTGAATTAGGGATTACCTCTGATGTTATTTTACCTTCAACCTTACCTATCACGCCAATAACTCAGGCAACATTACCAACGGAGCAGGTTCTTAACGCTACACCGCCACCCATTGTTACTGAAAACGTTATACAAAGTGTTGCCAAAGCGGAAGGTCAGAAACTGACTCAAGATACTATCACGCAAAACAAGATTCAAAGTTCTTTAGAAAAACTCGCTACTAATTCTAATGCAACTTTTGAGCTACAAAAAACGCAACAGGCACAAACAAGTAAAGGTGCGCGTCAAGGCGCGTTATTCTTAGGGGGTGCAAATAATCAAAGTATAATGAGCGATATCAATAGTATACACTTTACGGACGGTATGTTATTAAATATCCTTTTATAATAGGTTCTACGTTAAGCTTTTTAAAGCTATGCAATTCAAAACATTAATTATAAATATATGTCACAAAATACCAATAACAATAATAATCATAATACTGACTGTAATTTGGTTATACCTTCTATAGAGCAACCTTCTCAGGAAGTTTTGCAGGTCTCTTCAGAACAAGAGAAAGAAAAAAATCTCTTAACTTTAGAAGAGACTTTGCAAGAAATCCGCTTGACTACCTCTCTACAGTCTGATGCAGAAATTGAAAATTTCTCTCAGCAACTCCTAACTCTGGTCAATCAATGTATACCTAAAGCAACCTCTACGTATGAAAACAGCCCTAAGAAGAGTAATGCGGATGCTTTAAATCTATTTATATCTCAAAGTAGAGAGATAGTTAACGACCTTCGCAGTGTCAGAAATAAAAGAGTTCAGGTCAATAAGATTGTTCAAGAATGTCTTTCGCCAGCTTTTACTACTATTAGGGACCAGCTTTTATCTGCCCCTATTGCGTATCAAGATCTTGGAGAAGCTCAATATATGCAAGAGGTTGATAATATTATGAAACTTCTTGCTAAAAGTGTTGTTGAAAAATTGAAAGAAACTCTTTAAAACTGTGAGAGGTTAGGGGCTTTTCCATGCACCCGTCCATACCACAAGACTTACAAGCTTCGATTACTTGTTCATATTTACTGGCGGTTAGTGCATAGATTGGAATCCTTTCTCGTTGATCTCTTTTTTCTAATAATCTTATTACTTTTGTTACTTCATAACCTGAGGAGAAGGGTAGAGATAAGTCCATCAATATTAAATCATATTCAAAATTCTGCTGAATAATCTTATGAAGAGCGGCTACTCCGTCTGTTGCAATGTCAACTGAATGTTGTTGTGCTTTCAAAGTTTTGTTTGCAACTAAGGCATTTACGTCGTTGTCTTCGCATAGAAGGATTTTCATAAAAGTAATAAGTAAGTAATGTTGTGATGTAGGTTTCCTTCAGGAAAATAACTTTTAATGTTTAGTTTATAAAGCTATTTATAGTTGTTATAGAAAACTCTTTCTTTTTAGAAAAATTAGATTTATAGATTAGGTTGTTTAGCTAAATTCTCAACATAATCATAGAAGGCGACAAGACGTTCGTCTGTGATGATTCTACTTGAAGAGAAAGGTTCTAAATATAAACCGTCGAGGCTTTTAACTCGACTTAAAGCAACGTAAGCTTGACCAGGAGCAAAACATCTACTTAAGTCCACATGCATACTTGAAAACGTGCACCCTTGAGATTTATGAATAGTTGTTGCCCAAGCAAGCTGCAGTGGATATTGATTAAATTCAAAAATAACTTCTTCATTATCATTCTCTATAGACCAGCTTTTAGTTTTAATTTCAAGAACGCTAGCGTTTTCGAATTTAACTACCGGGTTTCCGTTTGCAAAACCTTCAACTACTCCTAAAAGTCCGTTGATCAAACCCTCTTTTAAGTTTAAATTAAAGTTGAGCATGACTTTAGCCCCAACTTTTAAGGATAGGTTTTCTAAATCACTGAATTGCGATTTGTAGGTTTCGATGACTTCAGCACTCTCTCCTTCATACTTACCTTTGTAGAAGATAGAGTCTCCTGGCAGTTTTTGTAAAAATTCGTCATTGATACTTTTAGCCGCTTCTCTGCTTGAAACCAATCGGATAACATCTTGTGGATATTTTACTCCTATTCGTTGAGTTAGTATATTGTAAGACTCTTCTATGTTTCTCCCTTTTCGGATGTCTGATAAAACTTGATAGAAAGTGTTATCGTCTTTTTGCCTATAATTGGTCGTCAATAAGAGCACCTCTATTTCTGCGGCTTTCCAAACAGCACTGCCTAGACATAGTTGTTCTGTATTCTTTAAAACCGGTGGTAGTTGTAAAAAGTCTCCAAATAGAAGTAACTGTATTCCTCCGAAAGGTTTAATATTTTTTCGAAGCAAAACAAGAACTCTATGTAATAACTCAAGCATTCTATCTGATAGCATTGATATCTCATCAATGGCTAAGTATTTGCAAGTTAGAATTCTCTCGTAAGCATTGGAATCCTTCTGTATTGCATGCACAATTCTTTCAGCAGGATAAGAACCTACGCCAAGCTTAGCCCAAGAGTGAATGGTAGATCCTCCGATATTTAAAGCACTAATTCCGGTAGTCGCAGTTAAATGTAGATCCTTACCAAAATGTTCTTTCAGTTGACGCAATAAATAACTCTTACCGCTTCCTGCATTACCGGTTATGAATAGGTTTTTTCCTTTATCTAATCTTTGTAAGGTGTTTGCAAAATTGTCCATACTATATGAGTTTAAATTTAAATTTTAGTTATTGATAATCAAATTTTATTTGTTATAATAAAAAGATCAATAGAAATTTTAATAATTATATGCAAAAAATATATATCAAGGATAAATTATATATACCACAAACCCTTATTCCAGATCTCAGCCTTTTACAAAAACATTGGGATTTACCTGTTTTTGATGAAAGTCTCTGTAAAAGGTGTGATAATCGTCCACATAGAATTAACAATCAATGTCGTATTTGTCCAGGATTACAGCGCATTGTGCGGATGTGGGCGGTCAAGGAAGGAAATAATGGCTTGAAATACTATACATTACCTTGCGGGCAGATTAAACACACACTTGCTCGATTGAATATAGATATTAGTAACGTTCAATTTGAAGATCTGCGAGTTGATTTACCTTTTATACATCCTCTAAAATTCACAGGGACTCTCCGCAGAGGCGAGTTTGTTAATGGAGTGCCTACTGCTAACCAAGAATATCTTGTTCAAAAATGGCTTGAAACTGGTTACGGTTTAATTGAAGCTCCTCCTAGAACAGGTAAAACAGTCTTAGGCACTTATTTATCCTGCTTTCTTCAAAAGAAGACAATCATTACTGCACACCAAGAAGAGCTCTTAATGAACTTCTATAAAACTTATGTCAATATGACTAACCTTAAAGAGCTTCAAGAGCAGACTGGTAAACATATTGTAAAGGTAATTCAAAAAATAGAAGATTTTGAGCGAGAGGATTATGATGTTATTTTAGTCAACTATCAAAAGTTTATTCGTAGTAGCGGGGAAGAGCGCATCGAAAAATACTTAAAATCTAAATTCGCTTTTGTTATTGTTGACGAGTGTCATCAGGGGGCTGCGGAATGTTTTTCAAAATTTTTACACAAGTTAGCCCCCAAGTATACACTAGGTCTGAGTGCTACTCCTAAAAGAAAGGATTGTGTTGAAGAGAGGACACAAATCTATACGGAACAGGGGGTCATGTCTATGGGGGACTTGGTAGATTTACTTAAGCAGGGGCAAAAAATTCGTGTATATTCAAAAAATCTTGAAACTAATGAAATAGAGTTAAAACCTATTCTAGAAGTGCATGAAAAATATACTAACAGAGTTAAAAAAGCGCTTTTAAGTAATCGGGTTAGTCTTCTTACGACTACTGACCACTTTCTCTACTAACTTCTTTATTGAGAAGCAAGAGGTTTCTGATGTAAGGCTTGCTTTGTTTATTTTTAAAAGGTTTTTAGGATTGTTTATCTCTTGTATTTCTTTTCTGGCAGCGTCAATGAGTTTGATCTGCTTGTTAACATAATTTAATACAATCTGTATTCCTTCCTGATTTATCTTAGTCATTCCTTATCCTTATTTACGCTTTAACTAATAAAGTATTTTTCGTTATTAGCTGCCAACAAAGAAAACATCTAAAGCATTCGTGACATCTAAAGATGTATTTTCTACAGCAATATTAGAATAAGTTCCTGTAAGTAGCAAGGTTTCCGTAATAGGTAACGTTTGCACTACATTATTTGTAGTAGTAATTTTTATGACCGCGTTATTAGAACTCTTAATAAAACAAACCTTCTGAATAGCCCCTATTGTGTAAGTTTGTGTTCCAAGAACCTGAAAATTTTCTTGTCGTATCCTCGAGAGGTTACTAAAGTAGTTCGAAATATTAAAGCTACTCAACTCGAAAGTTAATTTAAGGCTTAAATCTTGTATTGACATTGTTAACTTTAATCTTTAAGGTTCACGGTTTGTAATTTTTAACAAACCTACGCACATTTTAAATTACGTTTTAGAAGGTAAATATTGTTTCTCGTATGAGTTTCTGCAATATTGCCTAAAAAATTAACTACTGCTATATTTGAACCGTATTGTGTGTTCAAAGCATTAACTGTTTTTAAAACATCTTCTTCTAGTAGAAGGGCGCAAGTTTTAGCTTCTGCATCGTTCTTACTACAAACACCTTTTAATAAAGGGAAAGCTGAATACGAACCTTTAATGACATCCAAAGTCTCTAAACAACAATCTTCAGTATTTAGTGCTAAAGCCATCTCTGCTACTGAATCTAATTCAGAGGAGACGTTTGAGTAAAGTTCTTTAAACAGCGCATGATCTTGACCAAAGAAGGCCCCTTTTGATAACCAGTGTTTTGATAAATAGAATTGACTCAAGGCTGTTAATTTATATAATAAAAGATGCATATAATAATAATAATAATAGCGAACGTATACTATTCGCAACTGTTTGAGATAAAATTAGATTGATTATCTATAAAACTTTTTAGTTATCTTTGAATAGTTAGTTTAATAACGCTTGGTGGAGATATAGTTGCGGCATCACTAAAACCTGTTGTAGAGCTTATAGGGTTTACTGGGAGCACTTCGTCTTTTATTTGCCCTTCTAAAGTTTCCGGTTGTATTGCAGCTCTATCTATAACATTACCTACTTGAAGATCTATAGTAGCCGAAAATTCCCCTATATAAATTTTTCCTTTTTCATCGGATAGGTCTAACTCTGGGTAACTTAAATCTTGGGTATTCGGATGAAAATGAAAAGGGAAGGGTGTTCCTGAATCATCTGCATCAACAACCCCTGAAAGTTTATTTGGGTAAAGTTCATACCAAGCAAGCAAGAATTCCTCGTATTGACTTGGTTCATTCGTAACAAACCAAAAAGTAATATTTAGGGTAAGAGGAAGTTTTATTGCTGTTTTAATTCTTGTATTGTCTAGTGCATTAGTAGCATATTCAATCTCATTCAACTGCGGGTAAGGTCTAGCAGTAATGTTGGATAAAGCTAAGCCTTTGTTTCTAGAAACTATTGAGCCAACGGTTTGTTCCTTGAGACTGGTTGATTTAATTTGATAACAAATAAAGGGGTAGTTAATCGTTGCTTCTTCTTTAAGAAAAGCTTGATTAAACATATCTTGAGGCGTATAAACCTGAGTATAGGAATAAACATCAAAGGACATAGACCTTTTTAAAAATAGGTCTAAATTGTTTAGAATTTTTGTAAGGGTATTTCTTATGATAGAATTACTCATCAACTTCTTGGGTTAACTCAATTGTAATATCGTCACTTCTAAAGCTTCCTCTATTGAAAGAACTTTTTACATAATCTCTACTAGGAGTTACTCTGCTGCGAACTGTAGAAGGTAATCGTAGACCTGAAGGAGAACCACTGTAGAATGTTTTTCCATTAGTGTCTAAAGTGTCTAATTCGATTTCAAAGTCACTATCAAAAGTTTTCGTCTTAAGAGAATCCTCAAAGGCTTTATCAATATCGCTTTCTAACAAGCGAATTCTCTCATCAGTGTATTGTGAAGAGGCTGTTCTATTCTTACGGACAGCAACATGTGTTTTAAACTTTGTTTCAAATCTACGCATTTCTTTGACTGGTTATTTATTTATAATTCTTATATAACAAAACGGAGGTTGATGAAGCCTCCGTTTTGGGTAATGTGGTGATATTCTTTTAAAGTTAGCTAATCAAACCCTTAACAACAGAACGTCCGTTAGAGACGATCATTGAAAGGATTTCATGATTTAACCAACCTTTACCAGTTTTGCCATTTTCAGTCATAGCTGGATTGTATTCAGTAACACTTAAACCAGATCTATCTGAATAAGCGCCATGGAATTCAGGATTACCTATAACATAAGCTTCACCTGCATTTAAAACTTTTTGAGTTGTAACGCGAGTAGCATCAGTTATAACGGTTAAACCTGCAATCTGTCCTAACATACCGGTTTCCAAAATTTGATAGTAGTGGAATAAGTCGATAGAAGTTGCAAGTGGGCCGTAGAAGTCTTTAACCAAGTTAGCAGCAATCAATAAATATTGAGCTGGGATGTTGGTGTTGTCTAATACCGCACGCATATTACCGATAGCTGAAGCAGTCAAACCTGTATTATAAATTTGAAGTTCATTACCGCTATTTAATGCACCGATAGTAGCGTCAGCAAGAGCTTTCCAACGTTTGTCTTCCTGAACTAAAACAGCTTCTTTCATTTCTGCTAGTTTTCTTTCAGCAAAGTCAGGAGCAGCCTGATGAACTTCAATAGCATCCATGAAAACTTTCACGATGATTTCAAACTCTTGTAAAAAGAATTTTTTCTCGCGTGTAACAACTGGAACAACGTTTACACCGCCAGCATCGTAAGTATAACCAATGATAGTTTTAGTATCGTTAGTTAACATAGGAAGTTGACCTTGAGTTACTGGAATTTGTTTCAAAAACTTACGAGCAAAGCCATCGCGTTGTGCGTATTCTTGAACCATATTAGTCATAGCAGCAACAGTTGTTTCTGCACTTCTCTTGTCATTGCTTTTAATAGCAGCTAACAATTGATTGTTCAAAGCTTTCAAAGCAGCTTTTTCAGCACTACCTTGATAGTTTTTGGTTGAAGCGACAGCTTGACCAGATGATAATGCTTGTAAGAACTGTTTTTGTCCCATAGCAACATCAGCTTTATCAGTAGCATTCATTTCACCTTTTGAGTTGAATAAGTATTCAGCTGAACCTTCGCGCTTCAACTCAGATGGATGTAGGCCCGCTTGAGCTTTATATCCTTTATTAAAATCTATTTTCATATTTTATAAAAATTTGTTGAGTTGTTATTAATTAGCTACGAAGTTCAATAGTCAAGAAAGGCTTGCTTACTGTTGGGATCTCTCTAACTAAAGCGTTTGGAATAGAAGTTCCAGAACCACTCTTAGTTAAGTATCCAGTAGTAGCAATCTTAATTGCGTTTGAATCTGACCAATCAGAAGTTGGATCATAGTTAGTAGTAACGATAATGCCTCTTGTGATGACGTTGATAACACCTAAGCTTGAAGTGTTATTCAAACCTGGGCGAATGTCGCCAAAGAAATCACGAGCTTCAAAAGCTGAAGGCGTGTAGCTGTAAACAACTTGAATTGATTTACCGCTGTGCGTGCCATCTACTGTAACGATATTACCAGAAACAGTAAATTGCGTAGCATTTACTGTATCAGCATGATAAGTCAATACAGTTGAAACTCCTAAAGCCGTAGTTACAACAACTCTCATTTCTGAACCTGGAGCTACTGGGGTCTTCGAAAGAGTGAAAGTGTAAGGACCAGAGGCAGGAACAGTTCCTGCATCTACTTTGTTCAATTTAGTTGGGAGAACACGGTGTTGGTAATAAGAAATACCTGCAAAAACGTCAGTGCTAGCGGTAGAGCCTTTTTTAACTTTAGCAAGACCACCCTCTAAAGGATACTTGAAAGTTAAAGCTAGACCTTCTTCGATAGCTGAGCTTAACTCGCTTTCAGCGAGATTGTAGGATCTTACTACTTCAGCACCAAACCCATAACCTGGAAAAATCATAGTTGGAAAAATTTAAATTAAAATAAATTAAAGCGTTCCTTTTCGAATCGCTTCGATAAGGGTGCTTACAACACTATCTTCTGATACTGAAGAAGTGTTGGCTTCTACTGAATGCTCGAAAGTAGCTTCAGTTTTTTGTGCTGTATTAGAAACAAGAGCAGAGTCAGCCTTATAAGCAGCTTGATTCACGAAGTCTCGGACTTCTTTTCTTGCATCGGGTGTCTTCTTAAATAAAGACAAAGCTTCTTCAAAGATTGTAGCATAATCTCTGAGAATGCCTTTCACAAAAGCTTCTTCAATTAAAACTTCACTATTCTGTATTCCTACAGATTTTAAAGCTTCATTTAAAATTGCTTTTGTTGAAAGAGATTTTTTATGACCTAAAGAGCTTTTCTCTTGTAGGTTTTTACAATACATGACTGCAGCAGTAGAGAAAGCTTCTCTAAAGTCATTAAACATCTGTTTTTCTTTAGCTTCATAAACATCTTGCAAGGCTTTAGTGGCTTTGACTACATTAGAAGCTACAGCCGCTTTCTTGGTAATTATAGGAGCACTAATTGCTTTAATTCCAAAATCCTTCAATCTAAAGTTTGTTTCTTGAGATTCGCAGGCTGTTAAAGCTGTGTGTAAACTTTGCATAAATAAATTTCGATCGGTAAAGATCGCTTTAACTCCATCAGACGCGCGTTGAAAAGATGCTGTTGCAATAGGAACATGCTTAACCATTAAGTAGTAGGTAGGTAACTCTTCTCTAACTGAAGAAGCAACCAACTCTATTGAATCACTATATCTATCATCAGCTAAGAGGTTAGCAAGATTATAAGATAATTGTTTATCTTGTAGAGCTTCTTCAACGGTTTCTGGAAGTGAGTCTAGAGTTTCATGCAACTCAGAAGGTATCTGTGAAACATCTAAATCCTCTGGTGCAATAATTACAGACTCAGGATCGTTTATTTCAATTGAAACTTGAGGATTGTCTAAAGAAGTGGAAGGCTCTGAATATTCAATGCTGTTATCTATTTCGTCTTCGCCAGGCGTTTCAATTCCTACGGGAAGAGTTTCTATATCTTCAAGAGTATCCATAACAAGCTGAATATCGTTATCTTGTAAACTATCTTCTAAATCAGAGTCATCAGAACTATTTATTGAAGTATCGTTAAAGGACTCTGCACAATGTTCTGCGCTGATGTCTTCTAGTGTTGCTGAAGTCTCTTTTGTTACTTCTTCTTCTGAATCATTATCATTTATTTTAATAATAATGCCTTCGGATTCATCAGATTCATCCATGTCAATAACATCTTCATCAGATTCATCCATGTCAATAACATCTTCATCAGATTCATCCATGTCAATAACATCTTCATCAGATTCATCCATGTCAATAACATCTTCATCAGATTCATCAGATTCATCCATGTCAATAACATCTTCATCAGATTCATCCATGTCAATAACATCTTCATCAGATTCATCAGATTCATCCATGTCAATAACATCTTCATCAGATTCATCCATATCGATGTCTTTTATATTAGTTTCCATATCAATATCGATATCCTCGAGCGTATTATCAGAATTTGGAGCAAAATCGTCTTCTTCGTCGCGAAGCTCTAGAACGATGTCATCTTCTTGAGTTTTCATATCACGGGCCCTTGTATATTTTTGGAATTTACGGTTAAGCATATATTTTTGTGTCTTTTACATTTAGAAACGTTAAATAAACCATTTAAACGTTTCGGTATAAAATTAATTAAGTATTTCTAATACTTAAACTGTTTGGTTTAAAATTAGTCAGAGTCTTATCTTTAGCTAAGTTTGAGGAGATATTCATTTTGAGCAGACACGTAGGCGGGAGTCTCTACAGCACTAACTTCAAAACCACATACATTGACTGTTTCATAGTAGCCTAGTTTTTTTCCATGCTTGGTATCAAAGACGGTAAAACTAGGATTATTGATATCTACGTGATTGCACCCCCCAGCTTCAAAACTAGTTCCACATATACTGCATACATAGTCGTCTACATATGCACCCATACTGTAGGTTGTTAGATCTCCTCTCAAAATCCTATTGTATAACTGGGTATCTTTGGTTCTATCAAAACCACATAAGGTAGTAAGTTTGTATAAATTTCCTACGGAATTTTTAATCGGCGACATAGAAGTTGCGAATACAACACCTTTAGCTTTTTCGTAATCTTCGTTTGCATGCTCGTAGAATGTAGGAGCACCTTCCCATGTTTGATAAGCTACTCTCTTGACATGAGGATTTGGATTAAAAGAGGTTAAAGCATGATAAGGAAAAGCTACACCATTTCTGTTCGGCAAGTCCGAAGGCATAATAATCACAGGAACGCAGATATAATCTTCTAGCTTAGGGGATATCTTGTATTGTTCTGCAGCCAAAGCTAACCAATTTCCTATAGTCGAGGCATTCATAGTCTCTGTCACTACACTAGCAGTTGATTTTTTTAAAGGTCTAGTATTATTACCCTTACGCGTTATAGAATACATATCAATAACGTTATCCGATTGCTCTCCTGGATGACTGAAGCATGAATATTTTCCTACTGTTCTATTTTTATGTATTTTCATATTTAGGTTACTTTGTTAATGAGATATCAAACTCTTTTTGAAGCTGTTTCATTAAATTTTTATATCTCGGGCTATTTAAAAACATGGCAATGTTTCTCGCTTGCTTTACCTTTGCTTGAGGACTTAAAGTTAATGCCTTCTGAATAGGTTTAGGGTCAAACACTACTCTCCTACCAGTAACAAAACTTTTACAGACTTGTTCTATATTGTTTGTAACTGTTCCTCCTAGCATGTATGTCTAATCGTTATTATAAGTTAAGTCTGCGTTATTCAAAGTCTTTAAAATTCTATTTAAAGCCTCTTGGATGCCTACGTGTTCTTCAGAGTCTTTATCGATTAGATTAATAACTTTACTAGCTAAAGTTTTAGAGATGTTTTCAGATAGAGATCTACTAATTAAGTGTTGCGCGTCATATAAATGATCGAGACATTCGTTTAATGCATTTCTCGCTTGAGTTAACATTATAACAGCTTCATCTCTTACCTCTCCTGGATTAGAAGACTCATCTACTCTAGCTCCTACCTTAAGAGAAGCATAATTTATCGGAGCTTTCAATTCTTCTTCGGATGCGTATAAAATATAATCTTCATCACTCTCCATATCACTTAAGATACTGTCGGTTCGGTTTTCTAGAGTCAAGTATATTTTAGGATTTCCTTGTATAGAGTGTTTATTAAAAAAATCTGAAATTATTTCAGCAAACTCCTCTTCAAGCATTGATAACTCTTCGTCGGTAGCTTCCGCGCCAAAATCATCTATAATTTTGATTGCTAAAGCTCCGCGAGGCTTAACATCGATTAAAACATCTTCAACTCCTAGCAAAGTTTCTAGTTTTTGTTGTATTATTTTATAATTCATATATTGTCAAATTCTAAAGTGTTTATGTATATGTTAAAAGAGTAAACTTATATAAAATTAAGTAATAAAGCTCCTAGCCATTCTAGATAATTCTTCGACTTGTATGTTCTTTGTATTCTTTATTTTGTTTTATCACTTCTTGTTTATCTCTTTCTGCTAATTGTGTAGCTAATATGGTATTTACTTTTTCGTCTATTCTTCTAACCTCTTCTTTTGAAGCTTTTCTACTTCCAGTGGCTGTTTGTATTAAAGGAGTAAAAGCAGATTGCACACTATCGCTATTTAAATCTCCTATCTTTTTTCTGTTCTTCAAACCAATAAGATTTAGACTTGAACCTTGAAATAGTTGAGGGTTCTCATTAGAGCTTCCTCTTTTAAGGCTTGGTGTTTGAGGGTTAACCATTGTTGGCGTAGTTGGGGTTAAAGGCACTTCAGGAGTCTCAATAGTAGCCTCCTTACCTTCTTCTGAAATACTTAAATCTTCAGTAGGAACTTCAGGAAAGAGGTCTTCCGAGTTTTTCTCTTCTGTATTTTCTTCTCCAAAGTCAGAATCCTCGAATTGAGATTGATAATCAGAAGACTCGTCTGTTTGAAAAGTCTCTTTATATTTTTGTGCTCTTATTTCAACAGCCTCTTCGGGAGGTGTATCATACTCTCGCAATAGGTCATCGACATCAACGTTTGCTGCAGTCAACCACATTCTATACGGTATAGGTATCCCTTGCTCTTTTAACGCCATTAAAGTTTCCATCCAGTCTTTATCTACACGAGGTTTCAAGGCCTTGTGCCACATGATGGTTGGTATTTGGTATTTATCTTTCTCTTTGCGGGGTCTTTGAGAGAGCAACGGGTCATTTCGTAAACTTTCTTCTTCTATTCCTAAAACAATGTTAGAAGCTGTTACTTTATTGTTAGAGGTAGCTGTTTTATCTTTTAGATTATTTTGCTTTGCAAGATAAGGAAAAATAGTTTTATAGAAAACTTGATCTGTAATGTAAGTTCTATCCCATAGTAATTGTTCAGAAAATACCGATAGAGCAGATTCCATACTTGCGTAATTCATTTCACCACTTAAGAATTGCTCATTTATGCCTAAGGCAACGATTTTCCCTCTGTTAATAAAATCGGATATTTCGTCCCAGCGCCAAAAATCCGTAGGGGTTCTTATTTCGTTTGTTTGAACATAGTTGTGTGTTGCTACTATTGCATCTGTAGGATCTAAATTGGCGGTTTTAAATGCATTACTAATTTCTCCCAGCGTTTCTGAATTAGGAAGAATAGTATCGTTACCAATCATTATATGCAGAATACTTTTTAATCTCTTTTCAGCTAAATCTAAAGTGCCTCTGAAAATTCTTTTTTCATATTCATAATACTTTAAAGCTCTTGCGAAATAAGATACTGAACGTTTAGGAGAGTAAGATAGATCATTTCTTTCAATATATAGCGTTAGCTCTGGATCTAAAGGAATTCTAAAGTCGTCTCCGCAGGTATCTATAAAAGCTTTTAATCCTTTGTTATTATCTAGATATTTTGTAACTCTTACATCACCAGATTTTACCTTAGCTATAAAGGCTTTTAAGCTATCATCTAGATTGTAGTCAATGAGCGGAGGATCATTTAACACAGGGGTATCTGTTAAATCGCATCTATCTAATTCAAGAGGCAATAAGCCTGTGAATTCTTTATCCTCTGGGTCAAACAGTAACGACTGTATGCCATTTCCGTATACAAAGTAATCCGCTAGAAGCCTACGCAATAGGTTTAAAGGTTTTAGATTCTCTAAGGATCTTTCATACACTCTTAAAACCTCTGGATCTGAAATACCACTTAAAGTAAAATCGGAGAATGGTAATTCTGATCTCAAATCTGCGGCGGTGCCACAAATATTATCAAAATAATACATGTCCTTATACTTTGTTCTTAATATCGTTGGATTAAAAACATCAACGAAGCCGTCTAGAAAGTTTGTTGTTGCGTGTTGTGGAGATGTTGGATTTGCAAAATTGACTTGTTGTTGGTATGAGGTCGCATTATAACTACCGCCATAAAAAGCTGTAGTCTTTAACGGTTGTTCTTCTCCCTTCTTCAAAGAAATTACTTTAGCTGTTTCTGCTTTTTCTCTATCAACTTTGAGAAAACTCTTAGTCCCGTTGGTAGTTGTGACCATCTTGTATTGACCTATTTTTTCAAACATTAAGTTTTAATCCTAGTTAAATTGTTATCTCTTATTTGTCTTACTCTTCCTGAATTAACGGTAGACATATTCTTTCATTTACGTCAACTAAAGCATAGAAAGGGGTCTTATTGTGTGAACCGACAAGAACCTTTTGCAAATTCAACCCTTTGATAAGAGTATCGTAAGCAGTTGTAGTTGCGGCCTTAGTAGTTTTTTTATTATTTATATTTCTATTATTTAAGCTTTTATTCAAATAGCCAGTAGTTGTATTCCTGTCCTGAGATTTTGTTGTTGCAGTTGCAAAACTCTCTTTGAGAAGAACGTCGTAATAATGATAGTGCATATAATAAACTTTTTATTCTTGTTAATTAAGATATTTTAAAATTAAGAGTGTAGTAGATACAAACACCTACATAACTACTACACTTGTTCCTGTATATTTGGGTGTTCCTACGGCCTGATTGCTTGTTCCTCTAACAGACTGCACATAAGCAACCGGACCTCCTTGATTCAAAACAGGAGAGTTATTCTTAAGTTTCTCTCGGTATTGAGGGTTATTTAAAATATGAGCCATTAAAACGTTAGCCCTAAAAAGATCATCTGTTGTCTTTTCTCCTTTCTGAACTGTTTTATTTATTTCATCCACCACTGTCATACATTGGAAGAAGAAGTGTGTTATAGGGAGGTTGTAATATATATGAGGGTAAGAGTCTTCAGGGCAGGAAAGAAGTAAGTTCATACCACTAAACTGTTTCGTATCTTCTAGGGCAGGAAAAATCATCTGACTTGATAACATATTTTGCTTGTAGACATAGAAGTCTTCATACTTCAAAGAGTATGTCAATACTTCAATACCGCTTAGTTGCTTTAACTCTTGTAAAAGTGATACAGACTGCCATCGATCAGCAGTCACTAGTTTAATGTTTAACCGCTCAATTAAAGGTTTAATAACTTGATCCTTAAGAGCTAAAAAGTTTACTTCTGATTCTCGTGTTGGTATAATCTCACACAATCCCTCTGTAATAACTTTGTTAGTTTGCTCATCAAAATAACCAATGGATATTGCTGTCGAGTTATTCTTCAAACCTAAATCTAAAGCTAGAACTCTCGGTAGTTTGTTATCATATTCTGCGTGTATGTTAATCGTGTAAGGAGAACCTCTGTCACCTATAGTGTAGTCAATGGTTATTAAATTTTTTAAATGCTTATGAAAATTATCTTGTAAGAGGCTTGGATTATCGAAGAAGGGGTTCTCACTTAGAGGAGGTCTAGCGCCAAAATCTCTTTCTGCTTCGTTTGCATTATCTTTAAACTTAGACTGAATGAAAGCGCTCTTTCTAGAGAACATAGGATTAATATCCCACGTCGGATAGACTACAGCGTAACGCCTAAGCTGTCTAGTTTTGTTTTCTGGCTCCTCTTTCTGTTTTGTTATATTTTTCACTAAGGTGCATATTTTATCTGTAGCATGAGAAGGGCTAGAGATATTGACGAAGAGTGGAGTTGGTAAGTCTCGGTGTCTAGAATTTAAAGTTTCGAAAGCAGTGTTAAGGGTAGCCATTCGGTTATTTAGGGCTGCATATACTTCATCCGCTGTGATTACTCTCCCTTCAGTGTCCTTTGCCTTTAGAAATCCTATCTCGTCTATTACACCTATGAATCCAGTTCTTCCTCTGAGAGCTGAAGGTCGTGGAGCTGCCATATTTAGTTTCAAATTTTTATGAAAGAACTCTATTGTTTCGACTTTATCGATGTCTACAAGCTTTCTTCCATACTTTCTACCATAAAACTTTAACATATCACAATACGAAGTGAACCAAGGGGATGCTTTAATGATATTGACTAAGTAGCCCCAAGTGCTTTCTTGAATTTGACTTTTATCTAAGGCAACGAAGGTTCCTAGAAAAATTGTAGGCTTTGCAACACTATAAGCATCAGCTACACAAGGTAATTTTAAAAACCTGTGTAAGGTGTAGGCTGCAAAAATTGCTGCCATAAGAGATTTTCCACTTCTTTGACCACAGAGAGCTGCCAACTCTGTATTATACCAACTTTCGTGAGTCTTCACAAACTCACGTTTTTCAGTTTTACATTTCGGGCAAACTCCATGCTCAAATAAAGTTACTCTCGTTAAAATAGTCTCGATCGAGTCTAGAACTTCAAAATTGTTTGCAACATAGTTTAGATCTGAACATTTAGGGCAGTATTCAGTGAATAAATTTAAACCTATACCTAACTGCCTTGCAAAAAGACCTGTCGCTCCAAGATTTAAGAACCTTCTACTGAAAACAAACTCGTGTAAATTTTTAGCTAGAGGAAAATCATCTTCAGGAAGACTTAATCTCAAAGTATCGTCTAGTAAGTAATTACTATAATCCTCGTCGCTGTTTTCGAGATCCCCGTTTAGATCAAACAAAACCTCTTTTTTCTGCTTTGAATGTTTTTTCGACTTCTCTTTAGAATTTGTTACTTCGGGGTTAAAATTTGTGTCAAGTTTTTCATTAGATTTCTTTTGTAGGCTAGGAGAGAGTCCTTTTTCGTTGCTGCCTTCTTCTCCTTTCGTTAACAATGCTTTATCTTTATTGCTGAGAAAGTTAACACAGCCTTTTCCTGCTCGCTTCTCTTCTCTGTGGCATGTCCAGTAAGCACTGCAAGCTAAACACGATTTTGTTGAGATCTCTATCTTTTTAATACTATCCATACTACTTTTTAATACCTTTAGTGTTATTACTCTCTCTTTTAGAAGTGTTATGAGGTTTAAAGAGATTTTGTTTAAGTAGGAGTTCCTCTAAGGTGTTCAACTTTTGAACGATGTTGCTTTTAAAACTCGTGTCCTCTGTATCTATGATACTTTTGTCGAAGCCAAAGTAGTTAAGCAGAGCCTTCCTGTAAAGTTCAAATTCTAATTCTTCTACCTGTGACTCTTTCTCTCCTTTAGTCAATAACTTCAAAAACAATATTGATGTTTTAATGTCAGCAATTCTATCAACAACTCTCTGCAGAGCTTCTACTTTAACCTTAATATCCCCGAGGTTAAAATCGATTCTTAAAGCTTCTTCAATTTTTTCCAGTCCTCCTCGGAAGCCTAAAATGACGCTGAAAAGATCTAATACTTCCTTGAACACTCTATCTTCATTTCCACTTACTTTTGAATAAACACTCTCTAACTCAATTTTTTGGTTTTCTTGCTCTTCCGATTTTTTTCTTTTTGAGTTTTTTTGTTTCTCTGATGCTTCAGTTATTTTTTCTTCTCGCGAATCTTGTTCGTTTCCTGAGTGTGCCTCAGATTTAACTCCTACAACTCCTCTACTACGAGTGAAACCTTCATTCAGCATGTCAAGTATTTGGTTATCGATTTTTTTTAGAGTTAATTCGGTATCTTCAGAACCATTTCTGTTATCCATATAATATAAATTAAAGTTTTTCTTTTTCTGTTATTAATAGTAGTTTAAATAAAATTCGTTAATCCTTAAAGAAAGATGTTCTTCTACTAACGTATTTTGCATCTCCTTTATTTTCTCCCTCTTTTGCGTATAAATGTTGTTTTCCTTCATCATCACTAACCTCTGAAATTGTCATTGTTGAAAAGTTCATTTTGATATAGAAGGGGAAAGCTTCCGCCATTCTTGCTTTCTTCTGCTCGATTTCAACAATTCCGGATTCCCTACCTTTCTTTGTCATGACCCAGCTAAACGCATTGTTTGCATGCTCCAGCATACCCTTACTGTAACGTAATTCTCCTTCTTTATCGACTTGAGCAAGAGCAATAACCTGGATATTATTATCTGCAGCAAACACTTTACAAAATCTGGCGGCTTCCGACATTTTTCTCCACTGGTCTTCACCACCAAAACCTTTAAGCAATCCTAAATAATCTATAATAATAACGTCGTAGTTGAAGGGTTTCAACCCGTATAAAAGCTCCTCAATAGTTAAATTATTCATCTTGCATTTATAGTCTTCGCAACCGCCTACCTCTAATAATCTATCTTGATACTTTAAAAAAGTTTCTCTTGCTCTCTCTTTTTCCCGTTTCGTCAGGTTTAATATATTTTTTAGACTCGTTAATGTTAGCCCCGTGACAGAACTAAATCTTCTCTCCATCAACTCAAAATCATCCATTTCAAGACTAACTAAACAAACGCGAAGCCCGGCTTCTGCCTGCGTCTTAGCCATATGCAAAGCTGTCAAACTCTTACCTCCACCAGTTGAAGCGGCTACTAAGGTTAAACCTCCTCTAGGCAAACCTTTATTGATTGCATCAAATTTAGCAAAACCTGTTGGTATATAAATGTTATCTCTACTGCTAAGAATTTTGTCGATTAATTTACCGCTTTCTTCCTTATCCGTTACCTTCAATATGGAAGATATAAAATCGTCGTTGTTTGTGTTTAAAGCACTTAACTTATCACTTAAAGATTGAACCACTGATTTCGTATCAAAAGCTCCTTTGATTAGAGTCTCTCCTAGAGAACTATGAAATTCGTGCAGTTTACGCTTTTTTTGATAATCTACAAGCTTTTCCGTAGCCGACCTACAGCTATCTAAATCTGTAATAACTGGCTGTTCTCCTAAATAAAAAGCGCTGGCCTTCAAAGCACTTTTTATCTCAGAAGTAATGACAGGATCATGTAAGATGTCTATATCATTGGGCAGTTTGTTTCTTTCTTTTACTAATGTTTTTATCCTAACGTATACCTCTCTCCAATGAGGAATATAAAACATATCCGTTTTGGTTGTTCCAAGCAGAAAATCTCTTACTTGTTCAGGACCTTTTAGAAGAGATAAAATCGCTAACTCCTCTAGATCCGTATCATATAATATTATTTCGCTATCCATAAATTACTCCATTGAAACTATTAAACCTTCATCTAAAAATAATCCTGCCTCAAAAGTAGTGTTTAACACCTGAGAAGCTACTGCTAAAGGATCGAGACCTGCGGCTAAAACTATTATATCTATAGGTTTTTGGGTAGCACTATATAAATTCAATATATCATTAAACTTTTCTAGTTTTAATTTAGAACTGTTCAAAGTTAAACCGTCTAGAATTAAAAGCTCACAATTACCCTTTGTTAGTCTATAATCTTCAGAGTCTCTTAGAATGTCATCAAAACCTCCTTTAACTGTATGCCATAGAGGATTTCGATATTGAAAATCTTTTTGCCCTTTTTTTGCGTTAGCTGCTACCGAGAAAAACGCAATCAATCCAGCAAGGAAACGAGCCTTCTGAAAATCTGTCACTCCTGCTATGACATACAAATCATTATAAAGTTTCTCAGAGGAGGGCTTAACTACTTTTTCTAAAACTTGTTCTAGAAATTGTAATTGTTTCTCTGAGGAAACTGTTAATAATCTATTATCTCTCTTTCCTCTTTTTACATACTCATATTTATACTCTAAAAGAGAGGTCCGCACGTCGAATGCAGGACATGAGGTTAAGTGCCTTATAGGAAAGTCATTAACTGCTAAAGAATCTATAAGCTTCTGAGATTTACTGTCTGAAAAGAGCTTATCTCTTGCATCTAAATCCTTACACCAATTCATAAAATGCGTTAGTTTAACACTACGAACACTCTCATTCGAGTTATTACTAGCTGTTTTCATTTCTTTTAATTACTTTTATTCTTAATTTTACTGTAAATATAATTCTAAAGAAGTAAATTAATAAATCAATTAAAATATGCCTTTATCTACTAAAGAGCTTGTTCGCAATATTCCTAGAGAGCCCGACGCTAGAAATGCTCGATACGTTCACGTTTTTGCTCGAAAAGTTTTAGGGGTAGCCTCTTATTTATTTACTACTGTTACTAAGATTCCAGGAGACTTCACGAGAAAACACCGAATATGGATTAAAGACTTGAACGGCAAAGATGTAATGTCTACAAATAATGTTTGGGTCAGCTGTGATTGTGATAGGTTCACTTATGCTTGGGAAGTAGCTTTAACACGGAGAGGAGCTTCTTCTGTTCGTTTTAGTAATGGAGAGCCTCCTGTTAAGATTAATCCTCGTATGCATCCAGCCGCTTGCAAACACGTCTACAGGGTTCTTGCTGATATAGCACAAAATAAACGTAAGAACTCTAAAAAGAAACCTCCTCTATAAATAGAAAGGTTTCTTTTCAAAAATAAATCGATGCTCTTATGTTAGAGGTTTTTGTTCTATGAAATCTTCAACAACTTCCTCGATACGAACAGGAAGCTCCTCATTTAGTTCACGGACAGTGCGTTTTACTAAGTCTTCCTGATTTTTTAAAAATTTTAAAACTTTTTTCGCAAAATCCGCACGTAGTTGTAAATCTTTCTCTGTGATATCATTTTCCTTAACATAGTCTACAGAGATATTTCTAAAGTCCTCTAGATCAAAAGGACGAAGCAAGTCAGATACATCTATACAAAACCAACCACCACTTCTACCTTCGGCTACTACGGTTAACTCTTTACCTGTTAACTTTTCCCACAAATTTTGAACTTTAGTTTTTGTAGTATTAAAAGTTTCTACTAACTGACGTTCAACTTCACTAGCAACTAACATGTCAAAATCTCTCTCTGTTATTGAGCCTTCGTAGTCCTTAAAATCTGGTGAAGAAAATAAATATACTTTTTGGTTAAAAGCTACATAATTAGTGTGTCCATAACGTCTTTGATGTTCTTCAATATATTCGAATAACTCTTCTATCACGGTATTTGTATACTCTAGAGAAGACTTCAAGCTAGATTTAACGCTTTTAATATCTCTCTTCATTACTTCTACCTCTTTTTTGATTTTCTCTTGGAGCTTTGTTGAAAGAGAAGTTAATAATATTTCATGTGTCATATTGTTTGTATTTTGAAAATTTTAATTAAATAATACTAATTTAAAATTAGAGACTTTTGTTTTATGAATAAATTCGCTTCTCTAGACCTTCGAGACTGTAAACCTGATAAGACTCTACTCTCTGGATTTCTAACTCTAACCCAGCGACTGAACTCCGAGTATATTTTTCCCTCTAAGGTGTTTAGTCTTTGCACTTGTGTATCTCTTTGTATTTTTACCTGCAGATAAGAATCTATTAGTGCCCGTAGTTTCGAACTTTTAAAAGCGGCTTCACCTATATTATAAGTCAAAGATATTAAAGACGTTAGTTGGCTTACGTCAAGAAGTTCATAATAACTATAATACTTGTCTTTGTTTTCCGGGCTTGTTATTCTATAACTTTTGAGGTTTTTGATAAGTTTTTCAACTCGCTCCTGGAGAAGTTTTCTTGCTTGTTCCTCTGTTATACGCCCGTGCATAAACTTTAAGTCTTTCTGGAGTTTAACTCCTACGGTTTCACCATAGCCTATAGTTAATACTCCTGCGCCGCAGTTATAGGCACGGCTTCTAAAACCTTCTTCTTTCATTAGAAAGGCTGTAGCTCTATCCAACAAAAGCTCTTGTTTAAGTCTCAAAGCTTCTAACCTTTGAGATTCCTGTTTGTAGTTTTTAACTAAAGGAAGAATTTTATAAAAAACTAACCACGAAGTTAGGAGGATCATTAACCCTGACAAAATGAGATAAACTTTATGCATACAGATTTTATTATTTATGTTATTGTTGGTTTTATATTATTTGTTTATTTTTTAAAATCCAGAAAAAGAAGCTTGATTCGAAAAACTATAGTTTTATAATTATATACTATCAATGATTAACCTTATTTAAATATATTATGGCTATACCTTTTACTTCTACATCTACGTTGAACTCTATTCCTCAGATAGAAAATTTTGTATTCGATAATATTGAAAATTATATTACTTCTTTGCAGAAGGAGTATCAAAAAAACCCTGCACAGAGATTCTCACGAATTTTATCTAATGTAGGACACAATGTCTATTTCTTACCTAAAGAGACATTCTTAAGTTATTTGTTAAACACCGATATAGAGTTAACTGCTTATCTCAATAAAGGTTTTTGTCTTCTTACACCTATTAATCTCAAAGACTTTATCGGTAGAATGTATGAAGTTAATTATTACCCTCGGGGTGTTAGGCTAGCACAAAAGAATCTTAACATCTTAGGACACATCTTCATTGTTGATAAAGAAGATTTGTATAAAGACAACACTTTTAGTTTGCTTTTGGAAAGAAGCTTACATTCGTTTGACAAAGGTTTGTTGCAGGTAAATACTACAGCGAAAAAGACTTTAGTTGAACTTTCTAAAGGACTTTTCATCTTAAGCACAACAACCACAGATAAACAGGCATTAATCATCAACAACAATATTCAAGACTAACATTAATTTCTTTTTTATGAGCATAGATCGCGTTTTTTCCTTCTTGTATCAAGACCCGCGTTACATCGATTTCTATAAATACTACGAAAGAATCAAAACAACTATTAATACCGTAACCATCGAAATCGAAGTAGAGGAGAGACTCAATAAGAGGGTCCGCCTCCGAGAGTTAACTACTGGAGAGGACATAGACTACGCTCTTCTCAAAGATACTATCATAGTAAATTCTTCTGAAAGTCAAAGATTGAGATCGCGTCTTTGTCACCTACGCATAGAGGTTTTCTCTAAATTGAAAACTCTTAGAGAGAGGACAGAAACTCTTAAAAAATATCTATTTATTTCTTATAAAACCGATTTAGATAGTTTTGGTTTGAAAACACAAGCAGATAAGAATTATATTCTAGACTCTTGCTTCATTGATGTTACGCAGTTTATCTGTGAATTAGAAACGCTTGAACAGTCGTTGGTTTTCTTTATTGAAGATTTAGATAAGAATTCCTGGACTATGAAAAATCTAACAGATTTATTAGAGTTAACTTTCCGGGCGAAGATATAACTAGATCTTACTTGAAGCCTTATTATATTCTTATCTATAAGTGTCTCTAATTCGTTTGAGGGGTTTTAGTAACTGTCTTTCAATTTCCTGTGTCGATGTTTCTAACAAATCTGTCATGAGAGTATTGAAGTAAGAATAGTTAAACTCTTCTAAGCTTCTTGGCACCTTATACAAGTCAAGGATTCCTTTGTTGAGACTATAGAAAGTTCTGAATTCTGTCTTCTTTAACTGCCGTGCTTTAATTAGGCCTTCCTGATGAGTATCTCTGAAAAGTAAGGCTTCTTCTACTCTAACTATGAAGTCATCATAGCGGCTTCTTACCTGTCTAACTACACCACTGAAATTATATTCGGATATAAAATTAATATCTACTCCAGAAGACAAGACACTTGTTTTAGGGTGATCTGATACTCTTACTTGAAAATATCTTCTTGAAAAACAGGATTCATAGAATCGTTTGATTTCTATGTTACTAATAGAAGGACGCAACTCTATCTCAAAGGTAAAGTAGGAGGATTTGCCATAAGCATTTTCATAATTCTCAATCGGTTTTACGAGAGTAATTTCGTATTTTGAACCTACGATATCTTTTAAAATTGCTTGTGCCGCTTCGTGAGAGTCTTCAAAACAGAAGTTTGTATTTTTCGCTAATGCTACTCGTAAACGTCGTTTTCTACTATAATGATTAAACATTTTTTATAATTTTAGAATTATCTTCTCTTAAAAATTAACAATAGTTTGTTCAGAAGTTTCCTCCAAAGGTTTCTTCTTTTTTTGGTAATCTCTTAAATAAGCTTTTAAATAGTTTACATCGAAATAATCTAGATTACTCTCATTCAATCTTTTTGTAACTTCAACCGGATTTTGCTCTTCTACCAACTCTCTCAACACCTCTAAGTTTGTTGAATTTATAAAGGTTTTAATTGGTTTAAATCTGTCGCTGTGATTCTTGTGTAACTCTTTTTCGAGATGTTGAAACTTCTCCCTACAATCTCTTGCAGATATAGTCTTACTAAAATACAAATATAAAACTTCTTCTAGATGACTTCTGACATTTTTTGGGGCTGAATATTTAAAAGTATTGAAATGTTCAAAAAAAGAAACTTTGTTATAAGAATGCAATACGTTTTGATAGTAGTTTTTAATATCTATGTTGAGTTTTATACTATAATCCTTGAATGGGATTTCTTCCCAAACAGATGTTAAATTCATCGCTCTCTTAGTTGTTACATTTAAGGTTTTTAAATTAATTCTCGTATCTGCTAAGGTGATCTCCTTATGAATTTCTGCAATAATAGCATATTCAGGTAAGTCCGTAATAATTACGCCTCCTTGTAATCTTATAAGTGTTTCATTGTCTGTAGTAGATTTTAGTTTCTGTAAAAAGTCATTATAAACTCCTACAAAGAAACAGGAATCTCTTATTTCAGGCATTTCATTTATCTTATTAAAGTTGTGTTTTTGTCCTAACCACATTATCTTCGTGTGTATATTTTTTATATTATTAAGATCTTGCATAATATTAATTAAGGTTAAAGGTTATACGTTAAATTCTTGTATAGAGGATACTCCATCCACTTTTCTCACGAAGTAGTTGTGATCCTCTTTTATATAATAGCCATTATCCTTAAGAGGTGTAATGACTGTAATAGAAGGCACGATATTTCTTAATTCGGGTAAGAAGTGTTCGTAAAACATTCTTGTAGTATTCTCATCACAACCAGCATCCATCTCATCTAAGATACAAATATTTGCGCGCTTGTGTTGTGGAAGTAGTGCTAATATTGAGATTAAACACAGTAGTTGAAAACATCGGGATTCAGAACCTGATAAGTATCTAACATCGGAGGCTTTTTCAGACCGAGTAGCTATAATTTGCAAATCTCTTTTTTCTACATTGATTGTAAAGGTGAAAGGCTCCATAAACAAAAAAGGTGAAAACTTATTCAACATAGCTTCAAAAACTTTTGTGAAATGTTTTATTTTTTCTAGTCTAAACCCTTTAGTATGAAATACATTTACTAACTTAGAAATTAAGGGGGCTTGCTCGCAATGTTTTTCTAGTTGCTTGCATTTCTCTTCTTGATGCTTTAGTAGTATAATCTCTTTTTGTAAAGAGGCTTCAGTTATACTGAAGTTGGTAATACTGCTTTGTAGTTGTGTATTCTCTGTGGTGCAGTTTGAAATCTTTTGATCTAAAACGTTTCTAATCTTATCAAGCAGCTCTACAGAACTTTTTTCATTAACATCAGATTCTAAACCTTGTAGTTGGGGGTGTTTAATAATAAGATCGTTTATAGCTTTTAATTTCACCGTCTCCTTGTCTTTAATTGGCGTATAGTTTTTTCTCAAGTGTAAGAAAGACCTTAACGTATCAATCTTTGTCTGTATCTCTTTACTGCTTTGTTGCCGACTATCACTGTTGTTAGCTTCTCGGTGACTTTGTAGTGTTGTTAGTTTTTGCTTGAGATTCTCGACAAGAGTTTTTTGTTGTTGGTAAGCTCTCTTCTGTGGAATGAAGGAAGTAACGTTTACTAATAACTCTTTTAGTCTACTAATCTCCAAATCATTGCTTTGTAAAATTTCTAGATCTGGTATACTTTGTAGTTGTTCTTTCGAACTCTTATAGTTTGATAGTAGTGTTTGTGCTTGCGAGTAGAGTTGTTTCTCCTTCACTATAGCCTCTATATCTTGCGTTAGTGTTACTAAATACCTGTCAAGCTGGTCAGCAGGCATTACACTCAAACAAGTAGGACATTGTATATCCGGTTCAACATTAGCGTGGCTCTCATGACTAACCGCTCCTGCTACTTTAAGATTCTTTTCTTTCAGGTTCCTGATAGTTTCTTTTTGTTTTTGTTTCGCCTCGAGACTATATTGAGCTTTAATCATGCTTGTTTGACAGCTTGACGAGGCCTGCATAATACTTTCTAGACTAGGTGGACTACTTAAAAAAGTCTTGAAGGTTTCTTGTAATGCAAAACCTTCAAGACTTCTACAAAAATCCTGAAGAGTTTTCTCTACAATAAGGATATTTTCTTGAGCCTGCTGCTGCAAGGACAACCAGGCACTTAAGGATTTATTATTAAAAGGTATTTGAAGATTTCTTACAGAACTCTCTAAGGACCGTTTATAATCTTCTAATCCTTCAATAGGCATCTTCACAACCTCTTTATCTAAAACTTCTAAAAAGCCTTTCAAAGTGTTTTGTAAGGTATTTAATTCAGTCTCAGCTGTTTTAATATCTTGTTCAGTATTTTGTATTAGAGCTAAACTCTTCTCTTCTTCTGTCAGCAGGTTATGTAAAGAGGAGAGCTGATTTATCTCTTCTTGCACAAGCTCCGATGCTTCATTTTTCTTTAGGTTTAAATTAAGTTCAGGGTGTTTGTTGATCAAAGCATCTAAATCAGTTTGAACCCTCGTCAAATCCTTTCTTATATCTAAAAGAATTAAAACTTCTAAACGGAGATTTGTATACACGCTTAAATCTCCTTGTAAAACATCTCGTCTACCCTTCAATTCTAATAATGTCTGTTTTGTTTGCATCAAATCTTGTTCCTTTCGCGGAAGTTCAAGCAATGCAGACTTCAGGGTCTGTAGCTCTAAAAGATTGTTTTCCTGAATTTTTTGTTCTTTAGAAAAGTGTTCATGTAGATAATCTAAGAAGTCAAAATTGAAAAGCTTCTCAAAAAACTCGTATCTTTGTGCGGTGGATCCATGTAGTAGAGGATGATTTCTGTAAGAGGTCAGGTAAGTGCTAGTGAAAAATATATCTTCTGGCTGCTCAAAAATACCTTCAATAAGATCCTTTGATAACGCAATAGTCCTACTCCCCAGATCAACATTGTTTTCGCTTACTTGATAAGTTACACTATCCTTAATAGCTTTTTGTTTAATCAAGAAAAGCTTCTGTCCTGTTTCTATCTCCAGAGATATTGAAGAACCTTCAGATTTACTCTTACTTTCTGCAGACAAGTTTTCTTTATTTTGAAGGGAATTTTGTGAAGAACTCAATAAACTTTTAACGTCTTTCTTTTCCGCTAAGGGGTGAGAAAAATATAGTAGATTCGCAATTGAAGAGAACAGAAGGGACTTGCCTGCGCGATTTTCGCCCTTCACTAAAGATAAACCAGGCTTAAATTCAAAATACTGCTCTTTGTAGGTAACAATATTTTTCAACGTAATACTTTTAAGGTTAAACATAGATTCGTGAGTTAACTGTTAATATGTAACTACTATATTAATCCTTGAGAAAATAAAAGCTATAAGAGATTCCGTAAATACTGAAGGTTTTTTATTTTTGTTTGTTTTATAAATTTTCGTAAAAATTTCTATCTTAATTGTCAGTTTATAGCTAAGATAGAGGTTTAAACTTTATCTTAACTCTTTTAGAGATGCTGCTAAATCTTGTAAAACTTCAGGCAAGCTTTGAGTTATTTCCTTTATAAAAGCTTTTTGGACATCTGATGAATATATTCCTTCATCTTCAAAGAAAGCTTCAAGATAATCTTCAAAAGAGGTGTAGTCTTCGTGTATTTCTACTAAAACATTTAAACGTTGTCTCCAGAAAGCTGTTCTCAAATCTGATAATTCTATGGTTTCTCTTGGAGAGAGGCGGCTTGCCTCGCTTCTGCGCGATAAATCTTTTTTAGAGTCTGTTCGAAGTCTATGCATAAGTTTGCTTGATTTTTATAATTACGAAGAATTTATAATCCTCTTGTAGTAGAAAATTAGAAAGTTAAGGCTGCTTTAACTTTCTAAAATACAGTTGCAATGATTTTAGATCAGAGTTTACCTCACCTTTAACTTCACCAATTCCTTCTAAAGAGGCAAGTTCGTTGTGTTTCTGGTAAGAAGTCGTTTTTGCTTTTTTAAAGCTCCTTTGAACGAAGCGGGTTTGGTAAAGTTACAATCAAAACCTTCATTAACTCTACCTAAAATATTTTAGGTAGAGTTAATGTTTCTGTTAACCTTACTATCAGTCTTTTTTTTGCAGCCTGAATATCTAATAACGTCTTAGTCTCTCTTTTTTTAATTCTTGTAAACGATATTGTGCAGCTGACTGTAGGTCTGGAATAAAATCTTTCCAATTCTCATCATCAACCATACAGGTTCCTTCTATCATAGAGGCTCCATCTAGAGCAGACTGTAAGTAAGATTTTGTTTTCTCTAAGAAATAAACGAGTCCTGTAATAGAAGTAAACTCTGTAAATAACTGTTGCGTAATATAATCACGAATCTTAGCATCGTTGCGTTTACCTGTGGTTTCGTAGTTGCGGTAAGCAGGAGCTGTCTTTTTAATTAGGTTAAATAAAGCTTCTTCTAGTTCAGCAGCAGCTTCATCAGTCATTTCTTCTCTGCTTGTAGGCTTGCTTTTTAGATTAGAGTATATCGTTCCTTTTAGATTAGAGTATATCGTTCCTTTGACTTCACCAATTCCTTCTAAAGAAGTTAGTTTTTCATTATCTTTGCACCAAAAATCCCCTCCTACATACTCAGATGCTCCTTCAAGTGAGGTGAGGTTGTTACTGCTACAGTTAAAATTTCCTCCTACATACTTAGGACAACCTTCAAGGGAAGTAAGATTGTTTTCTTGACACCAAAAACCTCCTTTTATTTTTTTGGGTGCTCCTTCGAGTGAGGTGAGGTTGTTTCTAGAACAAATAAAATCCCTTTCTACATACTCAGGACATCCTTCAAGTGAGGTGAGGTTGTTTTCAGAGCAATAAAAAACACCTTCTACTTCTTTCGGTGCTCCTTCAAGTGAGGTGAGGTTGTTTTTAGAGCAGTAAAAACCTCCTTTTACTTCTTTCGGTGCCCCTTCGAGTGAAGTAAGGTTGTTTTCAGAACAATTAAAACCTCCTCCTACATATTCTGGACAGCCTTCTAGAGAGGTGAGTCTATTACCATCACAATTAAAATCCTTTCCTACATATTCTGGACAGCCTTCTAGAGAGGTGAGTCTATTACCATCACAATTAAAATCCCCTCCTACATATTCTGGACAGCCTTCTAGAGAGGTGAGTTCTTTATTAGCACAATTAAAATCTCTACTAACTTTACCAAAGAAAATTTCTTTACCTAATACTCTCTCTACAAGAAGACTCTTCTTAAGCTTTACAAAACCTTTTACATCAATCTTACCATCTGCTCTTTGAGTCCAACTTCCTTTTACGACAGTTTCTAAAAAGGCTTCAGCTAAATCTGACAGAGGTTTCTTCTGAGCTTGAGTTTTCAAATTAGAGTTTCTTAATTTAGAAACTTCTTTTCTAATTTCTCTTTGAAGTTCTGGTGATAACTGTTTTGTTTTTATTTTCATATTATTATATTTATTATTGTTATTAAGAGTTGTATTTACAACTTCTATTTTCATTAAGAATTTTTATAATGCAACTAGTATTTTAATCTATAGATTTTTTGCATTTAATATACAGAAAATTAGGTAATTAAAAACCTCTTAGGTTTAGGTGCTTATTCTAATCTTCATAATCTTCATAATCTTCATCATCAGTTTCATCATCGTGTGTAGGATCAGACCACTTCATTCCATTTATAGTTAATATTCCTCGGATTTTATCAGAGGTTACGACTTCATACCACGAAAAGTCCAGGCATGTAGAGCCAATCGTCGACGGTTTTTCAATTATGCCCTTCTTTAAAAAAGTCTCTTTTAAGTATTTAGTCTCCTCCTCTGTTATAAGTCTGTTCAATTTTAAATCAATAATCGCTTCATTATCTCCATGTTGTTTTCCCCCTGCATCATACTCAGAACCTAGAGCCTCCCCGTAATTTTCGAACTTATAGTCAACATCTACTATTTCAATACTTTTACTCTTCAGGAATTCAAAAAGAGGTTTGTTGTATTCTGGTAATTTAGAAAGAACTTGTTTTTGCTCTAGTAATGCCACTTTAGAATAACCAATAGTGTTAAAAGAAAGATCTTGGTCGTCGAGGCTAGACTCCACGTCTTTATAGTTCTCTTCAATACCCGCTTTAATATACTTTTCAATCTTAGCGTTAACAGCAGAGTCACTCAAACTAGCTTTAGTTTTAAGAGTTCTAGATTTAAAGCTTTTAGACTTAAAGCTTTTTTGCGGTTGAGAACTATACTCTTGAAAAGCAACCTCCTTTTTAATAGCTGCTTGAATTTTTAGAGGTAAATCTGATAATTTAATATATTTAGTCATAAGTTGTTTACTGTTATTTGTCAGTGTTAGTTAGTAAGTAGTTACTCATAAATTAAAATAAGAGGCTAACTATTATTTTAATTTATAAAATTTTTACTCTTAGTATGTAGAAAATTAGAAAACATTTATTATATTTTTCGTCTAGACTTCTCTTACTTAGTTTTTAAAATTTCTCCTACAAACAAGCTACAAAATCTATCAGTATCAAAGAATATCGGTTTTGCAAAGTCTACGTAGTAATCTGCTCCAATCTTCTCAGCAATTGCAAAGTAACCGATAAAATCGTGGGTGACCTCTTTAGGGTTCACATTGATACATATCGAACCTAAAGAATTTACGGCGTTCGGCTGATATATTTTAATGTTTTTACTATCGGTTTTTTTTTCGGATGCAAGATGTGAGAGTTTGCGACGACTCATTATGCGGATCTTCATTACTTCCTGAGAGTAAAGTTTTCCTGGATTTATGATAATATAATAATCTGCTTTAGAACTTGTAATCCCGCTAGGATCTCCGTTAGCCCGAGAGATCTCTATACTATATAATAAAGAGGACATAATTTTTAACTCGAAAAGCAAGTCTTTTAATCTGAAATCAAAGCTTGCATCACACCCTTGAGAGAATTCCACATCCTTTTCTTCTAAGTTATAAAGTATCTTAAAATTCTCAACAAGAACTTGTTCAACCTGCTTTGAGATAGAGTAATCTTTATTGATATATAAATCTTTTAAACAAAATATCAAATTCATAAAATCCTTAATTTCGGTAATTCTCAAAGTTTTCTAAAGTATTAGTCATACCAAAAGGCAAGCCATTTTTTCGTGTTTAAGACTTTCCCAATTATAATATTATAATTGTGTGTAACACTATTAAGCTTCTTCTTTACCTCGTTTAGCCTTTTTAAATCTTTAATGAATAAAAAAACATACTGAACTGGATTCTCAAAATAAATACAAGAGGATAAACTTTTATGTATTTTTCTCAAAGTTCTTCCAGTGTCTACTAAGTCATCTATTACAAACACCATATCTAAAGATTTTCTTCTAATCTTTTTTGTTAAGTTATTTAACTCGCGTTTAAGTTTCAGTAAGCTTTCTTTATCCTCAACATCCTTGTCTTTGTAAGTATTCATATTTACATACAATGTGTGAATTTTTATCTCACCTGTTGCTAAAGATTTATTCTTTGAAATCCACTTACTTATCTGGTAATCTATCAAAGTTGTAGGAATAGTTCCTCCTCGCACTACCGCGATTAAACATATATGGAATGTCTTAGACGAGTTTACTCTTCTGTGTGGGAAAAAGGCAGCATAAGAAGAAGAAGGAAAGCATTCAAGAAGGTCTCCAGAAACTTTAGAAAGTCCCGACCAATCTCTGAGTATTTGTATTTCTTCCTTAATACCATCTAAGACTTTATCTACAGCTTCTAAATAAAGTTCTAAACTGACTTTATAAGGAAAAGTTTTTCTATAGAGTAAAGATAGTTTTCTCTTTCCTATCTTATAATACAAAACTATTTTTTCTGAAACAGATTTAACTCTCTTTTTTTGAAATAACATAAATCTCCTATTATTAAAATGTGTTTTTGATAGTTATATAATCTTCGTAACCTTTCTTACGAAGTTTGCAAGAAGGACACTCTCCACAACCATAACCCCAAGGATGTCTAAACTCACGATTCCCTATATAACAAGTATGACTATCTTCTAAAACTGTATTTAGGATACCAACTTTTTCTGCTAGATAGAATGTTTGAGCTTTAGTTAAATACATTAACGGCGTATGTATTTTAATAAAGCCTTCTAAGAAAAGTGTAGGTAATTCATTGCTTAAATTTGCAAAAATTCTCCGTAGAAAGTTTCCCTCGTAGACATTACTTAATAATTTAGGTTCATAGGAGGTTCCTTGTAAGATATAATAAGGAATCTTTCTATCGTCTCCTTGAATCTTATATGCGGATCTATCGGTTTTAACCCAACTATCTCTTACAATCTCTCCTACACCACCAAAGAAATTTTTGATTTCCTCTATAGCTGGGTGTCTTATTAGTATGAAGTCCTCATTGTGTATTGTGCAAGTATTATCTACTAAGATAGCTCGAATTTCGTTGAGGCTTAGGCGAGAAATATTTGTTGCAGCAAACAAAGAACTCTCTAACTCATCTATAAAAAGTCTTCTACAATCAGGATAGCCTGCGTCATCAGTTTGGCAAGTTCCTGTCACGAGGTTTTCTAAACCTGCTTTCTGTGCATAAGTGTTTGCTAAGGATAATAAGATTAGATTTCTATTAGGAACAAAGCTTGCAGGCAGCGTTTTCAGCCGTGAGTGTTTTACAGTTACATCTCCTCCTACTGAGGTTAGTGCACTATCACAGATATCTTTTAAGAAAGAAATATCTACTACTGTTCGCTTAATACCTAAATCCTTACAGATTTTCGCTCCTTGTTCTAACTCTATTGAGTGTTGTTGTCCGTAATTAAAACTTATAGCCTCTACGTAATTAAATTGTTGTTTAGCCCAACCAAGACAGGTTGTAGAATCTTGTCCTCCTGAGAAGGTCACTAAAGCTGAAGAATTTTTCATAATTTTTATTAATTATAGTTATTATTATTACTTACTAAGCGTTTCAAAAATTTTTATTTACAATACTTCTAAAAGCTGCAATATTATACTTTATAAAAGTTTCCTGTGTTATATCTTGTTTTTGGATTAAGGTTTTCATCTTTTGTTTATCTTTATAAAGCAATCCGAACTGCTTACTATAAGGAATCTCTTTCAACCCATGCAGAACTGGAGAGCTTGTATCTATAGTATCTACAATCTTTTCTAAACTTATATTATCTTTTTGATATTGTAGAAACTCAAAAAGTAAATCTACGCCTAAAAAATGATGTTTACGATCTTCTCGTAGCTCTCCGGTTTGCACGAGGAATTTAATGAAATCTACTCTTCCATTTCGCGGCACCACGATCTTGGTTAAGTCTATACCACTATAATATAACACTCCTTGCTGCATTATTAAGTTACTCCACTCTTGAGCTTCTACGCGCTCACTTTCTGTATAATTCTCAGTGATAAAATCTGACAAGTATTCCGATCTCACTAACTCTCTATCTACAGATAAATCTACAGGAAGATCGTAAGGAATTGCAACTTTCTCAAACATAGAGGTTAATTCTCGATAACATAAAAATTGCTCTTCAAGAGTTCTACCTTGAACGACTCCTATTGGAGTTGCTTCTATTTTCTCTACCTCTATAAGCTTCAACCAAGACTTAGCTGCTTGTAGAGTCTTATCTTTCTCAAAGAGATGGTCTGGCACTACGAATTCAGTCGGTCTTATGGCCTTGATGTATTTTAAATAATCTTCATCTGCCATAGGAAAACCTTCCTCGAAGGTTCCGCAATCAAGTATTTTAAATTTAGTATCTACACAAGCATGTTTAAAATACTTTTCGTCTTGTGCAGCGATAGTAGAAATATAGTAGTTATAATCTGTTAGACTCTCAACAAGTCCTGCTATACTGAGAGGGTGTTCGTGCGCTATTTTCATAAGGTCTTTAAGTTTAAATTATTGTAAATGTAAGTCACTCGTTCTTCTAAATCTTCCATACACAGTAGTTTTATATTATATTTTTCTTTATATTCCTCATAAAATTCTAAGAATAAAGTATTTATTCGTTCTCTACTAGTCTCATCCATTGCAAACTTATCTCTATCTATAAAACTAATCGAAGGAAGTGTAGGAAGTATGTATATAATACTATAAGGTTTTAAATCTAAAAGATTTAAAACTTGTCTTTCTATACCTTGATAATCTTGGAGACTCAAACTCTCTTGCTCGTAAAAATACTTACTATAGATTAAAGTATCTACAAAACCTCTATCTTTCAGTATCAAACTATTTCGGCAACTGTCATAACTATTTAGTATTGCTTGTTCTCTTTGTATTAGAAGGCTCTGTTTCTCTAAAAGATCGATATTCGCAAGCTTAATATCATTAAAAGCCGAAGGTGTTAAAACTAACTCTTTATCTAAAGATTTAAACTCTCCATACTTAACAAGTAATCTATTTATTAAAGTAGTTTTTCCAGTGCAGTGACTTCCAGAGAAGACTATAATATCGTTGTTATTATTACGTTCTAGACACATATTATTTTTTAATGTATTATATTTTTAATCATACTCTCTCTTTACTATTCTCAATTAAAGAGATCCGGGTAATTACCCTTAAAGAAAGATATCCAGGCTTCTATAGAAGTCTCTTTCAAAGTATTATAGTAAGTCTCTCTTAGAGTGCTACTAGAATTTATACTTTTCGATATCGCTGTATAAACTGGACCATTATCCAATTCAGCTGTGCATCTATGGACAATACTACCAACAACTTTTAAACTTTTTGAAAAAGCTTTCTCTTGTGGATCCTTACCTTTCAAGTCTGGATACATAGTTATTAAGCCTGGATGTCCATTATAGATCTCAAATCTCTGACAAATACTCGCTGGTATAATTCTTAAATAACCATGTAAAGTGATTAAGTCGCTTTCTTGAAAAACCTTTTCATAGTCAAATTCGTTTTGTTTAAACTCAGGTAATTTCCTAACTAAAGGAGTATTCGTATCTTTATCTAGTAAACTTACTAACTCTTCTACTGTTTTAGTAGAAGAGTCTTCTTTTTTATTAGTAAAAATGTAGTCAGGGTAGCGATTAAGAACTTTACTTATTGCCACTATCTCTGAACCTGTTTGAGAGAATAAAGCAACCCACCTCTGTTTTCTTTGTTTAGAGTTAGTCATGTATGCTTATTGTTGAGCTGTTCTTTCAAACAGATAATCTACATTGTTGTAATTATTAACTACTTTATCTAAAACCTCCTGCGATGATGCTCGGATACTATGTATATCTAGCCCTCCTCGTCGATTGTAGATATTCGCTACTAATAACTCTTGACAATTGTAACGGTTCATTAAAGTATCAAACAACAGTTCTGTAATATTTTCGTGGAAGTGTTGAGCATCTCTCATCGAAAACACGTATTTAGCTAAACCTTCTAAAGAAGGTAGAGTTTTACCCTTCATGTATATATAACTGTTACCTGTATCTTTTTGACGTGTAATCTCACAAAGACTTCTTAGATTTGTTGTATGAAAAGTTAATGTATCTTCATTTCCGGACGCTTCATCTAATAAGGAGGTATCTTCTTTAAAAGTGTCGATTTTAAAATTTTTTTTGTCTATATTTGTGAAAGGTATTTTAAAAATAGGATTTAACTTAACTAAACCACAGTTATCTTCAGCAAGATGTAACTTTACTTGCACGTCTGTCTGTAAGCTTGTAGATAAAGCTTCTTTAATAACTCTCTCTACTTCCTCTACACTTGCAAATCGCTCTAAATCGAAAGAGTTTAAGAATAGTTTGTGAGATTTAGATTCTACCATTGCATAAGAAGTGTGTGGATACGTAACTTTAAGAATTCCTGTAACTGGTTGCCCAGAACTGCTTAAGAAAGACATCTCGTAAGCATGCCAGACTTCATAACCAACAAACTTTCTAACGTCAATCTTATTCTCTTCTCTACCTAGAACTCTTGGGATAGCAACCAGTAAAGAAGTATCGTGTTTATCAGGTGTTAAGTAAGGAGCCATAAAGCCTCCGTCTGAAGTTCGACCTAAATGTTTCCCTGCTATATCTTTAACACTTTGTTTTTTAATCTCGTTTATATTTGTTTTCATATGAACTTTTTTTGAAATTATTTGTTTTTAATTAAGTTTAGAAATTCAGCTCTCAAAGAAGATTCTGTTTTGAATCTCCCTCCTAACTTACTTGTAGTTGTTGTTGAATTCGTATCGTTTACTCCTCGCATAGCAACACAATAATGTTTGCCGTTCAAGACTACTGCTACGTCTTCTGTGCCCAGAATAAAAACTAAAGCGTGAAAAATTTGTTCTGCTAATCTTTCTTGCACTTGTGGACGTTTGCAAAAGAACTCTACAATTCTATTTATTTTTGACAATCCTAATACCTTGTCTTTAGGAATATAGCCGACATTAGCTAAACCATCTATCACTACAAAGTGGTGTTCACAGTTAGAAATAGCAGTGATATTTTTCTCAACAACAACCTCATCGTAACGCATTTTATTTTCTATGACGGTGCATTTTGGAAAATTCTTATAATCTAACCCGGAGAATATCTCTCGAACAAACATCTTTGAAACCCTCTTTGGCGTATCCATTAGAGAATCGTCTTTTAAATCTAAACCTAAAATCTCCATAATCTGTTTAAAGTTTTCAGTGATCTTTTCGATCTTTTCTTCTTCAGTATAATTACTTGCAACAGTCGGGGTTTCTACTCCACAAGCTTTTAAATAATCTTGCACTTTTTTTCCTAAATCGAAATCGGTTTTATCTTTCATATGTATAATAATTTAAGTTAGTAATAATTCTTATTTTAAATCTTTTTATTTCGAGAAGCCACTAGTTTAAGTTAAAAAACTTCAGAAGCATTAAACTTTGTAAAGTAATCTATTGCACTCTCACTCTTAGCTTTTAACAACTCATAAGCGATTTTTAAGCTCTCTTCGTTTAATTTATAACGCACAGTATAGTTGTTTGCCACGTTAGCTACTAAATTCGGTTTAATTTCTTTTAAAAATAAAGATTTGAAACAAGCATGTGATAAATTTGTATTGTCAACGAAAATCTTCACTACTGGTTGCTTCTTATTCAAGTGTGGGGTGCAAGGTCTATTAGATAGTTGCAAGAACATCGGACTTCCTGCCTCTACTGTTGCAGTTTCCGGTATTATTGAATATAACATTGTTGGTATTTTAAGATCTATGCCTTGTTTAATCATCGACCTCATAGAAACTAATACTTTGCAAGAACCTTCGTCTACTCGCTTCAACACCTCACTCTTCTCTTTAGAAAGCATTGCCCCATAAAAGCCTGAAGCGATTGCATTTTCTGGAGTAGTTAAATTTCTTTTAACCGCCTCTTTATTTATTAAATCTAATAAAGTTCGAAGATGTTCTACTCTGTCTGTAGGTATAATTATGCAAGGATGTTCTTTTAAATCTATAAATAAATGCTCAAGGAGTAAATTATTTTTTGCTTCAGATTTCAACATATTTGATATACTGTGCGCCCACAATTTAGACTCTTTCCAAGATACTCCTGTATTTACCACTTGTATTTCAGGCACCAGAGAAGTTGTTCGACTAACAACAACAACCGGCCCTAAGATCTCCTGGATTACAAATTCAAGGCAGTTGTGAGATAATATATCTACGTTTCCAGCCTTAATAAAATAATTGTGGTTATCCTGAACGGTTATGTCTAAAACTCTTACAGGTATATTCACTACTGTTTCATTAAGCAGCACTTCATGTATTTTTGTTTCGTTTACAGGTTTCATACTAGATTAAAGTTATTACGGTTTTTAATTTTAATGTATATAAAAAAGAAAACTACAGTTTTTTGAATAAAAATATTTATATTTACCTGTTGCACTTTAAATTTATATACCTATATTTTAGCTTATAAAGGACGGAACCTACGTTCCTAGTAAATTTTTTAGACATTTTATTTCAATTTTTTAGACATTTTATTTCAATTTTTTAGACATTTTATTTCAATTTTTTAGACATTTTATTTCAATTTTTTAGACATTTTATTTCAATTTTTTAGACATTTTATTTCAATTTTTTTAAATATTCAGGCCCTAATAGAAGGAATGCTACCTCAATAAACAAGAGCATGTCCCCGTCAAGTGGTGCGGTAAGCACGAAAAACTTCGGACATCCTTCGCACGCCAAAAGTGTATTTATTATATACCTATATCTTTCAACATAGAGGTGTATAATAGAGAAACTTCATAAGAGGATAGAATGTGATACAACCCTTATTGTCGTCTGTTTGGCTTTAAGGATTAAGTGGGTGAGATTCCCGACCGTTGCATATTACAGTAGTGAAAAGGGAGACCGAGTAACCAGCCCGCATCTACATATTTAAGAAATTAAAAAGTTTTAAATAACTTCGTGATTCAGAAAGAAACACGCAGAGAGAGATGTCTACTAAACAGATTTCCTCCTTTACGACACTATAACTTGCTATACCAAGAAACTTTGAGTAGCTTGAATAGAAGAGTAAGACTAAATAGTCCTTTTGATGGGATTATTTCAGCCTTACTCCTCTATTCAAGCTACCCAAGAAACCTACAACAATCTCATTTCTTTTAAAAAATTTTGAAAAATTTAAAAAAACTAAAATTTAAAATAAAAGGAATTAAAAAAAAAAAGAAATTTTCTAATTGTCAATATCTACTTAGATAAGAAAGCTCTTATCTAATTTTTTAGTAAAAGTTTAATTTTATAAAAGTAACTTCTTATTAACTATCTTATTATTATGTCAAGATTCACTATTTCAAAATTCTCTCCGAGATTACAAAAACGCATTAAAGAAGAGCTTTCTAATATCAAGGAAATGAAAACTGCAACTTCGTCTTCTGCAGAAATTCTCACTAATATGAAAAATATTAAAAAAACCGTGCTTGATTTACAAGTTGCTGCAAATAACAAATTAACCGAAGCATTACATCCTATTATTATAGAATTAATGAACTTGCAGGATAACATTACTCTTGATCCAGAAGAAGCCACTAGCTATGAAATAACTCTTCACGGAGAAATTGAAGATGTTATAACACAACTCAGAAAAATTCCTGCAGAAATTGCAAACGGAACTTTAGGAGGTCTAAAAGTAACTCTTCGTAGATTAATCAACAGAATAGAGACTGACTAAAACATTCAAATTTTTTCTCTTTCTAGATAAAAAGGCTAATTGCGCAGAATTATTATCGTTGCCTTTTAAAAAATATGAGATAAATTCATAGTTACTAAATAATAACTATAATATATTTACCGCTATGAAAAAAATTACATACACTGTTCGGGGAACGGAGTCAAATTCTAGATACTTAGTTAACTTTCGAATAAATCAGAACATTTCAAAAGAACATTTTAAAGAACTCGTTAAACGGGCTGCTTACAACAATCAACGTAAAAAAGGTTTAGTCATTCTTCATAAGTTAGAAGACTTGAAACCTTTTACGGATTTTCTAGACACTATAAATGAGGAAGTTACCCCTTATAGAGTTGAAGTTATAAAAGAAGAAAAACAATACAAAACTAAACAAGGTATTTCTTGCAATTTTCACGATTATTGCGTAGATCTCTTAAATTTAAAACCACACTTACACTCAACACTAGAATTAAAAACATCTCGTTAACGTAAAGGTGTAGGAACTTTTGTTTAATATCTTTAATTTTGTTTTAAAAGGATATTCAATACCTTTTTTTCTTTTTATCTATAAAACTCATTGTGTATGACTACTATAAAACTTTCTGAATTATCTCCACGCTTGAGATTAAAAATCGAAGAAGCTTATCATAAAAATAAACGCAAACAAATCGCTTCTCCTACTGTGCCTTTTTATCTTAAATGGGTAGAGGCTTTAAAAGATCTACCTACAGAGGAACTAGTAGATTTGGTAAAAGACTTTGAAATCACTGCTGGTGCCGGGGAACTTGATTATATTCGTAAAGCCTTAGAATCCTCCGATAACAATCAACGCGATATAGCTATAAGAGCTCTAAAAACTCATAAAAATTATATAGATGCTTTAGAAAAAATTGGCATGACTCATCTACGCTAACCACACTTAAAAACTTTTTTATTTCAAGAGCACCAAAGTAATTAACCTTTAGTATTCTTTACCTAATAAAAATTCTATTAAATCGAAAAAAAATATTAATACTTTTTCGATTTAATAGAATCTTAAAATTTACACAGAACCTTTAGTTACAACTCTTTTTTAGCGCATTTAATAAACTTCTGGACATTTTATTTTATTATTAAATAATTAAGTAACTTAATTTAATTTAATTTAATTTAATTAAAAATATGTTCGACATTAAAAATAATCAAAGTTCAGGTCTCTTCCTCAAAGGCGATTTAGGTCTGAGTCGGTTTGATAACCCGCGATATAAATGGTTAAAAAAGCTTTGGGGAGATCAAGTTGCATACTTTTGGAAACCTGAAGAGATTAATTTAACAAAAGACTCTACCGATTTTAAAAATCTTTTTGAACACGAAAAAAGAATTTTTTTAAGCAATATCAAATATCAAGTATTATTAGACAGTGTTCAGAGTGTTTCTCCTGGACAGGCGTTGAAGCCTTTCGTTTCTGACGCTATGCTTGGTCAGTGGATTACCGCTTGGGAGTTCTTCGAATCTATACATTCTTACTCCTATTCTTATATCATTCAGCAGGTTTTCGGAGATCCTACTCCTGTGTTTGACAGCATTAACTTAGATGAAGAGATTGTAGCTAGAGCCAACCCTTTAATTAGTTACTATGAAAAGCTAGTGAAATGCTCTTTTGAAATTAAATACGATAAGCAGAACAACTTATTATTGACACAAGAGAGAAAGGAAGAGATCATGAAGATTTTATACCTAACCTTGATTAGTGTATATTGTTTAGAAGGAATAAGATTTTATTTGAGCTTTGCTTGCTCCTTTATTTTCGCTGAGAATAAAAAAATGGAAGGTAACGCTAAGATTATTACGTTAATTGCAAAAGATGAAGCATTACACTTTAATGTGGTTAAACATATAATCAATCTTCTACAAGAAGGTAAAGAAGGAGAGGAGTGGGTTAAAGTAACACAAGCTTGCGCCCAAGAGGTTAAGGACTTGTTTAATGCTGTAGAAGAACAGGAGACTAGATGGGCACAATATCTATTCAAAGATGGACCTCTACTTGGCTTTAATCTTGAGGTAGCAAAAGACTATTTGAAATATCTGGTTCATGATAGAGCTAGAGAAATAGGGGTCTCTCTTAGTAACAGTAAACCAAAAAACCCGCTGACTTGGATGAGAAGCTATCTAGACAGCAGCGTGCGTCAAGTATCTCCTCAGGAAACCGAAATAACTTCTTATCGAGTAGGAGAGATCAATGTCTCTGTGCCTATAGATGATTTAGATCTCGACATTTAAACTCTTTAACTCCAATATGTAATTTATGTTAAAAATAAATAAAAGCTTTTCTGGTAAAAATACAATTAACACAGAATCCTTATCTTTATTACTAAGTGGGGCCTTAGCTCGTCAATTAGAGAGAGATAAGTTACTAACCTTAGCTTTAAAATGTCATCTTACTCAACACATCCTCCAGAGCTTTGAATGTTCCGTAGATCCTTTAATTACTGAATTCAATTCTACAGATCTACAAAAACCTCAAGGCTTACAATCCTTAAAAGTAGAAAGACGAATAACCTATAAATATAAGAATAGCTACGATTTAGATTATAAAAGGTTGTCCGAAGTGATTTCATCAGGTTTAGATTCAGGTTTAAAAGAGTGGAGTCAGAATTTCAGGCTCGAAGAAAGACTTCAAGAAGGACTTCAAGAGAAATCCTTAAAACCCTTTAAAAAGCTCAGCAGAATCTTAGTGTTTCCCCTTTTAGTATCTAAACTTATTAGAGTTGCTAGAAACTCATTTAAACGTGAGCTTAAACATCCTAACCTTACACCTAACAACTCCCTTTAATTTTAATATAATTAATAAAGAACTTACTAGAGAACATGACTATACCAAATCAATATTTTGAAGCAATTTTTTCTTCCTCTTTGGGAGAAATAAGTTCAAGCAAGAAAGAACTTTTTTATAAAAAATATGATGAATTTAAAAGCACAACTCCTTTTGACATAGCGCGATTTGCAAGAGAGTTGGGTATTAATCTTTTTGGATCAAAAGATTTTAAGGATTCTCAAAGTGGTAAGATAGAATATGATGCGGTCACAAAGAACTACAGTATATACATAAACGCCAATCATTCTATGAATAGAATTATTTTTACTTTAGCTCACGAAATAGGGCATTTTTTCTGTGACCAAGACTATTTAGAAAAAAATTCATTTATCTTAGAAGATCAGAAAATAATTAATTCTCTTGGGCGAGACTCTGCGGTAGTCGATGAAGATATTATTAGAAGGGAGGTAAGGGCAAATAAATTTGCAGCGGAACTTTTGGTGCCTACAGAAAAATTTAAAGAAGGTTGGAAAAGTGGAAAAACAATCGAAGAGATTGCAAAAACATATGGAGTCTCGCAAGAAACAATAAAATATAGAGCGGCTAATGTGCTAGGAGTTATTCTATGAACACTAGTCTAAATAGCTTTAAAGTAGATACGCTAGATGATCTAAAAAAACATAAAGATATATCGAATCATCAGCTTTTAGAAAAAGTCAAAAATTGCGCTGTAAATGTTTTAAGATTTGGTATGTGGACGATTTCTATCGCTTTCACAATTTATATTGTTCGGTTTTTATATCTAACATCCTTCACAGATAACGAGGCAATGATAACAAGAATGCAGGATATAATTGTTAAAGTGTCTGGTTGGGCACTTTTTGTATTAAGCCAAGCAGGTCTTATAAAGAGAGATGGTAAAAATGAAGAAAAATAGCAAAACCAAACAGCCTAAAAAATCTCAACACGATCTCTTTAAAGAGACAACTAAAGAGCATGGCTGCAACGAAAATTTCGACCTAAAAAAAGCTATTAAAAAAATCTCAAAAGTCGAAATGATTTTTAATTTTTAGTAATGTCAAGTATATAAACGCGATTAATTTTAGTTTCCCCTTTATGAACAAGAAACATATAAAACTTCAAAGCAATCAGAAAAAAGCGTCTTCTAAAGAAAAGACCTCTAAAGCTAAGACTCGGAAAAAGTTTGTAGTTAGCGAAAAAGAAAACTCTTTATCTAAAACACCTCTTAAGACATCTCAACTACCTGATAATGTTATACAATTCCCTACAGACCGGATCAAACCTTTAGTGACTATTTCGCCTGAAAAAAGTAAAGTTGCTCTTGAAGATGAAGAGTTAGAATTTTGTATTAAGCAATTAGTGTTAACAGAGAATCTTGCTAATCATATAAGAAATTTGATAGAGGAATTGACTTACGCTTATGAAAACTCGCTGTTAAGGGACTCATTGATTCTAACAAAGGAATTTCCGGTAGTTAAGGTTAAAGAAGGAAGAAAACCAGAGAAAATCGAAGATTTTGACGTCAAACCTTTTATTTTATCTCTGCGAGTAGAACGCAAATAACTTTATTTATTTACTTATTTATTACTAACAATTAAAAAAAATAATATGTCATCTGAAATAAACTATACTACTATCAAAACTGCAGCCATCACAACCTTGAAAAGGGCTATTACTATACAAGATAAAATAAACAGTCTTCTGATGTCTTTTTGGGTCAAGCTTTTAGATCAGCAGAAAGATAATCGCATCACTAGAGGTTTAAAAATTTTAATTAAGAATTCCGCAACAGCCCTCTTTCTAAATACCTTACTTTTTGCTGCTATCGGCCATATCTTTGGAGGTTTAATAAACAATATATTATTCTATGCTAGCGCGTTGAATATTATAGTTTTCCTAGCTCGTATCTTGAAATGGGAGGATAAGTAATGAAGTTTATTCTTATAGGCGGCATAATAGTAATAACTTTAGTTTCTATTGGAGTTAAGAAAGAGTTGGAGAGTTTTTCAGCCTCCTCTAGTCGTGAAAACTTGAAAGCGAAAAGAGTTCTCGAAGAGCTACAAAAAGATCTCAAGAAAAACCTCAATAATTAGTTGACTTTTAAAATTACCGCTTCATAATAAGAGATAATTTATTTTTTAAATCAATCTACTAAATTATGAACAAAAGTCAAAGAATATCATTTATAATAAAAGTTGTCTTACTGTTACTATCTCTAATAGTTTCGTCAATCATTTATAAACAGCAAACAGAGATCTCTCGCTTAAATATCTTGCTCGATGGATGCCCTGCAGTAAAAGAGTTACGAGACTTTGATGTAGAATTCGTAGACGACTCTGCCGACGCTGAAGTAGACTATCTTTATCAGAATTATGATACAAAGTCTGATAAAGATTTCGGAAGTAATGAAAATTAAAAGTAACAAATAATGACTAAAGAACTATTAAAATTTATTCTGTTAATAATTATGTTTAGTTATCTTCTACATATGTTGTATTTTAAAAATAGATATATAGAAGAGCCTTACACTATTAGATATCCAGCGGAATTTAAAAAGAACCTTACTAATTAATATTTATATTTATGAAAGAGACGTTGATACTATATTTATTTGCCTTATGCTGTTTCGGTTTTATCTTGTATTGGGCTCCCCTTCTAAGTTATATCTTTTTAACTTTAGGGATTTTACTGGTTTCCGGGATACTTGTAAATGCGTTGCGAGAGCTTTATACTTACTTCAAAGAGTCCGATTAATTTTAAAATAGTGGTAGCTTTACTTACAGTAGTATAGATTTATTTATTACCTATTAGATAAAATACCTAATTAAACTAGGATATAAAATATTGTTGATTAATTTATTAAAATTTTTAAATATCATAGGATTTTTCAACGATATTACTATTAATATTATTTATAACGTAAAGCTCTTCTCCCATGTTAAATAAAATACTTTCTTTCTTAGTAGCTTCTGTTTTTGTTAGTCACCTCTTTTTAACGGATAATGCCTTAGCATTTAAACTTAGTGGGGTGTCTCCCTCACAACCCGCAAGTTATTGTCTGTATGAGATTTATAATCTACGTCTAAATAGTGGCCAAAAAAGATTTCAAGATAAAGTCATTTCGGATTGTAGAAAAGCTTATATGAGTTACTTCGATACGGAAGCGAGGATTCCTTTAGTAGTCTATTACAAGGTAGATAAAAACAAAGTATTAGGTTGTGCAAAAAGGGCTGAAAGTTTTCGAGCAAATCCTTACATTAATTCATCAGTAGACCCTTCAATCTATAAGAAATCTGGCTTTGATAAAGGTCATATGGCTCCCAGCAGTGATATGGCTTGGAGTTTGGAAATAGAGGAAGAGTCATACTTAACAACAAACATTGTTCCGCAGCTTCCGAACTTCAATAGAGGTTTATGGAGAAGCTTGGAAAGTGCCATTAGAAACCACATAATAACTTCTAACGAAGACTTTATAGTCATCGTTGGAAGCTTATACAATAAAGAATCTAAGCTCCTGAAAAATAAAGTAGTAATCCCTGATGCTTTTTTCAAAATACTGATTAACGAAGACAAAAAAACTATACGTGCGTGGAAAATACAGCACAAAGCCTTTCTAGAAGAAGTTGTCGAAGAACACTCGCTAAATAACTATAGAGTAACTATCAACGACCTACAGCGAAATATCTACGAACTTCAAGGCTACAGACTAGCAATACCTCCTACTTATCAGGAGGAAGGTTTAATGGTAGGTTTACAGGGAAGCACCTCTTTTTATAATAAAACGAAGCAGCAGAAATGCCATTAATGTTTAGTAGATAGAAAGCCAGAAATTTAAAATTTAAACTTTATTTATAGTATTTTAGTTTATGATTCTAATCTTAGAAGATTCCATAGTTAATTTAATGACCTTTATAAGAGCCTTTACCTTGAGATATAAGGATCTAGTAGTGTTAGGAGTGAGAACTCCTACTGATGCAATAAAAGCAGTAGAGGAAAACGCTGATAAACTAAGAGGTGTATTGATAGACTACCACCTTAATATGCCTGATTATAGAGGGAGTGATTTTGCATCTTATCTAGACAACAATTATCCTGAGTTGCCTTACGTCTTCGCCTCATCGCATAGTGATTTACCTCTTGCAGGGGTCAAACATACTTTAAACATAGGGAAAACTTTGAATGATAGCTTTTTTTCTCACGTTGAATCTTGGCTTGTTGTGAAAGAAACACAAGAAAATTCTGAGAAGAGTTAATCAGCCTTTTTCTGAGCCCCGAATAGCTTTTTTCTTTTAGGGTAATATCGTGTCGGATTCGCTCCAGAGTTTAAAACTCCTGGTGAAGTTAGATAGTCTAGGTTATCTTTAAAGAAAGGAATCACTTCTTGTTTAATTTGTTGAACACGCGATTGTAAACGTTTAAGGTAAGCAAGTAAGGTTTGAGCGTAGATTGCAAGATATCGGACATTACCTTCGTAAATATCGAAACCATAATACATCAAGATTTCTAAAGATTTAAGAGTATTTTTTTCAACAATAGTTAAATGTTCAGGGTGATGAATTAAATCTACTAATTCCTCAAAAGGTCTTAACATTTCTTCGGCATCAATAACAAACCACCCAAATTTATCACCTTTATTAGTAATTTTAGGATTGCTTGCACTAAATAGATTTCTTGAGGTTTCCCAAATTGAAGTAGCTTCTTGTAAGAAGTCTGAAGCCTTAAGGTTGATGAATGCCTGCCAAGCTTTCTCTAGAGTATCGGCGTCGAATTCAATAGAATCTACCTGCCTCGGATTAAAATTTTTAATTTTTTGGTCAATAGCAAACCAACGCTTACCGTCGTAAGACTTACAATTACTTTCTATAAATAAAACAGCTTCTTTTATACATTTAAAATCCTTAATCCAGTTAGGAGCCTTGAGTGAGTATAAGGAGATTGATTCAGGATCATTCTGCAATGCGTTAGGAGATAAATCTCTAGCCAGTTCTTTTAAGATGGCTTGACGTGTTGACGCTTTGAGGTCAGAAATTTTTATAATCTTGGACATGGATTTATTTGGCATTAGTTTAGCAAAAACTTGTTTAAAAATTAGAAAGCTTAGACAATATCTAATTTATGTGGTATTAAATAGTAATTAAAACTCCTTTAGGATCAAAACCCTTATTTACTTGGTGTAGGTGATAACCATAAGGATTGGAAACGATTATAAGTTGATCTCCTAAAGACCTATAATCAGATTCGTGGGTGTGTCCATAAAACCACAAGGAGTTAGTAGGCAATTCGTAGAACAAATCCTGTATTCCTGTTGCACAAAAGGCAGATGTGAAATCCGAGACAGGAAAAATGGAATCTGGATTGATTATCGGTGAGTAGTGCGTGATAACAACTACAGGTTTGTTTTTATCAGAAGATTGGAGGAAAGAGGAGAGTTTATCTCGAAAAACCCAATATAGGTTATATTGATCATGCACAGACATCTTATATGTAGCGGAAGCTTGTATCTTTTTAAAATCATTAATACTACCTTGAATACGTTGCATTATTACAGGGTTGCCTTTTTGAAAATCTGTCCACATAGTGCCCCCAAAAAACGTAACCCCTTCAATAGTAATGCTTTCGTTATCAAGAAAATAGATTTGAGGTAAATGTTTATAGATAAAATCTCGGAATTTTTGATTACTATCCGCGATTGACTCTCTATTATTATAATATTCATGATTTCCTGCAACAAACAAGATAGGTTTATCCCAAGTTTTAACAAGATTTAAGAGGGCTTCTGGATACTCAAAAGAGATAATATCTCCCGCAAGTATTAAAATATCAGCAGCCTTTTGAGTATCCTTCGGAATCGCGAAAGGGTTGTTAAACTCTAAATGTAGATCACTGTATAGTGCACAAATCATAAACGATGCTTAAAATATTTAAAAGTAAAACAATTATTTTAGTTTTTCTTTCTCTAAAAAGCAATAAGAAGTTGCTTTCAATTTTCATATACTTTATTATAAAAACATTATATAAATCTTAATAAGCGAACGTTTATGCCTCTTGAGAATCAACTCAACTCGTGGTTACATAAAAATAAGAATACCTGTAGATACAGAGTCTGTTATGCGCAAGGCTGTTTCTTATTCTTTACCGATATAGGAGAACTACAGAATTTATCTGGAGATTTTTGGGAAGAATCAGACTGGAACTTTTACGCAACACAACCTTTAAGATATTGTGAAGGACTTCAAATAAAATTATTACAGGATACCGATTTTTTAATAGTAGCCGTGAAAAACCAAAATTTTCAAGTTAACCTTCGACCTGATATCACTTTCAAAGATATTCTTAAGAAAGATCACCCTTTATTCTTTTATCAGGGTCAAGGTATATACGTAGGAGAGTGTCTAGAAAGTATTCTTTCTCTCCCAGAGATAAGTATTTATATAAATATGTGGGATTTAAAAGCTATTAATAATTAACTAAAGTGGTAATAACTATGTCAAATACAATTAATGAAGTTTTATTCGCAGAACAGGTGCGAGAAAAGATTAAGCAGGGAGCTAACGTAGTTGCAGACGCAGTAAAAGTAACCTTAGGGCCCAAAGGACGCAACGTAGTCTTAGAAAGAATTTATGGAGTCCCAAGAATTACAAAAGACGGCGTAAGTGTAGCTCAGGCCATCGAAACCTTAGAAGATAAGTATAGAAATCTCGGAGCCCAACTCATAAAAGAGGTGGCTATAAAAACTAACGAGGTTGCCGGAGACGGAACTACAACTTCGATAGTGATTGCTCAAGCTATTTTGAATTCAGGCCTGAAGATGATTACCGCAGGAGTAAACCCTGTAGATATCAAGAAAGGATTAGATCTTGCTGTTGCAGATGCTGTAATCAAACTAAAAGACTTTGCAAAACCAGTTAAAGATATTGAGGTTATAAAGCAAGTAGCAACTATTTCTGCAAACGGCGATTTAGAGGTAGGAGAAAAAATCGCTAAAGCTATAGAAGAAGTAGGAGCAACGGCGCCAATAACGGTGGAAGAGAATACTAAACCAGAGTTAGAACTGAAGATTATTCAAGGTTTTCAATTCAACAAGGGTTATTTATTACCTCATTTCATAACAAATACTAATAAATTAACAGTAGATTTTGAGAACCCTTTACTATTTCTTTGTGATCGCAGAATACACTCTCTACAACTCTTAGTTCCTGCATTAGAGATAGCGATAAAACAACAAAGGCCTTTAGTAATCATAGCAGAAGAGGTATTAGGAGAAGCTTTAAAAGGTTTATTGGTTAATAAAATGCAGAATGGTTTGATGGTATGTGTTGTGAAATGTCCAGGACAAGGTCATAGACGGTTAGAGTTATTAGAAGATCTGGCTACAGCGACAGGAGGCAAAGCCTTTACTAATTTGAGTTTAAAGGATTTATCCGCAATTTCTCTAGAGGACTTTGGAACTTGTAGAAAGATTATAATTAGCAAAGAAGAAACTCTTATTATCGAAGGAGGAGCAAACCTCGAGACGCTAGCTCCCTATTGTCAACAATTAACAAGCCAGTTAGAGGAGTCGGTTTCCGAATATGAAAAAGACAGATTAAAAGAGCGATTAGCTAGGTTATTAAGTGGCGCTGCAACCTTAAAAGTTGGTGGAGTAACTGAAGCAGAAATAAAAGAAAAGAAAGATAGAGTTGAAGATGCCTTATATGCAACTAAATGTGCAATGCAAGAAGGGGTGGTTGCCGGAGGAGGAGTAGCCTTACTCAAAGTATCTCTCTACCTTGAAAATCTACTAAATACTTTGAAAAACAAAGATCAAAAAGTAGGGGTTGAGATTTTAAAAGAAGCTTTGCAGAAACCTTTAAAGCAGATTGTTGATAACGCAGGTAAGTATGGGCAGGGCGTTCTTGAGAAAATAATAACGGACAAGGAGTATACCTCAAGCATAAACTATGGTTACGATGTCGCAGAGGACCAGTATGGAGATATGGCAGAGTTAGGGATCTTAGATCCTGTTAAAGTAACAAGGACTGCTTTAGAGACCGCTGTATCGATTGCAGGTTTGTTGTTGACTACTGAAGCTGCCGTTATAAATAAAATAGAAAACAAATAAACAACTTTAATTAACTTTAACTAACTTTACCTATGTTTTTAGAAAAACTTATTACTAATATTTACAGAAGTTTTCCTTTCGAGGAAGCTCAAAGATTTGAAAAATTCTTACGAAGTCTAAATCAAGAAAGCCTATTACTTGCTTTCGGAAAAGAAACTCTAGAAGCCTCCTTAAAAGCCTCCGTAGACGATTTAGAAGATTTGTTAGAATTAGCTCGAGATATTAGAAATAATTTAGAAAGTAGTGTAGGAGATGTAGAATCTGGAATTGAGGATTTAATTAAGACTTTAAAACGAACAAGGCTTGATTAAAAAATTTAATGTTATAATATATTAAAAACCTATTAATAATCTTAATTCCTTATAAGTATGAAAAAAAATAAATATACAATATCAGCGGCTGAAAGACACGCGTTAAACACTTTAAAGATTTTAGTAACTAAAGATAAAAAATATGAAAGTTTAAACGAAAAGATAGCAAAGATACAAGGTAGAGATTTTCAAACTTACCTTCGACCTGCTGATGTCGAAATTCTTTCATCTACTTTAGAGTTACTAGATTTAATTCTAGGACACTCAATCGCTACCTATTTCTTCTACGAATGTCAGAATAAGGACGGAGGATCCGTGACTATAAATAATTTATCGTTCCGAATAAAGACGTTAGAGGATGTTGAGAGTTTTATTGTATGTGTCAAAGAGTTGAACGATAAAAGCCAAAGAAAGAGAAAAAATAAGAAAAGAAGTTAATTATGAATATATTTAAAGATTTACTGAGTTACTATAGAATTAAGTATTATATAAAAAAGAATATAAGTTCTCAAAACCTCAGATACAGAGAATACTATCCTCTTCAAGAAGGAGATCAGCACTTCATTGTTAAAAGCTACATTGTTGGAGACTTCGAAGTAGAGCGCAGAGTAAACACACCTTTATCTATGTGGAATTATATAGATACCTATACTTGTTATTGTAAGAATACTAAAGTTAAAATAAAGCAGAAATATCTCAGAAAATTGTTTAATTATTTACTTGAAAAATTTAAAACACAGAATTATGCAAAGTAACAACACATCTCTTTTAAGATCTATAAAACTTATTCAGAGTTTAGAACAAACTTCCTCAAGAAATCAAAAGATTGCTTTATTAAAACAGGAAGCCGCGTATCCAGATACTGTTTTCTTTCACGGAGCAGGATTAGCTTTAAACTCTCTTATAACTTTCGGTATAAAGCAGATCCCTACGGTCTCTGAGGAAGAGTCTATAGAGTTATCAAAGGACTCTTGGCAAGACTTTTTACACCTAACAGACAACTTGCGCACGCGACAGTTAACAGGAAGCGCCGCGAAAACAGCGGTAGAGAGTTTGATTAAAGTTACGCCTATAGCTGTTTGGAATTACTGGTATAGAAGAATTTTAATGAAAGATTTAGCCTGCGGTGTTGATGTTTCTACTATAAATAAAGCATTAGTTGAGATAAAACCAGAAAGCTTAATTCCAGTTTTTGAATGTCAGTTAGCACAAGATGGTGCAAAACATGAAGCTAAGATGAAAGGAAAGAAGTATGTAGAAACGAAATTAGACGGTGTAAGAGTTTTGACTATACTATATCCCGATGGTCAAGTAATACAGTATAGTCGCAATGGAAAAGAGTTATTAAATTTTACGAATATTATAAATCAATTTAAAGACTTATTGAAGTATGACGACTTCTTAAAAGATATAGGAAACGAACCTATAGTATTAGATGGGGAGATCACTTCAGGATCTTTTCGGGATTTAATGAAACAGGTTCATAGAAAGGAACAAGTAGAGACTAGTGATGCTATTTTACATCTATTCGACATTTTTCCTTTAAAACAGTTTTTGAAAGGTGTTTGTGCAAACACTCAGGAGGTTCGAAGCAATACTATTTACTACTTACATAAGAAATACAAAGACTGTTTACCGAACGTTTTGGTAGTAGGGCACGAATTAGTAGACTTAGATACCGTTGACGGAAAAAGACGTTTTTCAGAGTTAAACAGGCTTGCTCTCGCAGGAGGTTATGAAGGATTGATGTTAAAAGATCCTGCAGCTCTTTACGAGTGTAAAAGAAGTGTTAACTGGCTTAAAATAAAACCTTATATAGAAGTATCTCTTAAAGTTGTGGGTTTCGAAGAAGGAACTGGAAAGAATAAGCAAAAGTTAGGTGCATTACTTTGTCAGGGTTATGACGAGGATAGAGAAATTATAGTCAGTGTAGGAGGCGGTTTCACTGATGAGCAACGAGAGCTATTTTGGAAACAAAAAGAAAGTTTATTAGAACAAATCGTTGAGATTCGCGCAGACACAGTAACACAGAATCAACAAGAGCTTAATAGTTATTCATTAAGGTTTCCGAGGTTTCTACATTTCAGAGGATTCAAACCTGGAGAGAAATTATAAGGATTAGCCTATAGCTAACAAATAGTAATAAGAGCCCCACAGGACTGCACCAAAAAATATTTCGCCCCATTGCCAGCCAGATTGACGATTTCCGAAATGTTCACAGATAATAGCAGGAATTAAATAACAAGAGCCCATTGTAAGACCTACAAGGCCCATAAGGAACCAAAATTTTGTATAGAATATAAAGGGAACTGCTAAAACAGCGGTTAACATTAATCCTCTTAAAGATAAAGCGGCCCAACCATTAAAGACTGGAAACTTCTCTCCTCTAAACCACTTATCTAAGATTAAAATGTCTCGACGGTCTTTGTATATTTTACGGTCAAGAATAGCGCCAATATAACCGCCCCATCCAGGAGCGAAGGCTAAACGAAGGACTAAAGCGTGTATAGGAATAAGATAGGGGTTTGTAAGAAGTCCGAAAACAATACCAAAGACAGCAGCGTTAAGCATTTTAACACCTACCATTTCTCCTTCCTTCATGAGTTTAAATCTTTCAAGAAGCTTGATACGTTCTGGATAAGGGTAGATGAAATCGGCTAACCATCCTCCACGAATACGATTCATGACAGCACCCAAAAGAGTAATAAGTATTAATAATGTAAAAGACATAGATATTAAAAAAAAAAGATTTTAGATGTTTATTGTGGTGGTTTAAAAAAATTAAGAATACGCTAAATTGAGGTAGATTTTAAAAGTATTCAAAGTTACACTACTATTTTCTTTAATAATAAAACTAAAAAATTATGACAACTACCCAAGAACGTCTAATAGTTAAAGCTGTAGTAGGTTCCCAATTATATGGAACTGCGAGTGAATCTTCAGATTTAGATTATAGAGGGGTTTACCTGCCAACACTTAAGGATTGTATTACAAATAGCATTGAAGGGAGTATTGTGTGTAATACTAAAGTTACAGCGGGCGAGCGAAACAGCAAAGGCGATGTGGATTACACTATTTTTTCTTTACAGCATTTCTTAAAAAACCTCGAAAGAGATACCTTAGGTATTGAAATGTTACATGCAAGTGACATACATTTAAAAATTTCAAGTCCTCTCTGGGAAGAGTTAAGACGTAACAGACATAGATTTTATACCAGAGACTTTAAATGTTTCTTTGGTTTTATCCTAAAGAGAAGAGCATTACTAATAAAAGAGTTGGAAACTGATAATATTCTACATCCAAAAGGTATTAGTCATGCTTTTAGAATGGGTATGCAATTAAAACAAATTTATAAGTCAGGAGATCTCTCCTTCCCTTTTAATAAAGAGGAAAGTTTATTCCTAAAGGAGTTGAAAGTAGCTTCAAATATAACAAGAGATACTTTAGATTTACTAAATAGCTTAATCTCAGAGTTAGAGGTGTATAGAGATAAGAGTTCCTACCCCGAAAGAGTTTCTCCTGAGTGGATCGATAGCTTTATTTACCAGAGTTATTCGAAGTATCTTTTATAGTGTCTGTGGTTATACCAACAGAGGTTTCTTCAGAGAGAGCTTTAGGATTTTCTTGAATATTGCTAGAAGAACAAACACTATCCCAAATATCGTTATGATCTACAAGCTGACGAATAAAAGTTTTAGAAATATTAGAAGAGCGTAAAGATTTCTTATCTTCGTTACTTGTTATGAATTTTGTAGACAATAAGCATAAATCTCTCCCACAATTTTGTATTACCGGTTTAGAAGCTTTACAACTTGTCAATAAGAGCGTCACGCTCAAGGCTAGAGTTTTTACGAATGATACTTTTTGTTGTTTGAAGGTGCTGAATGTTTTCATTTTGAATAATAATTTGGTTTTCTGATTTTTCTTTTTCACAGGCTTCACGAACAGAAGCTTCTCCTTTGATTCTACCGATATAGAAAGCAACGCCTACAGAAGCGAATAAGGAGGATGCAAGAAACAGATATATATAAACTTTAGGAGGTATTTTAGAAGTTATAGATACTAAGAAGCTAGACATATCGAGTTAAAATTATTAAAAGATTATCAACATATTTTAAGTTACTTTGTTGAAGTATCCAAAGGCTTTTCTACATTTTTAAGAGGAGTGTTCCTAGTAACCCTCTCAATAGTAGACATACCGAGTAAACTACCTCCAAAGGCCACCATTACCCACAAAATTTCAAGTAAACTATCAAAATCTCTATTGACTATTGCAAAAACACCACCAACCCAGCAGAGTAAATCAAAACTAAGACCAATTTTAACTCCTATAAGGCGTTTGCTTGATTTTTCGTTATCAATACCAGTCAAGTATTCAGCTACCCAAGTAGAAAGGAACATATTAAAAATCCTTAGAATTATGTTGTGAATCTTGTTGTGGAAGTTTTCCCAACGTATTCAAAATCTCTTGTAGAACACTGTCTTCTTTAGCGTGATAAGCTTTCGTATTTTTATTTGTTTCTGCCTGCTCTCTAACAACAGTATCTAAACGTAAGTTAATCTCTTTAGCGTGAGTTTCGAGTCTTTTTTCGAGACTATGCTCTAAATCCGCTTTATGAACGCGTAATTGCTCTTCAACTCTTTCTGTTAATCTTTTGTGAACATCAGTGAGAAACCTGTCGATTTCGCGCAAGGCAAACCATTTAAGGAATCTAACTACTCCATAAAGGATACCTACTAAACCAGCCCAAAGACCTAAAGTCAAATCATGCCACGTGATGGCAGCGCGAACTTTAGATGAATCAATAAGCGGTTGCAATTTATCGATGGAATCCATAGGATAATGTTTTGTTAAAAACCTTGTAATTTAAAATAATTGAAATAAAATTAGTAAAGAGTAAAGAGTTTCAAACTTTGCTTTGACTTTATTTCAATTATTTCAATTTCATTTAAACTTTAACCTTTAATATTATGTTTATAAATCCAAAAGAAATCCTTGACAAAGGTATATTAGAATTACCTTCTAGCATAGACGTAGAGAAAGTATTACAGCCAAACGGTATAGATCTAAGTATTTCCGAAATTTTTAAAATTGTTAAAAGTTCTTTGATTTTAGGAGATGAGATTGGAACTAAACATAGCACTTTAGAAAAACTAAAAGGGGTAGGAATGAGAGAACAGCATTTTGAATTAGAGGCAGGAACCGCCTATAAAGTAGAAACAGATTACTACTTGACTCTACCTCATGATGTAGCCGCTTACGTTTTCACCCGTTCTACGCTAAACCGAAACGGAATTTTGGTTGGTAGTGGACTCTGGGATTCTGGTTATTCCGGCGGTGTAGGAACTACGATTTACCCATTTCAAAACTTACTTTTAGACCTTCCTTGTAGAGTAGCACAAATAGTGTTTATCAAAGCAGAAAGCTCTCATCTTTATAAAGGCACGTATAACAAACCTTATTAAATTAATATGCAAATACTAAATACAGTAGTGATTGATTCTACTCAAGAATTGTCTAGGTTTTGCACAGATCTGGGATTTAATTCCTGGGGGCTGAGACTGCCGCAAGTAGAGTATGATATTGAAGAAGGTGAGAGGTTACTAGTCATTTTATCTCACGCAATGGAAGAGGACGTAGTTAGTAGAAGTCTGGGTAAGTCCCCTCAAGGTTTACTTGTAAAGAATCTAATTGAGCAACTTGCAAGAGACTTAAAAGAAGGTAGAAGAAAAGATTTCCCTTTGCCAAAACATGTTTCTTTAATTAACTACCGAGATAGAAGCGGTGAGAGGTTAGTAGGAAAAGCCGCTGATTTTGAGACCGATTATGCGCAAGCTTGGGTTGCAAGAGTTTGTCATTACATCAAGGATTTCAAACCTACACGAATTTTTATTTCCGGAGAAGATGCCTTCCAAGCCATTTTATATCATACACAAACTCACTTGTCTAACCATAAGGATTTAAAGAGTATTGAATATACAGAACCCTATCTATCTATGGGTAGAGTTTTTGATTTCTTCTACGGAGGATTACATATTCCAACCTCCTTTACTTTACCTCTGCATTATACAAGTAAATCGCGGAGTAAGAATACCACAGAAGAAGAATCTTCAGCCCTTATTAACCAACAAAGGATACATCTAGAACATTTAATGTATGGACGAAATCTATATACAATAACAGATAAAACTCAGTGGAAACGAATTGATATTAAAGATTATAATACCTTTCTTGATTTCCTTAATAAACTTAAAACTGCTCCTAAAGTAGCTATTGATTTAGAGACAGACAATTTATCTAGATTTGCAAATAAGATTCTAACCATGCACTTCAGTTTAGATGGGGAGACCTCTTTTAACCTTCCTTACTGTCACAGAGAGACTCCTTTCCTACCTGAAGAGTTAGAGATGATAAAAAAAGAGTTAAGAGATTACTTCCAAGACTCTACACCGGTAGAACATATTTACCATAACGCGAAGTTTGATATAGGCGTGCTTATGGCTCAACTAGATTTTAGTTTCTATAACCATAAAGTTTACGATACTCAAGCAGGTATGTTTAGTTTAGATGAAAACATCAAGAATGTTTCCAAGTTTATTTCTTCCCCTTACGCATTACGAACAGTAGCTTATCAATACGGTTGCTCTGCTTATGATGAAGGGGAAGTAAGAAAAGAGGATCGAGCTAGAATGGCCTCCTTACCTTTAGATGAGATTTTTGAGTATGCTTCAAAAGACGTTGTAATCCCTTTTCAAGTAAGCAATTTCCAGGTAGAGGAAGCTGTAAGAAGACAATACAATCAATGGAAAACTTTTGTAGTTGAACAGTTAGGAGCTATGACTCTTGTATTTGCAGGTATGGAAAATAAAGGCATTTTAATTAATAAAAAATATCTTTTAGATCTTTGTAGTAATGATGGGATAGTTCGCAAACTTTTAGACGAGGTAATTGATAAGTTTAAGGAGAGTTCTGCTGCTCGTGAAGTGAATACTATTTTAGTTGTGCATGGAAAGGCGCTGAAAGTTTTAAATGAAACAAAAAAAATATTGAAGCGCGATTTAATGCACCTTAAGAAGGCATCTAAGACCTTTTTAAAAAAGAAAAGAGTATTAAAAAAAGACATGCAAGATGCACAATTACTGCAACAAATTCAGGACCATAATAATAACGCAGACCGAGATATACATCGGGTGACTGAGTGTTTTGGGCTTTATGAGAAAGTTATAGCAAATATAACAGAGATTGAGAAGACTATTGAAAAAGATATATACAACCTTAGAGATTATGATGATCTGCTTATAAGAATGAATATCCGCGAGCAGTTACAAACAATTAAGAAAAAACTACCAGAGACTTCTACTATTACGTTTATAGAAACTATTAGTAAGCTAGAAGAACAATTAAAATCTTTAAAAGTCTTTAGAGATGAAAGCACGACAGAGCCGCAGGATTGGTTGTTTAATATTGCTAAATCTGATTGTCAGCAACTCCTATTTTTTGACATTTTAGGCTTAAAACCTTTAGAGTTGAAAAAAGACGGAGGAGCTACAACAAACCAAGCTTTTCAACAAACCTACTTAAATGTTCCGGAAGTTTCATATTTAGCAACGTATAATAAATATAAGAAACTACTATCAACTTACATAGAAGGAATGATGAAGAGGTTAGAGACAGATCCCGATAGTTGTATTGATGGAAGATTAAGAGCTAGTTATGGTTATAGAGATGTTGTAACAGGCAGAGCTAGTTCCGGAAATCCAAATTTTCAGAATATAGTCCGCAAAGGGGAACTAGCTAAAACAATTAAATCTCAATTTGTAGCAGGTCCTGGTGAAATCTACTTAAAGAATGATTATAACGCAGCAGAAGTAAGACAGTGGGCAAACATTTCACAGGATACGAAACTCGCGAATACTTTTCGCGCAGGAATGGTTATGAGAAAGGAGATTTTTTTAGAGCAGGATCCGGAGAAACTAAAGGATTTAGAAGAGAGATTGAAAGGGGAAGGTGATGTTCATCGATTGAACTACAGTTTTTTCTTCAATAAAAATCCTAAAGATGTGACCGATGAAGAACGTAATGCGGTGAAGGCGGTGATTTTCGGGGTAATGTATGGAAAATCTCATCAGACTTTAGCTGAAGATCTGAAATGTTCAGAGGAGCAAGCACAGAAACTACTGGATAAACTATTCTCTACATACAGCAAAGGGAGAGACTGGATATATAACAATAAGCAGTATGCCACGGACAGCACCGTATGTTTTTCTCCCATAGGAAGAGTCCGTCATTTAGCGGCTATACTACACCAAGATAGTGTTGTTAAGAGAAGCACAGAACGCAAGATGTCTAATAGTGTGACGCAAGGATTTAGCTCTGATTTAGGTTTTGCTGGAGGGCGTATTTTACAGCAGTTAGTCTACAAAGTATTCAAGAAACAAGGATACAATCTGGAGCTTTATCAAAATAATACAGTTCATGATTCTGTAGAAGCGATTACAAAATTCGAACACTTACCTATATCCTCTTATGTTTTAGAACAAGCTTTTACAACACTCGCTTACCATAAATATAAGAAAATGTTTAATGTATCTTGGGTGATAGAGTCCGAGATGGATTCAGAAGTAGGATGCACCATCGGCACCGTCCGTAAAGCTTCTTGGAAAAACCTACCAGATATAGTAAGGCAAGAATTACTGTGGTCACAAGAACATTTAGGTTATGAATATAGTGAAGCGGATAAGGCAGAAATATTACGGAAGTTTGATCACAATTATCATATCATAACAGGTGTTATGAGAGTAGAGACTAAAAAGTATTTAGATTTCATAAAACAGAATCCTGGACAGGTATACTTAGAGAGCACACTGCTTTGCCCAACTAAGACCACTAAACTAAGAGACTTACTTCTATTTTAAGATATTTATTATTAGTTAGTATTACTAAAGGTATGTTAATTATAGAGACTCGTCAGTAAGAAGGTCTATTGAGTTAAAATCTATCTTATTAGTAATGATAAGGTTTGTAATTCTAAAATTTGAGGTAGGATCTAAAATACTTGCAGGATTACGAAGTATCTTGAAAATACCATACGGTGAAAGCATAAAAGAATCCAATGTGCTATTAACCCCAGTAATTAAAGAAGGAGAGAGATTTAAATCCAGATCGGAGAGAGAGTCTTTAAAATTTTTAACGCGGTTTAACATGAAGTTACGTCGTGCATTTAGAGTGACTTGTTTAGGTGAGTAGTGTGTCAGCATTGAGATAAAAAGGGCAGTTTTATCTTTAGAACTATCTTTGCGATTACCTCTTCGTAGAAGAGCTTCTTGCTTCTCGCTGCAATCTATAAGGAATCTCTCAGTGAAAGGGCGTGCTCCTTGAATAATATTATCTATACGCAAAAAAATAGTAGACATTTTAAAACAAATTATTTATTATTAGAATATTTGGTTAACTCTATGTAGAAAATTAACCTACTTTAATATAAACTCTATCACTATATTATGTTAGATAATACACAAACAACTATAAACAACTCTTGTAAGTATAAAATAGGAGACTATATCTTTTATAGTAAAGACTTAAAAACTTTAAGCACAACAGATTTTAGCTTAGGTAGAATTAGTTCTCTTATATTAGATGAACCTCTAAGAGTAGTTGTGGACGCCTTAGATAATGATTTATGTAAGACCGGAGAAGAAGATATTATTGCGGATCAAAATATCTTAAGCAATCACTACGAGAATCCACCATCAGGCAATTTTTATGGTAAGACTTTTAAATCTCCACCGAAGATTATAAGAGACGGAGAAAACCTTATTAAAATTTATGCCCCTAAATTTATTTTAGATACTCCTGATTATGATTATACTCCTATTTTAGAAGCTTTAGAGAAAGGTTTTCAAGCTGTTTATACAGTGAAGTCTTTTCTAAGCGATAAGAGCTATAACATACTGATTGAAGAAGGAGAGACATCAAAGAGTGTTATTAAGACCGCTAAAGACTCTTTTGACTACCAGATGAAATTAAAAATAACCTTCACGCAGCCAGAAAGCGCTTCCCGCGCAGTGGTTATGTGCCTTGCACAACTGATTTGGAAGAATTCTTCATATGAAAATAAAAATGATTGGTTGCAGGTTTTCTCTGAAGACTTCACTTATGAAACATTACAAAGCCCTCAGTTTGTATCTAAATTCTTTAGTTTCTTAAAAAATTCTAAAGATGATAAACTAAGTGGCGAAGACACTGTTATTTATAAAACATTACTTAAAGAAATTAAAAAGGTTAAATGTTTGTCTTGTAAGGAGTTGCAGATAATGCTTGAGTCTTGTGGAGAGGACTACATACAAAATCATATTTTACCTTCAGTAATTAACGGTGTTCGGCTGAAGAATAGTATCTTAGTTAATCCATTAACAGGATCAAATCCTCTGAAAAGATTTGCCACAGAACTATCAACTCTACTTCTAATGAATAAAGCAGATTCAAAGTATGAAAACTGTTTGAGATTATTTTTTGATTAATAGAAATATAACTTATTAAAACTTTATGGACAGCGAAACTTTAGACACAGGACTTTTGAATACTGAAGAGTTAGATTCAATAGAAACTAACTCAGAGACTTTAAATGATCAAGAAACCTTTGAAGAGGTAGAAAAAGATAGCTTAGGTCTCTATGGATATAATGAGAAAGAGAAGTATCCAACAGAATCTCGAAAAACCTCTATGCCTAGATACGAAGAGGTGCAAATAAGGTTTAACAAGATACTGCAAAACAGAGTTCAATTAAAAGAAAACTTAACAGGATCTCAGATAACATACCTATTGGATTTTTATGTGGAACAGGCTTTTAAGTCTTTACTCTGGATTAGAGATGAGGACACTCTCCATGAACTTCTACAAGAAGAGTATAATAATACTATTCAACATTTATTGAAGACTCGCCGAAAACTTTTTTCTATTAGATTTCAGAATACCGATGCCTATAGCGGTGTGACTGAGATTCTATTTACTAAAACACCTCACGATTTTATTGATAAATTTTTAGGGTTAAAACTTAATCGAGAGTATTACTGGGGTTTTTTAAAAAAGGTGTTAGAGAAGAATCAAATCAAAGATACTGTGATGTCACGTTGTTTTTTTTATCACGACCGGTATATAGATATTAAAAACTTAATTTTGGGCAATTACATTAGATTCGCTTTTGCCGAGACTAATAAGTTCTTCAGTTATAATAAAGGAGAGGTGGAACTAGAAAAGAAGGAAGATTATTTTTCAGGGGTTTTAGTAATGATTCTTAAAGTTATAGACAAATACGATTCATATAAAGGCACTCTAACCAGCTTTATTGAAAATTGGTTAAAGGATTATAGAACCACATTTAAAGCAGCTCAATCTATAGTATTGCGGGGTTTTGAAGTGACTCTTGCTGAGGAAGCTTTAGAAAACTTTGCAGATGAAGTTACTGAAAACTCAGAAGAGGACAACGCTATTTTGACTCAAATTGTGGAGAAATTACTCATGAAACTAAATGTAACTGTTGAAGAATTAGTTAAATTAGTTTACCCTTATCGGAAAAATCTACCTGTGCTGTCAACTATACTACGTGTTGAATAATTAACAACATAGAATCCTGCATAATTTATAATCTTATTATACGTTTGCTTAAATCTAAGAGGTTTTTAATTACTTAATTTCTACGTATTAAGAAGCAAATAGTTTTTTATTATAAAAGTTGCATTATAAAAATCTTAGTATAAAATAGGATATTGATAATATATCTTTAATCCTATTTTATAAATAACCTATGTTTACTCGCAAAAATAAAGAACTAAGGGAGCAAAACAAATCCTTGTTAGAGGAGCAAGAGCTTCTAAAAGCTGAACTATTTTCATCAAAACAACAACAAACTGCCTTAGAGGAAACGTTTACTGTTTTGAGAGAGAAAGAAAAAGTAACAAGAGAAACTCTAAGACCTTTGGAAGAGCATTATGAGAAAAGAGGAGCCTTCTACGCAGATGAATCATACTCTTTAGAGAAGAGCTACTGGAATTTGCGAGAAGCTTCTATAGACATCAAAGATTATGGGGAGATGGTCAATAAAGCATGTAAGTATGAGGATGCAATTAAACGAGGTTTCCGTTATGTTTAGAAAATTAAGAGCTATTATAAGAGATAATAGTAGGCTAGTAAAGGCAAATAAAGAGTTACTAGTCTTAAACGCTGCATTGAAAGAAAACCTCATTGCCAGTAAAACCTCAAGAGCTAACACACAGTTAGAGATTGACCGAATAATAGAAGCTCTTCCGAAACTAGAGCAAGAAATCCGTGAAGCTCCTAGACGCCTTCAAGCTCTAGAGGAGAGAGGAACAAAAGAACTCGATTACTATAAATCTCAGGTTTCTGAAGCGGAGAGAGGTTTACACTTAGCGCTCCAAAAGAAGGAAGATTTAGCTATCAGGATAGAAGAGCTAGAGGGACAGTATAATAAGTTACAAGCGGTTTCTTCGTGTGGACATGATAGTTTCTACAGACGATACTATCGATGCTAGTTGTAGGAGATTTTCACTGTGAGGAGCAGTCTTTAGAATCTCTCAAAGGATGCCCGGAGGAAGTCGAAGGTTCCTTTTTCTGTCGGACTAATGATTTAACTACATTAGAAGGAGCGCCTTTGAACGTTACAGAGGACTTTGACTGTAGATATAACTCTAAGCTTAGTTTAGATAAGCATCTACCTAAGATAGGGAAGAGACTTATTCACTCCTTGTAGTAACCTCCTTAATTTTACTATAACCTTTAGTTTAATAAAAAACTAACGTTAACTTAATTTAAGCAATCTATATGAAAAATACCATTAACGTTTCTACTCTATCACCAGAACTTCAAAAAGCAATTAAAAAAGAAGTGTCTACTCTTAAAACTCAAGCTCAGAAGAAGCCTCTTTCAGATGAAGCTATAGCTTTTTTAGCATCCAATGTAAAAGGAGTTTGGGCTAAAAGAGAAGATGGTAAAATTGATGTAAAAGGTGAGGTGTATCTTGAGAGGGATCCTCTTGTAGGGAAAGTATTTGGTAAAGAGGTTTTCTTTGGAAAAATAAGTGGGGATTTTTACTGTAGGAATAATAATCTAACCTCTCTAGAAGGAGCGCCAGAGCACGTAGGAGGGGATTTTCATTGTGGATATAATAAACTAACCTCTCTAGAAGGGGCTCCAGAGCACGTAGGAGGGGATTTTCATTGTGGGAATAATAATCTAACTTCTCTAAAAGGGGCTCCAGAGAATGTAGAAGGGGGTTTTGATTGTCATAATAATGAACTAATCTCCTTAAAAGGAGCGCCAAAGAAGGTAGGAGAGGGTTTTTATTGCAACCTTAATAATCTAACCTCTCTCAAAGGGTCTCCGAAGTATGTAGGAGGGTCTTTTGATTGTGCGCGTAATAATCTAACTTCTCTAAAAGGGGCTCCAGAGGTGGTAGGAAGTAATTTTTACTGTGAGAATAATAATCTAACCTCTCTAGAAGGAGCTCCAGAGGTAGTAGGAGGGGTTTTTCTCTGTGAGAATAATAATCTAACCTCTCTAGAAGGAATTGGTGAAGTTAAAGGTAAGATAATTTCAGATCTAAAAAGCAAGCCTACAGGCAGAGAAGAAATGACTGATGAAGCTGCTGCTGAATTAGAGGAAGCTTTAGATAACTTAATTAAAAATACTTCTTCTGCTTATCGCAACTACGAAAACACAGGCAAACGTGACGATGCTAAGATTAGCGCTTATATTGCACAACGGTTATTTACACGATTTACTTCTATTACAGGACTCGTTTATTTCTTGAAGACAGCAAAGTTTTCTCTACAGTCCGCGCTAGATAGTGCCTCGATGTCAGAAGGAACTAGTATGGTTGATGATGAAAATTGGACTGATTTTCTTCCAGACTTAGAGTTAGCTGCTCAACGACGTTTAAAGCAGTTAAGATAACAGTAAGAGAGCCCTTAGATTAAATTATCTAAGGAAGGTTTTAGTTATTCTCTTGTTGAGATTTAGTAGCAGGTTCACAAGTTCGACAAACAAAATAACTTGATGTTTGTATAAAACTTTGATTCCAGGAAGTATTACAATTATCGCAGGTAACATCAACTCCTCCGTGAGTAGTGCCTTTATAAGCTTCAGCAGAAGAAGTAACTCTAATATTCTTCTTAGCAAAAGCTTCTTTAATTGTATGAAAATGCTGCTCCTTTTGCAACTTACCTCTAGTAATAGCATAAAGGACTAAATTACTTTTAACGCCATACTTTTTGAGACAGGTCTGCTTGATTTTATCCTTCTTAACCGTAGAAGCATACTGACAGGCAGTGCTACAGTATCCTTCTAACACTAATCCATTACCAGCTTCGTTTTGTCTAACAGGGTAGTAAGAAGAACAGTGCACGCATTTAATATAATCATTTCTTGCAAGTAGTTCTTTACATAACAGTATAAATACATTAGTATTTAAATAACTAAAGTATCCAATAAATGCTTCCTCTAAAGAGTCTTGTTCATATATAGCACGCAGTCTTGCTTGAGTAACAAAGTATCTAAAAGGGGTTCCTTTATGCACTTTAACTTGCTCGTAATAATCAACCATACCCTGCAGGAAAGACTGTGCAGGAAACTGTGTAAAAGAAAATTGAGCTGCGTGCTTCTTGAGTGTGTCTTTACTCTTTGCACAAGTAGTGCTACAATACTCTGTGATAAGATTCCAGCGACCATCTTTAGCAATAAACTCTTTAGAGCACCTTTTGCAGTGAGGTAGATGCTTATGTAACGTAATATAATTACTCAGCTGCACTAAGGCCTTAGTGCCTATTTAGGGTCTGCTTGAAGAGCCTGCTCTATATAAGGGAGATGACTGTGATTGAGTTTCCGAAGAGTGGCAAGAAGGGTGTTTACAGTTATATAAGCCTTATCTCCCTTAAGAGTATTATGAATTGCATCTACACTACTGGTTGCATTAAACTGACTAGACTCTACAGTAGCCTCTAAAGTAGCTCCTATGGTAGGATTTATTTGATTCCTACATTCCTTACCGCGTAAACTATGATACACTACTGGAATAGTCTCTTTTTCGATCATAAATATGTGTATTAATAATAGAGTAAAGAAAAATTAACACCTTAAAGGCTTGCTTCTGAATTAAAAGATGTTAATATTAATAAACTCAATATTAACTTTATTAACACACTTATGCAACTAGAACCGCAACACGTTGATAGAAACGTTTCCCCGACCGAATATAAACAGTTTGGAGATAAACTATTAGTAACTTCTGTATTTCATACGATTCAAGGTGAAGGTGTCTGGGCCGGATACGTAGCCACATTTACCCGCCTTGCTGGATGCAACTTCGGCGCCAAAGGAGCAGTAACATCCTCAGCAACAGCTGTAACTGAATCAGGCGAAATTCAAGTGCCTGATACTTGTAGATTCTGCGATACGTTCTTCTCATTCGCTGAAGGCACTCCTTTATCTTTCGATGAGGTGCACGATAGAATTGTTAAAGCGCAAGGAGCTACTCCATGTAACCGTATTGTAATTACAGGCGGCGAACCTATGATTCAGAAAAACGTAGTAGCATTCACAGAATATTTAAATAATAAAGGTTATTCAGTGCAGTTTGAAACTAACGGAGCTTTTTATCTACCTATTCCAGCAAGCCCTTCTAAAACAATCGAGAATATTATAGTATGCTCACCTAAGATGGGGGCTGCCAACAAGTATTCTGCTTTACGTCCAGACGTCTTTGCAAGAGCAGACTGCTTAAAGTTTGTCGTAGAACGAGAAGGTAAGTTCAACTACATTCCAGACTATGCGTTTGAGTTTGCGGCAACAGGCAAACCTGTTTATGTAAGTCCTATCAATGTTTACCTAAGGGAAGTTAGACGAGGGGAAGTTCCCTGCTTCTTTACAGAAGGTTTATACGACTTGAACACTTGCAGAGATAATTATAAATATGCAGCAGAACTAAGCATGAAGTATGGTTTTATACTTAATTTGCAGAAACATTTATTTTTAGGTTTAGAGTAACTTTTAAGTTACTAGATAGAACACCATTTATTGTTTCTTATTTTATCTATAGATAACTAATAACAACAAAAATAAAACTTTTAGATTGATTAAAAACCAATCTAAGAGGTTTTAATTACTTAATTTTTATTGTAAGCCTACAAGGCTTCCCTAAATACTAATAATAATATTTATGAATAATACCATTAAAATTTCTTCCTTGTCTCTGAAACTCCAAAAAGCGGTTAGAGCGGAACTCTACCCAAAAACACATAATCCTCATAAGAAAAGTAATTATACTAAACACCTCCCTGTTGTATGGGTTACGACAAAAGATGCGGACAAATTAGAGAAACAGCTTGTAAACTACTTAGATTCCCACTTATTGAAAGAGAGTATACCTCACAAGAGGCCTTTAAAAATCGCAGAAGTGTATATTTTAAGAGTAACTGAAGACAAGATACTAGAAGACGACGGCTCAGAACATTACACAGGGGATTTTCATATAGAGAGCACAATACTTATTCCTCGTTATATTATATCCCGACAAGAGCGCGAAGAAATTAAACAAGGCTTTGAAGACTTGTGTAGAGATTATTTAGAGAAGAATTGTAAATTCTGTAACTATGTTACTTTTGATACACATATTCGAAAATCTTACTAACCGCTATTTTATAAAACCACTATAAATGAACGAAGAACGCCTACATGTAGACAGCTTAAAAGACCCTCTGATCGTAGAGTCCATAGGAGATTCATGGGCTCTTAGTAGGCCTTTCTCTTTCTATTACGAGAAAGCTGACGGAGAACGCATATATGTTACCGTGCCTCAAGGTTTTGTAACCGACTTTGCCTCAACTCCCTCCTGGACTTATTCTTTTTTCCCTCCTGTAGGTATTTATAATAAAGCTATGATGTTGCATGATTACTTATATGACGTTATTTGTCCTCTAGATATAACAAGAAGGCAAGCGGACCGGTTCATGTTACAAGCGATGAAAATATTAGGGGTTTCAAAAATTGCTAGATATCTGATGTATTATGGGGTTCGTTTAGGTGGCCGCAGTAGGTTTAGAAAAGCTACATAATACTCCTTTATTATATAAAAACAAGAAGAATCCTTAGTAGACACCTTCTTACTTTCTGTATACTAAATGCAAAAAATTATAAACTAAGATAGTAGTTGCTTTTTTAGTTTTAGTTATTAATATAGACTGTCTATATTAATAACTAAAACTTTATGTCTATTCATATCTCTCTTCTACCGCCAAACCTTCAACAATCTATTCGTCAGCAAATAATTGACGGCTCTCTAGAACAAGTGGCTCCCGAGGAGGTTTCAAAACAGAAAGCAGAGCAGCCCCGAGGAGATTTTAGAGATGATAGTGATATAGTAGATCTCGCTTTGATAAGCTCTTTGATCTACGCCGGGTCAGATAGTTATTGAAATAGTAGATGTTAATTATGAGTTTAATCTACAAGGAGGTCTATTCGGTTCCGAGTATGAAGAAAGTGGAGAACAACTTGGAGAAAATCAAGCGACTTTTGAGTTAAAATTGAGTAGAGCTGTAACAAAGGAGGAGGCTAAAGAGTTAGAAGCTACCCTTCTCAAAGAAGAATTAACTGGAATGGTGAACTTGAACCTTTGGTGGTATAAAATCCCTACTGCTAATAAAATCCGAGGAATATTAACTATAAATGGAATGAAGTGGTCTGATCCTATACACGATGATGAAACTGATGATGAAGATTATGAAGATTAAAACAAACCTCTTAGATTAATTTAAATCTAAGAGGTTTTTAATTACTTAATTTTCTGTATATTAAATGCAACTACTATAAACTAAGATAGTAGTTACATTATAAAAATTCTTAATGAAAATAGAAGTTGTAAATACAGCTCTTAATAATAAATATAATAATATGAAAATAAACACAAAACAGTTATCACCAGAACTTCAAAGAGAAATCAAAAAAGAAGTTTCTAAATTAAGAAATTCTAATTTGAAAACTCAAGCTCAGAAGAAACCTCTGTCAGATTTAGCCGAAGCCTTTTTAGAAACTGTCGTAAGAGGAAGTTGGACTCAAAGAGCAGATGGTAAGATTGATGTAAAAGGTTTTGTAAAGCTTAAGAAGAGTCTTCTTGTAGAGAGAGTATTAGGTAAAGAAATTTTCTTTGGTAACGTGGGTG